AAATACACAAAATTTCCAACCAACCAACCATCTTACCCCCCATTATTGTTACTGCTATGAATGGTGATGCTAGAAGAATATAGCCTATAATTTGTTGTGTATCCATATTAAAATTGTCCATTCTCCACTAAGGTTTTGAGCATTGTCAGCCACATCAAACGGTTTTCAATGTTTTGTGGGGTGTAATACTTCTGGTTTTTTCCTTCATGAAACATTTCGATAGTTTCCTCCTCCGAATATTTAGTTTTGTATTTGCGGCTAAACATTTTCAGAACTGAATAATACCAAGCACGAGCGTCTGCACCATTGCAAAGCTCCATTAGGTTACAAGTGAATACGCCATTGTCGATTGATACATATTCATCAAATTTTTCCAGAATGTTATTCAACCATGCCAGTTTTTGTTTTTTGATATAACATGACATTTTATATGCGTTTAAACTCGCCTCGGTATTCAATATGTTTTTCATGGTTTAAATGTATTCTAAAATTGAATGAATGTCCAGAACTAAATTTAAGTATATCAATATAAACCAGAACGTCAATCAGATTTTTCATCAGGGAACAATTCTTTTTTAAGTCGTTCAAATTCAGCAAGTTTAGCCTTTCGTGATTCTTCTTCTTTGCGTTCCTTATCACGCCTTGCCCTTTCCTTTTCAGCCTTTTCCTTTTGCCCTTTTAGTTTAGCAACGTATGCTTCAGGATCATCGAAATAATCCAATCCAACTCTTTCTGTTTTACTCCTATCTTCAGGATAAAATTCATCCCAATCTTCGTAATGAATCGCAACTTGATTGGTTTCATCTTCATATTGAACATAATCCACCCAATCATGATCTGATTTGATGAAATCCATATAAGGCTTCAAAAGAGGGGTGATACTGTTCAACGCCTCTGCTGCTTCACTTCTACGTGTTACAAACAGTTTTATTTTTTCTTTGATCTCGTTCATGGGTAATCAATATACAGATTTTGCAGTTTTTGTCAAATTTTTTTCGATGTATTCTTCAGGATTATCGAAGTATTTAGTATCAACCACTATAACCCTTTTACCCCAATATTCATCACCACCTTCACCACACTCAAGAACAGAATATGTAACATAAAATTGACCGTTGAATCCATTTTCAATATTGTCAAAATCCTCAACTTCTAAATGAGCCAGCAAAGGCTTTAAACGAGTATATAAGAATTGAAAAATCCGTTGCTTTTCCGCTTCAAGGTCATCCAGCCTATCAAGTTTAGTTTCGATCTCGTTCATGGTTATATAATATATATTTGAATGTTTTTGTCAACTCTTATGCAGCATTATATGAAGAAAGAATAACTCCAGCAACAGTTCCCTCTTTTGCAACTCCAATAAATTCAACACTGACTTGGTTAGGATCATTCACCCAACATCCACTCACATAACCGCTTGTAACAGGAATAGTCCGATGCCCATTAGGATGCATCACAGCAGCTTCCACTTCAGATTCAGCAGCTACAATAGCAGAATCAAAGGTGTCGTAACTAACATTCTCTTCAGGTTGTGATATTCTATACAAGTTCATAGGTCTTTTATATATTAAATTAGAAATTTGTCAATCGTTATCTCTTACCTATTGCCAAAAACTTTTTGTTGCCTATAGAGTTTAAAAACCTAGGGCCATCCCCATATCCATTACAAGGTTTCCATCTTCCCTCTTCTTTATAATCATGAGAGGGTGTATACATTTTATCGTAAATATCGTCGTCCCATTTTAAAGCATATAAATAATCTTTGCGAGGAGTTCCGTCACTCCATTTCAAAGATGGATCATCAAGGTCAAGATAATAAAGAGATTCCTTAGAAGGCACAGAACTATCAAACCTTGGATGTGGCACAGAATAATTATGGTTCTTATAACACCACAGCCATAACATCTGTTTTTTATGTATTATTCCGACATCTGGTTTAATACTGTAAAGATAATGATCAAATGTCTCAACTCCTCTTTCATCAACATCCAATAAGAAAACGTGCTTTATAGTTAAATTCTTACCATACAATTCTTCAATGTTCTTCCAAGGCAAATTCAATAGTTTCATAGGACGTTTATATGTTTGTCAAGATGTTTATTAGGAGGTAGGTGTAGAAAGATTCGAACTTTCACTTTACAGATTTTCTTCACACTATAACTTTCGTTATTCTTGCGATTTGTGCGCTGGACTTTACCTTAACCATAGCTTCTGCTTTAGGTTCCTTCCGTCAAGTCTCTACACCTTCCTATTTCTAGGCTTGGCTCGGTATTGGCAGTTAAGCTTTCACCGAATTTGAAAGGCGACATTCATAAGATTTCTCAAATGAAGCTCAAGTTTTTATTATATTACAAAAAGTCTGTTGTCTCTGCCGTTGGACTATACACCCATATTACATTATTTATTCACTCTCATGTTATCATATATTAAAAATTTGTCAATCTTGAACATCCTCTATTCTTCGAGTTCCCCAAGTTACGGAAGTTCCCATTACAATCTCTGCAATGAAAGCATCCAATTCCGATAGAGTATTATTGTTCATGAAGTTTAACAGCTTTGAAGAAGAACCGTTCTGGATCGAAATCGTCTGAATCAGGATCGTTCTGAACAGGGTTATCATTTACTTCTTTAGCGTAATCTTCTGCTGCATAAGGATCAGTGAAGAATCCGAAATTGTGGCAAGCCCTAGATTCCACTCCATAGTTCCCATCTTCACAATATGGAACATCCTCAAAGATCATGTAAATTTCTTTCATAGTTTTATAATAAATTAAATGGGAAGGAAGTCAAATTAAATCGAGAAGCGGTAGGCAGTTCAAACTACCTACCGCCCGATTTTTTTCCAGCTTAGGCGAAACTCTCTGTCTTGCCGTAGATGATGGTTGCCTTGCCCTTTGCACCTTCCTTGCGACGGCTACCAACGATTGCCACCTTGCCAGCACCAATCATTTCACGGATGCGAAGATAGGTGATAGCATGAGACACCTTGGAAGCCTCTGCAATCTCCTTGATGGACATTTGCGGCTCGTTAAAGACCAGTGTAACATCCATGCGTTTCTTACCACGCTTTGCAGCAGGTTTAGTAGCGGTAGGAATTGCAGAAGTATTAACATCCACAGTTGCGGTTTCAGTTGTAGTTTCAGTTGTGTCAGTTGTATCTGTTTTCATAAGGCGTGTATAGTAGGCTATTATTTGTTTAATTGCAAGAGTTATTTTTATATTCTTCTGCAAAGCCCTCTGCAAAGTCCATAAACTCTTTGGGGAGAATGACATTTGAAGGGATAATAAAAGGAATAAATTCATCTGCTACCCAATTATACTCGGTAGTTACAATTCTTGCAATATCCTTTAGTTCATATCCTGCAATCCCCAAACCAATCTTAGTGAAGTAAAAAGTCAAATCAGGGTTGTATTTGGCATATAGGAAAAACGCTTTGACCATTGCTTCGATTTCCCACAGTTCAAGTTTCTCCAATGAACCACTGGAAGCACCAACTTTTAGAGTAGGAATGGCAAAACACTGTCCAGTATGTCCATAACCAACTCCCCATACTGCTCCAAACTTCTCATGTGCTACCTTTGCCGCTCCACCGGAATGATGGCCGAGAAAATTCGATCCAAATACAAAAATTTCATTAGGTTCAAGTTCTGTGATATTTTCTGGTGTATATTTGTCCATAGAATAGAACTATATACTTTTCAGATATATTGTCAAACAGTTTCTAAAATCAAATCCTCTGAATTGAGACAGAAAATTTCGTAGTCTTGATCTGAAACCTCTGCATAAAAAGACCCATCATTGTCTTTCTTGATTCCTTCGATTGTTCCTACAAACTCGTTTCCGTTTTCTGGATTGTATGCAAATACCTTGTCGCCAATTTCTAGTGGATTACCTTTGTTATCTTTCATGTTTAAATACTTTGAACTATTTATCTAAAATTGTCAATTACTTTTGTTTTTATCTACCACATCCAATACGAGACGCAGATTTCCATTTTCAAATTGGACAGTATCGAATAAGTTCATCCAGTTTTGAACTTGTGCTACGATATGAATACGTTTGTTATATCCAGAAAACCAGCAACGAATCACATCTGTTTTAATGAGATACTTCTTAAAAAACGCTCTCACACACTCCCTAAATTCGTCTGCTTGTGCTTCATCTACACTAACATGGATATTTACATCTACAACTCGACAAGCAGTAGTTCTATTCAATTGTATGCGTCCAATCACAGGGTTTAATTTTCCTACCTTTGTTTGAAATGCTCCAATGGTTTTATCATAGTGAGCCTGAATGTCTTGAATTGTTGGTGTCATGGAATTACGTTACAGAAATCAGATGAAAATGTCAACGAGCAAGTTCGTATTTAGGAGGGTTCATGTTCCTAGAATTGTAAAGATTGTAGGATGAAGTCTTTACCAACTTAGCATGAGTAAGATTTTTAGTTTCTGTCACTGTTTTATAGTCATTAGATTTCCAAACAACTTCCCCTTCATAAACCCCAATAACAATAGTGGATGAATAAGATAATTCCACTGTTATTTCTTCCTTGACTTGTTTGAAATCAGCAGTATTTCCGTATACCCCAAATCCAAAAAACAGTATGATGATATTGATGAAAATTCCTAAAGCACCTCTATTAGGATGATCCCAATCCCGTTCCAATAGGACGAGAATTATCCCAATAAGAAGGATTGAAGAGATTATGACAAGGGTAATAGTTTGTTCAGTGTTCATGGTAGTATTGTATATTGTTTTCGATTTAATGCAAGTTCAAACCTTAGCGCAGACAACTTGTGAAAACGCTTCCATCAGCTTCCACCCCTTGATAACGATAAGCATCCCCAAATGGAAGGTGAACTACTTTAGAGATACGTTTGCCTAGCTTGGTGATTAGATAAGTTGCATATCCATCAGCAACACCGAAATGAACCGCTCTTCCAACGCAAAGACCACTAGGAAGTAACTTCTGTGCTTCATCCAATTCCGCTTCCAATTCGTTTTGCTCTTTATCCCAATCATCAAAAGTGAATCCTCCAGCAGACAAACCATCTGATAGTTTCTTGTAGGATGCTTTAACCTTTTCAGCAAAGGCTTTTACTTTAGCGGGTGTGTCTAGTGTTAGTTTCATATAATTAGAATATAGATTCGGTTTAAAATGTCAACGAAAACCTCTTAACCAATTGATTATTTTCAATATAAATTTCACTTGAAGAAGATATTCCACCTCTTATAAAAGAACCTTGCAATCTGTCCATTGGCAAACATCCTCTTCAACCAACCACCATTGTTAGTGATTTCAAGATTGTTCCTAAACAGTCTTGTGCCTAGATCAACATTATCCTTTGGGAATTCAAGTTTCATAGATTAGGGTTGAACCATATCATAGGGGAAATAAGGCACATCATCATCGAAACACTCTTCTGGATCAATAGTGTTTCCCTCTTCATCTTCATAATCACATTGATCTCCTGCAATGAATTCTTGATTGATCAGTTTTCCAGTTTCGGTGTCAATAGTTTGAATTACGAATCCAGTGGTTATCTTTTTGAGTTGCATAGTGTTTGTATATTACAGGTTTTGTGAAAAGTGTCAACGAATAAATTTCCCAATGCTTCCATTAAACAATGATATAATCGTATAAATCACACAAAAGGCGATGAAGAGGAATTTCAAATATTTCACTCTGATATATTCGTGCATTGTAGTAATTTAGTCAAGTTCAATCTCTTCCAAGTCGTTCTTAGCGAGTTTAGAAGTAAGTTCCATTATCTGCACCAGTTTTGTGAGACTGACTTTCCCATTGTATAAGCTGAATACATCTTTCAACTTAAATACATGAGCACGTTTAACATAGTATTTCGTGCCTCCACTTTCACAAACCCACTTCTCCAATCCAGTAGTAGGTTCAGTGCCAAATCCAGTGTAGAACTCCAACGTGTCATTGTCAAAGTTGAAGATATATGCGTATTCACAAAACAATCCATCTTTATAGAATTCACCCCCACTTACCAAAACAGGATTAAAGGTGTTCCAATCTTCATCTAAAATGGACTTATGGTTATCATACGCATCACGATTTTCATTTTCTTTAACCCATTTGATACGTTTGAAGAAAGCAAGCAATTGTTTTGAAGTATATGCATTAGCCTTTTTCAAGACTTCATCCCCAAGATAGGAGGGGTATCCGTCTGAATGTGAATACCATCCTTTAGGTTTTTGTTTTCTGTGTTTATATCCGACAAATGCTCGTGTGCTCATAGTATTGTTTGGTTGTTTATTAGTCTTTTATAGTATCTGATTTTTTTCTAATGGCAAGATTTATTTTTTAATCGTTACCAATTCAGCGGTTTTTTTCTCAATCCTCTTCATCAACATTTTCCTCGTATCCCATAAATTCCTTTAATTCATCTGGCGCACATTCAATATCGTCATGGTATTCATCATTGACCTCTCCATTTGGCGAACAAGTAGCCCTTCCGATATATTCCCCACCTTCTCCTAGATAAGTGAGAACGAAAGTGTGTCCTGTCAAATCAGCGAGTTTCTGAATTGCTTTAATAGGAGGACTCCAAGCAGTATTAAAACTTGTAGTAATTTCATTAAACGTATAAGTATCGTATGCGTCCCATTTAGTCCCCCAATTCGCCACATTCCAATCATACCAATTATTAAATCCATACTTGGCAATAAGTCCTTCACTATGTTCTTGTGTCATTCCCAAATTAAAAGGACGACCAAGACTTTTTTCATGTTCAGAAAGTTTCTCAAAATTATCATTATATTTTTTCCAAGAAACATCTATTTCCTCTTGTGTTTTAACCTTTGCAGGAGCATCTAAACCTTTTAGTTCTTCTGGAGTAGGACTAATTTTATCGAAGGAAATACTGTTCATATCATCACCTTCATCAAGTTTTGTATATGGTTTCAAGATTTCTATGAGATTAAGAGACTTATCAAGAAGTTCTAGGACGTTTGAGGTATGATTTGGCATAGTCTTTTATAGTATCTGATTTTTTTCTAATGGCAAGATTTATTTTTTAATTGTTATAAGTTCAGCGGTTTTTTTCTTAGCTCCATGAACAGGGAAACCAACCACAGTGGAACGGTTTGCCTTTTGACACAAGCGGCATGAATTGCAAGTTACATTGTCTTTGTAAGTTGCAGGACACACAGTAACCTTGTTTCCTTTTTCCAACCTTTGTGGCAAGGAACTAATGCGTTGTTTATATTCTGCTTCCGTTTCCAACCACTCTCCCCCTTGTTTATACTTGCGTTGATATTCTAATGGCAGGATAGTGACAACAGGAGCACCCTTACCAACCATTTCGTTAGCGTGTTCAATACTGTTAGCAGAGATATTTACAGTGAAACCGTTTTCATTTGCAAACTTAATTGCCTTCATGTTTTTTTCCGTGTTATACTTGTGTGTATAAGTGAAGCCTTTTTTTCCAGTGTTTGCCAATACCAACTCTACCAGCTTATTCACTTCGATATTCTCCCCATTGCCATACAAATCACCCGCAGCATTGTGACGGAAGAATTGACCAGTAGGAAGGTTTTTAATCTTTTCAATGAAAGTGTCGTAATCGTCTCCACGTTCACCAGTAGAGATTTTTTTCCAATGAATAGCTAGAGGGCCATATTCAGCATAGCACCCTCCATTGTTAGCATGATTCAAAGGACAACTAGGAGGACAAGATACGTTTGAAGTAATGGTAACTGGAATAGGGCCAATTTTTGCGTTTCCACTTACTAGAGTTAATGCGGTTTTCATGTTTCGATAATGGACAATTTTTTTCTATTTGCAAGACTTTCTTTTTGATAATTTTTTAATACGTGATATGTATGTCAGAACCAACCACCTTATATGTTTTCCCTTTATGTTCAAGACAATTCTGAATTTTTTTCTTCTTGTAATTTGAGCAGCCTTCGGTGCCCTACCCTCGGAGGTTTATCTCCTGTTAGCCCTGATTTAGGTTCGAGGCTCTTCCAGTTCTTTATTATGTAAATATACTATCATCTATATTATAAAAGACAAGAACAAAGAACGAAACATTCCATTAAAAATGTCTTGTAAGTTTTTGGGATATAGGTAAAGTGTTTGGACTATGACGCAACAACAACGAACTAACGAAGCTCAATCTTATCACCAATTTGGACTGCGAAAGGTTGCCAAGACGAAAGCACCTAAAGACCAGAAATTTCCGATAGGTAGCCGTGTGAAAATAGCTAAGGATTTGGGGGCGGGTATGAGTCATTTCCCTTCAGATAAACTTGCGACAGTTATGCACACTTACGCTCACGCATTTGGAGGGAATCATGTGAAGAGTTATTGTTTGGATGTAGATGGGCATGGACAGATTTCTTGGTATGAAGAGCATCAACTAACACTGGAAGAGGAATAAATCTTTACATATTTCCGTTTTTAGATATATTCAGAGCATGAAAGTAAATCCAAACATTCAAAAATTTATTGATGACGCTAGTGACAAAGCCAATGAAATTTACTCGAATAAGAGTCCAAACCCTACTCATAACGAAGAACTTTTGTATGATGCTATTCTATCTTTGTGTGCTGCTTTACAGTTAGTTCGATCTGAATTGATTTCTATTGACACTCGACCACAGATGTAATATATTCAAACCATGCCTAAAAACACTACATTCTTACCAGAAGGTCACACATGGGTTGATGTTGGCTCTCCCTTTGCACAAATGACCTATTTCCAATGTGATAAATGTAATGCACAGTTCTCTCACGATATGGAAAGTGGTGAGCAAGATTTTGATGAAGGGGATGAAACCTGCGATGAAAGCGAATAAATTTGACATTTAAACAGAAATCTATAATCTAAAACCATGAACGACGAACTCGCCAAATCACTAACATTACTATCAACTAAACTTGGAACTTCCATTGAACACCTTTGGGAAGTTCTCCGATTCCAAGCTAAAGTCACAGCAATCCAGAATATTACCATTTTCACCATTCTGATAGTAGCTCTGACTATTGGAGTAAAGAAAGTTTGGCCTCTTTTCAAGGCTGATACTGACACTGACGGTTTTTTCACTCGAAGTGAGGAATTCGATAAAAAAGTGATTAAGGTATTGATCATTGCTATTTGTGTCATTTTCGGGACTATGGCTTTTGATGGTATATTCGACAGTATTGTATATATCATTAACCCTGATTACTACGCCTTGCAGCAACTGATTAAGATTGCAAAGTAACATGAACATCTACAAGCTAATTGAGGTTGACATGGTAGCAGAACGTGCCAGAATCAATCATAAAGGCACGTTTAATAAAAGGCAACGAAAGGTTCTATTAACTCTTTGTGACCTGTTTGAAGCTGGAGAATGGCAGAAGTGTTTGGATTTTGTCAACGATAAGAAGAACTTTCCTCGTAATGAAAGGTATGAATATCCAGAGCAAGAACATATTGGAATCGAAATGTCAAGGATTCTAGGAGCATTAGGACATACAAATTTCTGGACTTCTAAACAACTTGTAGAAAATGTTCGACAATCTTTGAAATAGAGCGTATATTCTTTAAATGAAATCTGCACACGAACTTAGAACTGGAATGGATGGATTCTTTGGAACAGAAGAATACCACCGATTTAGCATCCTCTTTCCTAAAACTGTTCTCACTGATGGTGCTAAATGGTTGGCTGATAATGGAGAATGTTATTGGCTCATGGATATTATTGGCAGCATTGAGGAAATTATTGCCAATGAACCATTTACAGTTGTTGAATTGACTATTCAGAATAAAGCACAAGTTTCAAATCCTAAAGCAGTGGTTAAAGTGGATGATGGAAACGGGAATGTTCTTTACACTCAACTGATTGAATACACTGATTTTCCTCTTAATCACGTTAAACTTTATGCTAACCGTGGGGAGAACGGTTTGAGGGTTGTAATGCTCACTAGCGAATATTGAAAAATAATCTTGCAATATTTCCACGAATATTTATATTAAAAGCTCAATCGAAACACACACAAAACACAAAAACACACACCATGAAAAAACGTCTATCACTAATTGAAAAATTCAACGAACATCGTCAAATCCTAGATGTTCAAATTGAAAAAACCTTCAATCGTTTGGTAAAAACTCAAACGGAAAGTATTGTCAAACTTACGGATAAACTGAAAAAGAAAAAGAGTGAACTTAAAACCCTCTTTAAGATGTATGCGAAAAACCACAATACTTCTTATAAAGCACCTAGTATCGTTAAAAATTCTAAGGCTGTTAAAAATAAAGTATGGCCCTCTCCAGTATCGAGCAAAATTTTGAGTGTCTTAAAAGATGCTACTGCTCCGATGAAATTGAAAGAAATTCAACGCAATCTTTCAAATGTAGGTGTTAATACTACAACAATGTCAATTCATGCACTTTTGAAAAACATTCCTTGCAATATTGAGAAAAACCAAAAAGAAGGTTATGCTTATAGCTTGAAGTAACATGAACGAATTTGAACATTGCCCTAATAAAAAGAAAATCAGGGAAGAGGTAATGTTATCGTTAGTGGATCATATTACCAAGCAAAACAAAAACACACTAAACAGATATGTGTTTTTACCCGGAATTTTTGGATACTCTGAATTGATACTGTCCAATAAACTCTCTGAATGTAAAGATAGAAACACTGAGTTTTGTTTCTTTGAACGAGAAGAATCCATAAGGAACAGTCCATCTTGGGTTTATGGAACTTTTAAGAATACTATGCAATCATTGAATAAAATGGGATATGAAACTTCCATATATTCACACGCTGAAAGATATTCTGACACTGTAAATGGAGGATGGTTGGATTTATGTTCTTCCAGATCGAGAAACGTGATAGAATGGCTAACATGGCATTTTGATTCTCTAATGACTGATAGTTTGCTATATGTCACTTGGAAATTGGATTGGCAGCATATTAAAGAAGAAGATAGGGTTCATATCTCTCCTATAGAGTTTGTTAATACATTGAACAGTTTAGCATCAGAGGACATAAAGTATTCTCTAGTGTATGAGAAAAAATATCTTAACTTATACAGTAAAAACTCTAACAATATGGTAACTTTTGGAATTAAAAAGACTGGAAAAAGTGAAATTGTTGTTGATATTCCAAATAAAGATGTTAATATACTTTCCGTTATGCAAAAACAAACAACCAAAAACAAGACAACTAAGACAACCAAGAAGACTGTAGCTGATTATATTAAGCTCGCCAGTAGGGGTTTCACTAACAAGCAAATCGCAGTTTATTGGAAGAAGTCACTCCGAAGCATTTCAGCTTATGCTGCTAATGCAAATCGCTAAAAGATAATAGACAGTTTATATAAGAGTTCATTGCTAAAGAGACTGTTTAGAATAGGGGAGAACATTGAAAGGTGTTCTCCCCTAAATCTTTTTAAAATACATCTTGCAATCAAAACCAAACAGTATATATTCAAAACATGAACGACAATAAATGGACAGTTTTCAGTGATATGCACTCTGGCGGTGGTAGGAAGCTGGATTGGGAACAGATTTTTATCGAAGCTCCAGAAGAGGAAGCACGAAACATCTTCTACAATCGCTTTGACCGTTATCCTGATCATGTATCTTGTGATTGCTGTGGTTCAGATTACAGTGTTCAGGAACTTGACAATCTCGATGATGTTACACAATGGGCAAGGGTTGGAGCACATTACGTTCATAGTGTAGATATTAAAGACGATGAACGTAAAGGTTTTGAGTATTATCCTGAATAATATATCCTATGTCAAAGTTCTGGCGTAAAGAAATCCTAGACAAACGTGAGGATAATATGGAGAAGGATGGAGAAACACCCCTTAAAACCTCCAAGAAGCCTCACAGTAAGCCTTTTGTTATTGAAAGGCGATATGTTGACCCAATTGAACCTCGACTCCATCACAGCAATTATAGCAGAGATTGGAAGAAGTTTCGTTCATTCGCTAAACTTAATGGAGCTAAACAATCTTTGAAATCATGGGTGGAAAAGTATGGAGGGTGGAGCAATTGGGAATTTCGTATTGTAAATTTAAACGATTGACATTGGTTAAATAATTGTGATATTTAATCAATCTAGCTAAGGGTCAAGCTTTTTGGTGGATAGGAGTATTATTTGCAACACTTGGCCCTATATTAATTGCTATAGAATCAAAAAGTAGTTGACATTTAAATAAAAAAATCTATTCTGAATAAATGAACGACAAATACGACGAAATAATCCAATCTTTACAAGAGGAAATTCAACGTCTTCAAGAGGCACTTGTAAAGGCTCAGGAGGATCGTGTCAAACTTCGCAAGATTGAAGAACTGGAAAAACACGCTGCAAAATTGAGAGCAGCTATTGCAGATACTAACAGTGGTGTTAGTGGTTCTAATAATTTAAACATTTCAGAATTTGTCAGGGTTAATTGGGATACTATGGTTAAATCCTCGTTTAACTCTGAAGAACTCGTAATCATTAAGGAAATCTGTAATGATGATCAAGGTTATGGAAATCACGCATACGAAGGTTATGGTGTTGACAAGGAAGGGAATTTGGTATGGGCATATTCCAGTGGTTGCTCTTGCAGGGGAACTTGTGGAACTGAACACAAATACCAAGCTAAAACCTTTTTGATTGATTGGTTGGATGAATTTACCTCTATTGATCCTTACACGTTCAACTTCCTGTCTGTGAATCCAGTAACATTTGGCGATTATTGAGTTGACAATAAACAGTAAATCTTTAATATAATACCATGAATTCAACACAAATCCAATATATGAAGGGAAGCATACAAACTGTCAACGTAATCCAATATAACAAGGGAAGCATCTGGAACGTCCTTGCTTTCCCTGATACGGATGAAGGCAGCAAAGAAGCAGAAGCAGCCTTCACTTATCTTGCCAAGCTAAACAAATTTCGGGATGAAGATATTGAAATAGGGTTGGAAGATGGATATTGCGAACAGGGTGAATATCAAATCTTCATTGTTCATTCAGAATAGTCTTGATTTTCTAATTCAGTCCGTTAAGGTCTTTATATGGATAACGAACTACAACTGTTAATCGCCAAAGCAAAAGCCATTGCTACCTTGGCACACATGGGGCAAAAACGTAGAGGGGGTGTTCCGTATATCACTCATCCTCTTACTGTTGCAAAGAATGTTGAAGATAGGCTTAAACCCCTTGCAATGCTCCATGATGTTCCAGAAGATAATAAAGCCTTTAGTATTGAAGTGTTAAGAGATTTGGGTATTCCTGAATATGTTCTTGAACCATTGAAACTTTTGACGCATGATGAGAATGAACCATATTTGGATTATATCGAACGCATTAAGACAAATCCTGATGCTTTAACGGTTAAATTTGAAGATATTATGCACAATTCAAGTGATAATCCAAGTGAACGACAGAAGATTAAATACGCTGCTGCATTGAAAATCTTGAAATCTTAAAATGAAAGACACTGAATATCCAACTTGGAACGACTTGTCAACCTCCGATCAACTCGCTGCAATCCAAATCAATAATATGCACGAAGATGAATTGCGAGATGGTGGATTTCATTTCGATGATGATTTGGAAATTGTAGAGGAACATGAAGTCCTAGACGAAGATTGTGAATCTCCTTTCTTCAGTCCAATACATTTTCGTTGACAATAAATCATAAATCAGTAATATAAAACTGTGAAACAATCCACTAAGAATCGAATTGAGGCTAAGGCACAAATCTGGAAACGGATTATCGCCAATCATGTTTTCAAAGATTATTTTTACTCTGAAAACCTCCAAGAGACTTGTGCAGCAATTCGCAAACACTCAGGAGTCATAAAGAAGTATTTGGATTGGCTGAACTATTATGCTGATTCTAAGGGGTGGGGAGTGGATACAAGAAGCGGAAAAGAAACATACGGATACAAAGACATTGAAAGCATTGAAGGCAATTTGGATTACATTTCAGACAGGTTCGGAGCGGAATTTCGCCTTCAATGGATGCTAGAATTGCCGAATGAAGTTGACAATTTACTGAAAAACTCCTAACATATCCACCATGAAATTCCACAAACAATCACTTTGCGACGATAACACTAAACGAATTATCACAGCAGTCGAACAAGCCGTAAAGGAACATATCCCCACGAATAAAATCCAATCCGTTATCATGCTTCGCCATTTCTCTTATATTCCAGTGATTAGAGATTTTGTCAAGGCACATAACTCTGCATCATATAACTCTACCACCGATACAAATCCAGATGTTATTGGTCTTTCAGATGCTAAACAATGGATGGAAGCTATTGAACGTGGGGAAAGCGTTCTTGATGGAATCAGTTAATATGAACAAATTTAAGGTCAATTTTTTCCCTAAAGACCAATACACCTCCTATGACTTTTGGGATATAACATGGGATCATAACGGTTTTTTATACGGAAGTCCAGAAGTTTATTATAATGAAGAAGAGGCTTTAAACATGGCTGATTACTATCAAAAGAACCCTCCTATAAATCTTAGCGAGTGGATTAAATATTGAATTAAATCTTGCATCCTTCCAATAAATAATATAAAAAGGAAGCATGAAATCGAAGCACACCATTAAAGTAGGTGAAAAATCCTATGGCAAATCCCTCCACTTTGGCAATCGTGAATCCAAAGTGGTATTCAAAAGCCGTGTCAAATACAGTCGTAAGAATAAACACGGAATCGAACAAGAATAAGTTTGACGTTTCACCACAAATCAGTAATATAAAAACATGGAAACAAACACACACCAATTCCTGCTCACTGGAGGATTTGATATTGACGCAAACCTAGAACCTATACGAGACTGTCTAGGGGATATTGTAGGGTTCAAACGTCCTGATGGAATAACTGTTAAACTGGTAGTGTCTTTGGAGGAAATGTCACCTGATGAATTGAAGGTGAATTACCGCACAACAGAATCCGAAATGGAGAAGTTAGGGTTTTCGAGCTTGGATTATACAGACTTGGTGTTCGGTGAAGCTGGACAATCAGTGTTTGACATTTTGCGGAAATAATACACTATACCTAAATAGAACCATGAACAACAAAAATTGGACTAAAACTGCAACACTTCTACCAAAAGAAGGACAACTGGTAGAAACAATCTCTGAAGGTGGAGCATCTAATAAATTGAAATTACATGGAAGGTTGTGGTTTGTTGAAGATGGTTCCACGTATGTATATTACACTCCTACTATGTGGCGGGAACTGTAAAAAATATCTCGACATTTTCTAAAAATATACTAATCTATTTATATGTTCAAAAACGAAGCAACGCCAGAAATTAAAAAATCTTGGGATGGAAAAGAACGTCCTAACTATTATGGATTCACTATGGCTTCTAAGTATCTTTTCCTTTGGTCTAGGACATTCCAAGCAGTAGTGTCTCAGTCAGCAACCTTTATGCTCACTGGCAAATTCCACGAACAGGATTGTGGTATCTATAAAGCAGAAGGTGGTTGTAAGGTGGTAGGGGTTGGAGAGTTGGTGGTTTATGATGATCATTGCCGATTTGATTACTGTGTGGGGAATATGGATAAACAAACGAAACAATGTGCTGATTTGATTACTCACATCGTTCTAAACTGGAATCCTAACGATCCTATTAACTCCATGATTGCAGCAGCAGCAGACTTTATCAAGGTTGAATTCGATGTTCTGAATGATGTTATCAAAAAGGCTAGTGTTGGTGGAGCATTTGGCGGTAATGCTCTCGCTGATTTCTTTAACTGGAATCCTTTCTCTGATGCTCCAGAAAATCGAGAGTATGAACAATTCTGCTTGGTGGAATACGGCGACAAAAACGAAGAAGAGGTTGTTAAGATGTTTGCAGATCGAGACTTGGGAAAAGAACTTCACAATAAATTGCGTGAAAAGGCAGCATCGAATAAGACGAATGGATATGCTTCTGTTCTTTGTTGCAGTCCACAAAGGGATGCTAAGAACGATTTGAAGTTTTGGATCAATACTGGCAGAAGCACTAACATTGATGGATGGAAGAGCGAAGAAGATATTAACAACTTCCTCAATGGTGATGGTAAAGTAGTAGATGGGCGATGAACTACTATAAACATAGGGTTCTAATTCCTGCTCCTCATCCAGAATCTCTAGGGGCATTAGTTAGACTTAATCATAAACTGTCTCACTACGATCCTAATAAAGCAGGATATAAGACTTGGTTGGAGTTTAGAGAACGAACTTTGAAGCGGTGGCAGAAGGAACAGGGTGATTTAGTATGTGATTACTGTGAGAAAGCAAATCTTAAAATAGATGCTCCTGCTAACTCTTCCAATCTTTGCACCTTGGATCATGTAATTCCTAGGTCTAAAGGTGGTGATAGGTTCAACTTGGATAATTTGGTTATCTGTTGTCATCCATGCAATCAGAAAAAAGGTGTGAAATCTTACTCGACATTTAAAAAACAATTTGATACATTAAAACCCTAATGAACGAAGAATATCTTAACACCTTGTCCCCTGATGAACTTGTTAGAGCACTTGTAAATTGCAACTACAATGTTATTGCCAGTAAAGGGTTTGCGGTTTATGGTGGAGACACTAGGGAACAAATCGTCAATGATTATAACACCATTTATAATTACATCGTCACTAAACTTGAAAAATAATCTATGAATCCTAACTACGAAATTTTCGAGTTTTTTCTTAGGATGTTCTCCTACTTGATGATTTTTATCGTAGGTGGAATGTTTGGGAAAGTAGTCATATCATTCTTTAAAAAAGAGAATTGACATTTAAACGGAAAACTCTATTCTAATTTCAATGAAAACAACCATTCGTATTCCTAAAACGGAAGCAAAAGAACTACAAACTCTTCTATCTGGAAATTTCCCTTGTGAAAATTCTGGAGACATCATTCAAACCTTCACAGGGAAATTTGAAAACGGTTTTGAAGTGGATATTAAGGTTTGCAACTGTGATGATAGGTCTGGAGCACCTTGGATTGATGCTGTTCTTTTCGACAATAACGGAAGCGAAATCATGTGCTTGGATGTTCGTGATACTCTGCTAGGGGAATATATCTTCGATGATGTGAATGATGTTTTTGTCGTAAATGTGGTAGCAACGGTGTGAAACACTTGCAATATATTTGTAATCACATATAATATCATTCCATGAACAAAATTGAAATACTACTTGAATAAAAGTCTTGGACTATCCTTCTAAAAAGTCTTGATTTTTTTCCAGAGATATTATTTAATACTTCCATGTTTGTAACACCATACACCTACTCACTAGGATCACCAACCACTTTTGAAAACCTTGCTGCTATTGCAAGGAAGAATAAGGAGTGGAGGAAGGTAGCACGTTTGATTCATAAAGCAAACATTATTCAAGGAGGAATGTCTTTCACCTATAAAGGTTTTGAAAAGGATTTTGCTGCTCGTTATTATATTTGTAAAGCTGCATTGAGCACTCGTATTTCAAGTGAGGCTAAAGAAGAGATTTACAAGATTTTTGGATTGCGTAGTGATTCAACTCGTGATAGTATTCTAAGAAGTAAATTCACCAAATGAACTACGTCAAATAAAATCGCAATCTGTATCTCTGTCTCATTGAGTCTTGGACTAAAGAACTAGAGATAAACAATTTATCTCTTAAAGTTTCCGCTGAAATGAAAGATGGAAAGGCAAAGACTGCATTTATCCGTTGTCTCAAAAATCGAATTAAGCATTGCAAGTGGAATATCACCCGCTCAAACAATCTTTTAAATGAAAAGTAGAAAATAAGTCTTGTAAAAAAATAAGAACTGAATTATAGTTCTTCCCTCGTTAGAAAACCAACACAAAAACCAACACACACCATGAAAAAAAAGTAGAAAATAAGTCTTGTAAAAAAATAAGAACTAAAGTATATTGTTTCCCTCGTTAGAAAACCAACACAAAAACCAACACACACCATGAAAAACCAAATTATCCAAATTATCGACAGTCTCCGCGAAGCTACCAAAAACGGTGCGCGCTTTATGTCCTTCCTTTATACGACTAAGGGAACAGGGGAAACTTCAATCTACACTATTAACTTCGGCATTGACTATCAAAATGCTTGTGCCATTGACAAGACGCTATTGGAAGCATACGTTCCAAAAACCGATCTGGAAGTTCAAGGCAAGGCTGAAATGCTCCTTAGCCTCACTCAAACGCTCACAGAGGGTGTTTCTGAGGCTTATACACAGAAAGACACCTTCACCCCTATCGGCAAGGGGTTGAAGCAACACGCCGAAACAGGCGAGCTTTACATTTACGGTTTCGTTCAGAGCAAAACGCAAGTTGCCCCTCCTACGAATCCTAAGAAAGCTGTTAATAGCAAGCCTCTCACTTTGGCTAAGAAAGACATTGAAAAAGCGTGCGAGTTTAAGCGTGGAAAGTTCACACAGTTTGTTTTGAGTCCCGAAAATATCAGCGGCATAAAGGTGAACGGTGATTTGATCGAAGTGCAATCCCTTTAAGATTGTGGTGGTGAAGGGGCGGGGAGTATGTGGAACTCCTCGCCCCAAGTCACTTTTATCTTGCACAAAGTTAAAAACTGAATAGGATACTTACATGGAAAAGCCAACTGAAAAAATTAACATCCAAGTCACTCGAATGGGAAACCGTTGGATTGGTGTTCTCACTGAAAACGACAAAGAGATTGATCGTATGGCTTGTTTCCTCAAATCGGATATTGGATGGATTTGCAGGGAAATGCTTAGGTGGTATGACAAGCTAGGTGGAGATTCTGCATGGGCCAAATCTGCACGGAAACGTCAAACCGAAACCCCTAAACCTCGTGGTAAAGTATTAACGAAAATCCAGTTGACAAAATCTTAAAATTTAAATAGGATACTCACATGAAATACATCGCCAAATTTCCTTACACTGATGCAATGGGAACAGTGGATTCCGTAACTGTATCAGATAAACCAATGGAGTCAAAGGAAGAGGAAGCACTTTGGTATTTCAATAAGTGCAGGGAACACGATGGATTATCACCTATTACTGTTCTACCTTTTAACACTACTTTCACAGCAATAGAATAAATCTGAAATAGTTCTTGCCATTTAATCAGGACAGTCTATATTCCTTCTCGTTGGTGCAATTCAGCACTAATAAAACTAAATAAAACTAAATATAACTAATCCGAAATATGTTGAAACTAGGCTCACAAACTGGCTCACTCATCAATCACGTAATCAGTCGTGCAACACCAATCACTCCAGAAGTAGGAATGGGTTGCTGTATTCTCATGTGGAGTGACCGTCATGCAGCAACAATCATTGAAGTCTCCCCTAAGAAAATCGTAGTGCAAGACGATATTGCGACACGAACAGATAGCTATGGAATGAGTGATTGCCAAAGCTACGACTACACCCCTAATCCAGAGGGCGCAAAGACTACCTACACGCTCCGAAAGAACGGCAAGTGGGTTCGTGAGGGAGATTCAATCAAAGGTCAACAGGTGGCAATTGGAGAGCGGGATCACTACTACGATTACAGTTTCTAAGAATCCGAACGAAGCGGCTGAGAATCCCATGTGCAAAAGAGGGGGCACATGGGATTTCCACAAAAAAGCCTTGCAATAAATTTAAAGATAGAATAATATCCACCTATGAATTTTAAATACATCATATATCTTGAAAACGATACGGAAAGGGTTTTGCTTTTCGACAAGTTCACTAACCATTCTGCTTTCGTAGCCCTTAAACCTATTTCAGCAGGGTTCGTTGAAATTTATAAACTGGAAAAATCTGAACTAGTGGATGATGGATGCTACACAAACGAAATCGGGTTTAATTGCTATGGTAAAAGTGTATCTCTAAGGTTGGATTCTCGTCCAGAGGATTCTAAGATCATTCGTAACGCTTACCTATTCAGAATGTAATGGACATTAAACTTATCAAATACATTCAAAAGTCTCTAAGGGATTACAGAGGGGTTTAACATGGTCAATTCGATCAAGAAACCAAATATAAAGTGGAGACGACACAAGACGGTGCTGATGCTATCGAATTCCTCCTAAAAGAGAATGAGAGACTAACAAAAGAATTGGCAAAAAAGTCTTGACGTTTTAAACAGAATATATATCTTATCTGTATGTCAAAAGAAGAACTGATTGCAAAAATGTTGGGAATGGGTTACGCGCTTTCTCCAAACACTGATTATTATTATAGTCGTTGTTGGGGTAAATCAGGGGGAGATATGGAGTATGTGAATTTTCGTCAAATTACTTATTCTAAAGAATATTCATATGATAACGAAGATAATTACACTATATCTTGTGAAGATATTCAAGAGTTGGCAGATTGGGTTTTATATTGACAAAATTCAAGAAACCTAGTTTAATTCTCCCATGTCACACGTTTGCTATCTATCCAAATTAACACCTGACAAGTTTGACGCAACTGTAGAAAGGATGGTTAAAATTATGAAGGAGCACTTTCCTACTGCTACTGTTTTGGCTGGAAGGGGATTGTCCAGTTCAATGATAATCCCTTCTTTGGCAGCTAAATTGAAATTGCAATGGGCGATAGTTCGTAAGGGTAAAACCCATTCAGATTACAAAGTTGAAGTTAGTGAGAGACAATGCGACAAAGACGGAAAAGCCTATGTTGTTTTGGTGGATGATTTGATCGACACTGGAAACACTTATAGAAGGGTTAAAAAAACTGTCAGATCAAAATACAACGAGATAAACGTTGAAGCAGTTTTTCTAGGTGCTGCTTGCTATGATACTATTCGTAATTCACATTACAAGGACAAAGACATTTAACTTGCTATTCAATAAAATAGGAGTATATTAAAACCATGAAAGACAACCGCACAGAAGAACAAAAATACTCCGCTTGGGTTAATACTGTCATTGTTGCTCACCAAGCTGGATGGAAACACGTAGAAGGATGGAACTTCAAGTCACCTAAAGGAACTATTCGAGATTTATCAGCAACAAATCTTGACCTTTTGAACAAACACGCTAATCTAGTTTAACTATGGACACACTCTCACAACTTCATCCAGCCGCACAAGTAGCATATATCATCGTTGTTCCTAGTGCTATTGCATGGGTAATAGTAACTTTTATTAAGAACGTATTAAGTTAAAAACTTTCAAAGGGGGATTAGCTCAACGGTAGAGCGTTCTAACTATGGGTTCGATCCCCATATCCTCCACTTAATTTATGTCCTATTTTTCTCATTCTTGTCCACCTTATCGAGGGGACTATAAAACCAGAAGGGATTTTAAGCGTGCCAAAGACGAATGGCGAAAGAAGTGCAAGGACATTCCAGAGTATATTCCTTGTGATTCTTGTAGCGGGATGCAATCATGGTGTTCCTGTTGTGAATGTTATACACAAAATTGCTGTGTTGACTATGGAACTTGTCTTTGTTCTTGACTAATACTGGTAATATGGTTTAATAGATATATGAGCGTAAAATGCCAGTGTTTCAATACACACCCTGTTAAGAATCACAAATACACTTTCCCCTGTGATGATACAACTGCCACGATAACCCTAAAAAAGACACGTTTATGTGACAAGTGTGGTGATGTATTGTTGACTGCGGATCAATGTGCGGAGATTGATAAAATGTGTGCGGAGATTAGGAAGCAAGCGAAAAAAGAAAAGAAGCGTTGACAAAACGACATGAAAGTATATATTCAATTCAATGACTATTCTATCACTCCAAAAAATCTGCACTAGCTTGGGATATAATCTCGTTGACATTAGTGATGTTGGCGACAAGATTTTCACCTTGGACGGATTCACAATAACAGAAACGGATAAACCTGTTCTCGTTCGTGGTCTTGCAGGAGAGCGTCCACACCCTACAAAGAAACAATGGGTTTTGGAGGTGGAAGTGCGAATTCCACAGACTCGTTGGGAACCAGAGGATGTAGATTTTGCTACTATTGGAGAATTCGATTCTTTGGAATATGCCGTTCAAGAAGCACTAATCCAACACGAAAGAACTAAAATCGCTCTTGCTTTTGAAAACGAATACGAAGCACGGATGGATATTGATGTAGGGGAAGAAATGTTTTGACATTTAAGCAATAATATAGAGAATATCTACATGATACACACCAAAAAACAGAAACTCGATTGGATAAAAAAGGTTAGACTCTCGGTAGCAAAACTTCTAAAACAGGGATATGCAGAGATTTTTACCTGCAATGAGTTTGATATGGAGTGCGGAGTTGACTCGCATCTATGGTATGAAAATTGCACTTTAAAGGCTATGGGTATTGACGATCCTGATGAAAGATTTTTACAAATTTACGATTTTGGAAAATGGTCTGAAAGAGATTCAAACCGTCAAATGTGGTTGGCAATGCTGCAAACTTTGGTTGAAGCTGGCGAGTTTTAAGTTGACATTGAAACCATAGTATATAATATATCTCCATGACAACTAAAACAATTGAGTTAATGGTGCGTTTTGCATTTTAAGTTCCTGCCAATACTGACATTACGCCAATATGCTTAGACTTGCATCTGGATAACGTGACGCTGTTAGATGCCAGTAACACTCCGATTATTCACGCCAGAGGGTTTGAGTTTGAAACAATGGAAGTGAATGAAATCTGAAAAATGTTTTGACATTGAAACCATAGTATATAATATATCTCCATGACACAGAAAAGATTTATCGTCCCTTGCTTCATTGTATGTGAAGCACCTACTACAGAAGTTGCTGATGAAATGGCATCGAAATATCAAACTAGTCACAGTGGTTCATATCTCCTTCTCGATGAAGGTATTCCAACTGTAGAAGTTCCTAAAGATGATAATATCGAGTATCATTCCATTTTGGATACTCCAGAGTTTGAAGGGTTTCTTTCCCCTGTTAAAAACTGTAAATATGTAGTGGAGAGGTGGAGTAAATACAAATTGGGTAATGCTGACTTCCAGTATAATCCTGATGCAGATAAAGAGTTTCTGACAGAAGAAGCAGCAAGGTATTATATGGCAAATGCTGACAGTGGAACAGGTGGAGATACCTATTACCATTACAAGTTCATCGAAGTTTCGGATTGACATTTTCCCCTGTTCTGTTTGAATCCTTTCATGTTATACACCTTTAAAATAAAAGGGAAGATCGAGAAATCCGAATCTCCTGTCATTTTTTCTGTAGGATATGCAGAAGGTTTTTTCATTGGATGTAGAATATGGATGCACCATTGGAATTGCACTACAATCGGTCTATGTCCAACTCTTTTAACCATTGAAGATATTCATAAAGGTGTAACACAATGCTCTGAACTTCTCACAATGGAAGAAATAGGTCAACTGTGTGGAGGAAACTAAAATAACTCTTGCAATTCTTAAAGAATAACTATAACATATTTCCACTATGAGCAAAATATTCGTCGGACACCACAAAGAATGGGGCATCGCTAGAACAGGAACATCTAAAGAGAATGTTGCATATCAGATAGGATGTGATACAGTTGACGATCTAACCTTCACTGAAATCGAAAAGACTGATTATCTTCTAAGGGATGTTCCAGAAGAGTTCAAGTCTCGTCTTTCATACATGGCTTATGAAGATGGTCATGCTTATGGTCAAGACGAAATAGAGTCAAAATTATCCGATTTGGTGAGTGACTTGCTTCCTTGTATTAAAGCCTTCGAGAAACGCCTTACAACCACATGAAAGACTCTAACATATTTCCACTATGAAACGTGTCAAACTCAAATCGGGATTGGAAGGTTATCAATGCAAACTACAAGAGAACTATTTGTCTTTTGAAGAGTGGCAATCCTATGCTGAAACTTATAGGTTGCACACACGACTTGGATATAAAACAATCGTAGGTGCTTGGAGGTCTAACCCCACTATCCAAGGAGGAACAAACCCCTCTGACTTTAGGAAGGTTCAAGTAAAATAAAGATTGACTCTAACTCCTAACCATATAATATATCTCAATGGGAAATTACGCACATCCACACGCAACAGAAGTCAAGGTAGGCAAAGGAACAACCTATCTTGGACGAAACGGAAACGGTAAAGTGATTGGTCTATCAGTTTCTAAAATGCAAATAGGAGGCACAGAGTTAATTGAAATTTGCCCTATCAACTCAAAGGGTAATATCGCTCAGTGTTACATTCAATTTCCTGCACAAGATATTAAAGAAATCATCAAAGCACTTCAAGAACAAGCAGATAAGAATTGACATTTCAATCAATCCAGATACATTCTTAAACATGAAATGGACTAAGAAATTCCCTAATCCAATCTATCATTGCAATCGCTGCTGTTAAATTGGCAATCTATCAAAAACTAATCTGATGCAAGTTAAATTCTTAAAGGCTGTCGATGTTACTCAGGTGTTTGCTTGGAGGTGTGGTGATGGTTGTTGTGTTTATCCTGTTAATGAACCATATACAACCGAAATAGACGAAGTTATGGAAGTGTCTGATTGGCATGGAGTTACAGAAGGAAGCATCGAAGGACTAACAGAAGGGGAAGATTATACAGTTGAACCATATTTCGATTGACAATACTTTCAATCCATAGTAATATCCTCCAATGAGTAAAACAATTGCCGATTTGATCATTGACTATAAATTTGATATTTCAATGCTGCGAGAACATTCATATGGTGAAACAGAGGACGATTACATTAGAAGTGAAGGCAAAGCAGACAGATTGGAAGAAGTTGTTCAAGACTTGGAAAGAATTGTTGAAGCACAAAACACTAAAGAGATTCGAGTGATTCAAATGGATTCAGAAGGAGGAAGGTTTGTTCGTGAGTTTGAATACAGTCAAGGACAAGCTAGTTGGACTTCAGTTACAAAACCAGAAGAAGCAATGGATTTGAACACTACACGACATAACGAAACCCTTGTAGAGCGTGCTATGACTACACGAGGAGGAAAGGTTAAAACATTCACTGTAACCGTAACAGAAAAGGTTTGATCTTTAACGGAAAACATATACAATACTCAAATGACTTATGAACCACCAAAGGGATACTCGATTTTCAATGCTGCAATTGAAGCAATAGAACAAGCTAAACAAAAAAATAAACAAATTCTATTTATCTTCAACGGTATTGAGGTTTCTGTTGATCCTAAATCTTATGCAGGAGATGTTTGTTACATATATTCCCTCAAACATAATATTAGGAGACTTGAAGCATGAACAAATCTAAAGTAGGAGTTATCGAGTTTGATCCAGTTCCAGAGATATACACCACGGAACTACACGAAGTCAAGGCATACCATCCAGACACTTCAATCACTTTGGAGTATGTCGTTCGAGTTAAAAAGCATGGAGGAACTGTTGAGGAAGTCCAGTTGATTTCGATGCTATGTAACTCTGGTGCAGTATCTTACGATGAATCCTTTCTAGTTCACGAAGATATTCTAAACGCCTTCTATAAAGAATATCCACAATATAAGATTGACAATTAAGTGAAATACAGTATATTGATTTGAGCATGTGGCAGAATACTCCGAAAGGATATACGGGACTAACCGCGAAGTTCAGACGCATCCAGCTTTCTACTGGAAGTATTGAAATAAACGCTGCGAGTCTAAGGATTCGTAATACAAATACAATACATTGCAGGTTCAAATCCTGCCGTGCTTATTCTTAAAATAGTTAGTGACAATCCAATTCAATCTGATAAAATCCTCAAATGGACACTGAAACCCTTAGAAATACTGTAATCACTTTGTTCAGAACTAACGTGAACAGGAAACAACATACTGCAATATATGAGAATCCCAAGGTTAAAAAAGCAGACAAAGAACAAGCCTTAAACCCCTCTCCAGAGAATCAAATGACTTTATTGCTCGCTTTGAAAAACGCTCTTGACTCTTTAGGATTGTCTGTGTAATATATCCCATGATCAAACACGTTTCAGATAATACAATCGATCACAAACTTACAAATCAGGAAGTGTATCTGATTAACCTCGGAGGATGTGAGAATTATGAAGGGGTAGTGACTCGTGTTTTTCTAATTGGTAATGAAGAATGGGCTGATATTAAATGGGAACTTCCTTATCATCCTTGCACTACACCAATGCAAGTGATTCATCTAAAAGAAAAGTTGACATAACAAACACAATCCTATAATATATCTCCATGACTAAGGAAAAATTCAACGCTTACCGTAAGGTTCAATTCAGTGGTGCTACAAATATGTGGGATGTTAAAACGGTAATCGATCTCAGTGACGATGCGCTTACAAAAGAGGATTGCTTGGACATTATGCAGAACTATAAAGCATACGAGGAAGAGTTTGGAAAGCTTGAAGGAGCTATTTGGGAAGATTAGCATTGACATTTTTCTACAACAATCTATACTGCCAACCATTAAAACAAACACCTTTCTCAAACTCTTCCTCGTCTGTCTCGTATTGTTCGCTGTTACTGGTTGTGCTGATGCCAATACACTAGCAGGAACCGTTAAAGATGGTGCTGGATTCTGGCGTGGACTGTGGCATGGTATCTGTGCTCCTTTCTCCTTCTTCGGTATCATGTTCGGCATGGATATTGGAATCTATGACTCTTTCAACACTGGTAACTGGTATAATTTCGGCTTCATTCTAGGCATAGGCGGATTTTACGAAAGTTGCATAATTTCGGCTTCATTCTAGGCATAGGCGGATTTTACGAAAGTTGCGATAAATGCCACTAAAATGATTCACGATCCTCTATTGAACATCGCCAAGCTAAAGTTACAAAATCGTAAGCTGACAGAAAAGGAATGGGATTCGATTTGGAGTGATATGAATTGTGCAGTATGCTTCTTTCTTCGATTGCAGGAACATAATTGTATGCCGAAACATCTTGACGAACAGATTAAATTGTTCTTAAATTCTCGTTATGCAACAAAGGATATATATTGACATTCTCTTTCATAGATAGTAGATTACTTACATGAAAACATACATCGTTTACGGCAAAGATGGTAAAGAACTTGGAACTATCAAAGCCAAAAATCACAACAAAGCTGAACTGAAAGCCTTTATCAACTATGGTGCAGGAACAAGCGTTGCATACACAGAAGTCTAATCCTTCCATGAACGAAAGGATTATTCGCCACGACAACCTTCTTAGTGCTTATAACCATGCCTATGATAAGGTAGTTTATTGTCCTGATGCAGAACTATCGAAAGCAGAAGAAGAGTTGAACAGGTGCAGATCAGCATACTTTAGATTTTTAGACACCATTTGATTTAGTTGTTGACCTTTTCTATCCTTTCGCTATATTACTTCCCTATGTCAATGCAAAACTACGCAAATGCAGGATGGGTCATTCCAGTATCAGAAATTTTCACGGAATTGGATTCTAAAACCGTTGAAAGTCTTATCCCTCTAATCGAAGATCATGATTCAACAGAAGTCGAAGCAATTCTTGATGAATGTTGGCCTAAAGATTACCCAAAGTTCAACACTGTTTTCGTGATGGGTGAAGAGGACGAGTCAGAAGATTTGACTGTGGGTGAAATGTATATCGAGTTTGCAGAGGATGAGTTATATGAAAAACAACCCACAAGAGAAATGAAAATACTTACAGCAAAAGGTATCATTCCAGTAGATTCTAAGTGGGTGACTTTCAGCTAAACCATATATGAACCTAGACAATACCACTTTGAGTTTGGAAGAGTTCATACTACAAGAAAACATCGAAGAAAAATTTAAAGAATTCTACGAAGAGTATAAACAATTTCAATACTTGTTATATCTTGAGTCGGTTAATCGTAAAGCTAATAACATCAAAAAAAACAGTTCTAAAAAGATGAACGACGATAAAATAGCTTTAGCTAAATCAATGTATTCAAATCCTGATTATACATTAAGGGATATATGTAAAACGCTTCAAATCAGTGAATCTACATTGAATAAATATGCTAAATGCCCTAAAACCCCTAAAAGAGAAAACAGAAGACATAGAATTAACACAGAAAAAATCGCACAAGCTAAAGAACTATACAAGGATCGTTCAAGATCGGTAGCGTCAATGGCTAAAAGTTTAAATATAAGCCTAATTACATTTTACCGTTGGTTGAAACTTTGAACCGAATTATAGTTGACATTTAACCGTCAATCCATTACATTCTTTATATGAAATCTGAACCAGCACTCCTATCCTTCGTTAAAGCCATTGCTCAAAAACGCTCAGAGTATCGAAAAGAAATGAAATTCACTTACCTTGCTGATATGGGTGCAAGGATTGGTGATGGTGGAGACAAGTTTCTTCGTATCATGTCAACGGATATTGGTCACGATGGTAAAGAAATGGGAGCTTCTATCTATTGCTTCATTGCCACACAAGACGTTGAAAACAAAGCACTTGGAAAGGTCAAGAGAGGGGATGTTCTGAAATCTGCCAGTTGGAAAACCCCTGCTCGTCATGCAAGAGGCAATATATTCGAGCCAGATAACGGATTGTCTAAGTGCAATCATTATGGGCCAAACTATTTGAAATAGATATTGACTGCCAACTAAATTCTGATATTATTCTTCCATGTCACAAAATACATTCTTCAACATCCTCGCATTCCTCGGAATCCTTTATGGTATTTGGAGATTTATCGCTTATATTGCAGCGGTATCTTTCGTAGCGGAGAATCAATACCGTGGAGCATATTTTAAACCTTCCCTGTATGTTTTCTCGGTGTTGGGAACGATTACATTCTTTGCTGGATGTTATAAACTCTTTGTGTATAGTTCTTAGACCTTTGAACGAAAACATCAAATATGCACAAGAGATAGTCGAACAACAGAAGCTTAAAGGTGGTTGTTACGAGTTGCAATGTGTTGTATATGATGCTCTTAAAGAAGCTCCAGAAGAAATGCACAAGAGATAGTCAATCAATTCAGATGTGGTGCAGATCAACCTAGAGAGGAAGAGTATATCAAAATGTTTAGGTCGTTTGTGGCTAGACGTAAACTAGGGGAGAGTATTACGTTTCGTCAAGTGGTAAAAGAGTTTGAATCTTGTTGACATTAAAACAGAAATCTCTATTCTAAACATATTACACGCTGACAAAAGTTGTCATGGATAAATGCCGATGAAAAATGCGGAATCCTGTTACGAGTGTGACCATTTGATAATAGTGCCGAATACGCTGTAGGAAGCACCAAAGAATCCTCGTCGTGTAGTTATATGTTGACATTTTAAACAATCCTGCTTTAATACTTCCATGCCTGACTCGACTCCAACTCCATCCTTTTCTAAGTTCACAAAGTTAAAGCAGGATATTTGCCCTGAATGTGAAGGTAAGGTTGACAAGTATGGCGATACTATTGAGGCTAGTCACTGTTAAGATTGTGTCAACTACTCCTCCAATGAGCCTTGTTCGACCTGTGGATGGCTACCGTGTGACCAAAGCTTCTAACATGAAACAACCTCTTACTTTCTTTGAATGGTGTTCTGAATCGGATGTTGAAGAAAAGTATCAAACCTTTCACGATGAATATGGGGATGCTGCTGCTCTCCTATCTGACTATAAACAATATCACTATGAAGAATATCTAGCTGATTTCAAACGAGATAACACACCGTATGAAGAGTAAAAACCTTGCAATGTGGTGTTTAGTATTGATTACATTAACACCCTTCACAGCAAATGCAAACCTCTTAGAGAAGCTTCAATGTAAATACTTGAACTATCAAACAAATAAGAATCTGATACTTCCCTCTGATAAAAACCAATATAAAGAGGTTGATCTGATTGGAAACATACCACCATATTCCAAACCAAAGCAAGTAATTAAAAAGAAGCGTAGGAGAAATAAACATTGACTTTTCATATACTTTTGCCATAATACCCCCATGACAACAGCAACAGTAACGGAAAAAGGATACTATGATACTCAGGGTGATCGATTTGTATTGCTGAATGTTGGGGATAAACTTGAAGTCCTAGACCCACAACCAGAACCCCACAATTTTGCTAGAAAGTATATTACAGGCATTTGGGCGAAAACTGATACAAATGTGGTGGTTTTCTTAGAGGATGGTAACTTTACATTACACATCACAGGACGAATCATGCAATTCAATTAAAATCATCGCCATGAACAAATTTAAACTGTCTATCCTGTTCTTAATCCTCTTCACGGTAACTGATGCAATCTCTACTATATATGGATTGAAGTTGAATGCTTTGGAGGAGGGGAATAATGTTGCAATCTTTTTCATGGAACGATTTGGTGTAGTGAATGGTATTGTCTTGAGGGAACTGCTATTAACTCTTCCATTGGTATTGGCATCTTATTACCTTTTGAAGTATATGGCATTGGAGCAACCTAAACATATTCAATCACTTATAGCAACATTGCCCTGTTATATTATTGGAGCAGTTCATTTGATTGCCACTATGAATAATCTGATGTTGATTGGAAGCTTGGTGATTGAAAGTGCTCCCTTCCCTAAAATATCTTTCTGTTGACATTTGAAAGTTTTGTTACTCCTTATATTTTAAATTCTCCACCAAAATACAATAGAAATGATAAACACAAATATACCATACCAAAATTGTTACGTGAGAAATAGCTTTTTATATAACGATTCATCTAATAAAGATATTACTGAATGTTATATGTTTGGGGCGAAAGCGATAATGAATAGACCAATAGGATTTCATTGTCAATTAATAAATGGTGCTATATTTTTTTCATTGCCTATTTCAGCTTTTATCCATAAAAAAGATTTTGAAATAATGTCAGATGATGAAAATGAAAGACTTTCTCTTTTATCTTGGTGGGATACACAAGGGGAATTTATATTTTCTAACGTATTCACTTATTTAGAAGGTTACTATGTTGATTTCTGTAGTAGGGATAAGAAATGGAGAAGAGGAAAATATCTATTCACTTTAGACGACCTAAGCATTAATGGAATAGGATACGCAACCAGTAATGATGCAGATAGTAAAGCACATCATTGTATTAAATTAGATAATGGAAATTACTGTTTATCTCCTAATAACTTTTTAAGGTGGCATAATGCAAATTTTGTTACTCCTTATAATATAAATTCTCCACCAAAATACCATAGAAATGAATTTGATTTAAGGTCAGAACTCTAAGATTTCACTGGATCACCCTTTTTCCAAGAAATTCTTTTAGAACTTTTTTTATGTTGTTTCCTACTATTACACATACTCTTAGTAGGTCTACAAGCTGGATAACCTTTTCTTTTTTCCCCTTTTTCTCTGCCACAAGGTTTTCCAGTTTTGCAATCTATCCATCCTTTTCCTTTATTTCTTGAAAACCATCCATGTAATCCCTCTTTCTTTTCTTTTTCAAAACTTTCAGATATATTTATAGATTCTAATATCGAATTAACTAATTTATAAAAATTGTTCATGATTTACGTTTTTTCCAAATTTTACCTTGACGGCATCTAACTACTGCTCCACTTTTATAAGCACTAGTTTTTTTACCATATACTTCATCTGCCTTTTTTAAGCATCTATCTCTTTTCTCAGTAGATTCTTTTAATATTGAATTGATAAGATCATTAAACTTCATATATTTATTTATCCTTAATTCAATAAAATATCTTTCTGTTGACATTTGAAAGGATTGTAGTAATATATCCAAATGAAATTAAAAGAGTTGAAAAAGCAATTGGATATAATGGAAGCAGCACATGGAGAGGACATTGAAGTTTGTATATTCGATAAAACTGAAGGGGGGCATTATGATATAGGTGGTGTTGGGCCTGTATATCCTTGGAAAAAAGACGGACAAATGTTTGTGGAGGATACCTCTGCTCCTCCTACTTGTATAGAGATTTGTTGACATCTATAAGGTTTATGGTAATATGTGTAAATGGGATTAAACGAAACACAATTGAAAGCGGTAGAAAAGCATTTTAATATGCTGGACGAATTAGATGCGATTATAGAAGAGGATAACTACTCTTGGATTAAAGTAAAAAGACTTCCAGATAATGCTACATTTCAAGAGTTAGAAGATCATCACCGTAAAGAGACAGAGTTCCTTATTGCCAAGTGTAGAGAACTGGCTGGTAAGTTAAAGCAATCAATCGACGGCAAAACTTTCCAGATAATATAAGCAATATGGAAACTTGTCATTATATTAAACGTAAAGTTGAGAAGATACATGAAAGTTGGGGATTTACGCCTGACCTCCCTTCACCAGAAAAAATAGTGAAGTGCCAAAAACATCATACTCCAATACAGAAAGTTTGTAAAGCGTGTTTCTTGTGGAGTGTTCGACATGAAATACAAGCTGCATATGATTCTGATTGGAGACATGTATGGGCGCAATGGGTTGATGATGCGAATGATGCGAATGATCACCACTTTAAACTTGAAGGCATTTCACCACAATTAAAAGTTGAAGACCTACCAGAATCCTTTTTCTTTAATGATTTCGAGAAGTCTTTCCCTTATGCCACAACATTAATAAACTTTGAAAACGCATTGATTGATTATTCGATATGCAGACTACCCAAGAAAAATACAGAGGAGAATAAAAAAGCTGAACTTTCTGCACATGCTAAGGTTTTGAAGATGTATAACCATTTGTTGACATTACTACAAGAGAATAACATATCTCCTAATGATTATTATGGTTAAAGTTACTACCATAGAAGGAGAAATTATAATACTAGGTTTGAGGGAGATTACCTGCATATAGCCAATCAAAGTGGACATGAACATCAAAGTGAGGATTGGTGGAGTGTTAATTTCACTGATAGAACTATTAGATCATGTTAGGAACTTAATGTATCCAACAGCAGTCAGAGTAGAATTGAACTGTTAAGTATTTCTTGACAGTTCATTTATATCTGCTTTAATAGTCACATGGAAACAGTATCAAAGGATAATGTCAGTATAAAGGTCGTAGAGTATGAAACCCGCTCTATTGATGAGTTTGGGGATGCCAGTGAGGTTTTTCATTTTGAAGCGCGAGAAGAGGCTATTATGTGCGCTAAACGTATGGTTGAGCATGGGGAGGAAGTTGCAGCGGTGGTAGAGAAGCATACTCGTAGATATCCATCCTTCCTCCACAAAACCCCAAGTGTATATCAAACCATTGCAGTCTTTGGTGATCCTCAAGCGTTAGAGTTAGGAGGATGGGATGTTTGAGACTAAATAGATATATGAAGTTCTCGCAGTTATATGATTTAATAATGGAAACGGTTCAAACAAAGAGGTCGCAAAGGTCTGAACATAATAATGATGTGTTGCTTCCTGAAGAATCCTCAGATGAAGAAGCTTGGGAGTTGGTTGGTCAAGACGATAAGGTTATTAAATCAGTGGTTAAACAAGCTGGATATAAGAATGATAAAGAATCGGTGGAAAGATTAACACCAATTATAGATTCATTACCAACAGAAGAGGTGGATTACACACAGATAAAAACATTCCATAATTTAGAGAATAAATCAAACGATAAGGGTTTATTATCAAAAATGCTTCAAATTTCCAAAATGGATGATTCGAGAAAAGAGTATGGGGAATATATGGATATTAGAGATTCGGGTGAGAACAGAAACAGGGGGTATAAACCTGTAAAGAATTATGATAGAATTGTTAATAATGAATATGAATCACCAGTTGTATTGAAACATAACGACAAATACCATGTTGTTGGCGGTAGAACAAGATTATATGCATCAGTTGCGGCAAACAAACCTATTAAGATTAAGATTCTAACAAAAAATGATTTATAATGAACCTACAGGAAAATATATATAGAATCAAAGAAATGATGGGGGTAATCAATGAGGACGATAAAAAACAATTAGTTATTCTGCAGTTGTTTGAGACTAAATAGATATATGAAGTTCTCGCAGTTATATGATTTAATAATGGAAACGGTTCAAACAAAGAGGTCGCAAAGGTCTGAACATAATAATGATGTGTTGCTTCCTGTCGACATAAAAAAATTTGACGCTGCTTGGAGTAAAGATGTTGGTTTCTATATTGCATTTGGAAAAGGCGGTATTGCAGATCGTAGAGAGAAATTTGAGAAATTCTATAAAGGATTAGAATCTTCAGGAGGAACATTAGAATCGCCAGAAGTATCCGTGGATGATTCTGGCAAGGTTATGTTTATCAATGGAAGGCATAGATTTGCAGTATTGAGAGATAAAGGAATAAGTCCTATATATGTCTCATTCACAAAGGATTCTGTTGACAATGCTAAACGGTTTGGATATATTCTCAGTGGCTTTATGTAGTCACTAATCGTAATAGACCAGTTGAAAGGTTCTAGAAAAGAGTTTGAATTGGACTATCCGTTGACGGGTGTTACATATCCTACGGACTACGGCAGTAATCCTGATTACCTAGGACAAGATGAATCTGACTTGGATTTCTTTCAGGGAACAGGAGATAGATACAGTGAGATGGATGTGTGGCGTCCTGATGTGGAAGGGGAGATAGAGACTAAAGTGCTGTATGGCGTTACATCGAAGGAGGAGGAGGAGATACTGGATGCGTTTGCTCCTGTTGTGCGTGATCATCGTCATCATTCAGACTTAAAGAAGTTAATAGCAGCGTTGTCACGTTTCAAGAAGTATAATATTAAACATTGACATTTAATATGCATTGTAGTATTATGTTCAAATGATAACTGAAAACGCATTAAGCGCAGATGAACTTTCCAAAGAACTTTCCAAAGTAAATGCTGAATTGGAGAAAATCAAAAAGCAAAAACGTCCTTTCGGGTTTGGGAATGAGGTAATCGAGTCACAGTTAAAGAGAATCCAAGAGCTAGAGGATAAGCTACATGGTTGGTTTGTGGAGAAGGAAAAACTCACCAACGAGAAGGAACGGCTAAAGCAAGATTTGAAAACATTGCTAACCTTACACCCTGATATTAATTATGAATTTTAATCCTCCTTGCAGTCCTGAATACTATATTAAACTCCTTGAAGATAAGCAAGCATATTGTAAACATTTGGAGTTATCTCTCAGAGAAGAACAAGACAATCACTTTCAAACAAAGGTTCTTTTAATGGCTGAAAGAAGTCCTACTTTCAAAGCTAATCTTCTTAATCCTCTGAAGAGAAAGAATTGGGAATTTCTTGGGGTTAAATTTAAGGATTGACAAAAGGTTTATATAGTGTATTATTCGCTGTATGAATACGTCATATTCTTTAGTTGCATATAAGCCAAACTCTGCTGATCATTGAGGAGGAAGGTGTGAGGGTAGTTGGGATAGTAATTGTATTGTTCGTGCGAATCTTACTTGGGAGAAACTTAAAAGAGAATGGGCAGAGATTAAATCAATACCTCTTGTTACTAGAGAAGAGGGATATAGCATTTCAGTATATCTAAACATTGATGGAAGAAGTGAACAACTATCTATAGAGGAAGCAGAAGGATTAACTGTATAAGAATATGCAGATCGCGTAAGAGTATATCCTCCTAAGTCATTGGAGGCCAAATGGTTTTGGAGTGGGTGGCAAAGGAAGATGGAGAAAGCTGAAACCCTTGCAGAGATGCTTAAACCTATGGGGCGATTGAATAAGCTCTCGCGTAGGTGATATGTGTTAAATCCGATAAACCAGTTTTATGCGATAAAACTAATAATACGTTACTTTGAAAGGAACATTCTCTGCACGTTTATCACTTATCTGATCTCTGACCCATTCTATTTGATCGTTGACATACCAGATAGCGACTTCTACGAAAAGAGGATTCTTAGTTTTTCCTAATATAGCATCTTTGGGGAACTTACCAGCTTCATCAGCGTAAGCATAAGCTCTTAATATAATATCATCATCAACGTTTGTATGCACCATTACCTCTGCTGTTTCGTCTCCTCCTTCATCAGTAACTAAACGAACAGAATGCTCTTCGATTCCAGTAGGTTTAATCTGTTCTAATATTGAATTGGCTAGGTTATCGAATTTCATATTGGTATTTGAAGTTTAACATACTTATGATATAATGCAACGATGAACAAAGAAAACAATTTAATAGCTGGTAAAACCCCATTAGAAATTGCAACACTCTTTCACGATACATATGAAAGACTTGCACCATCTTTTGGATATGAGACAAGACCTGATACCAAAGAATTTGATCCTACTACTAACAATGGTAAATTGATGATGGCATCCTGTTCAGAAGTTGTTTCCAAGTTATTAGAGGATAATAAGATTACTGATTTTAGAGGGTTCAATCAATTAGAAAGGGTTGGAAGGTATGAATCGCAAGAGAAGATATTGGAAGATATTAGAGAGGAGAGGAGGAGTCAAGATAAAAAGTGGGGTGTTCAGGATCATGACAATATTACTTGGTCTGCTATTCTCTCTGAAGAATGTGGAGAATTTGCACAAGCAGCATTACATGAAAAGTTTGGAGGGGAGGCAGCAGAAGGTTTAAGAAAAGAATTGATTCAAGTTGCTGCTGTTGCGACTCAAATAGTAGAGTGTTTTGACAGAGCAAAAGCGAAAAACGACGACAAATCTTGTTTAACCATTACTTCATCTACGACTGGTTCTTGTGGTGCTTGGCCTTTACAATAATATAATATGATAACGGAAAACGACAATGCACCTGAACAACCAATGGAAGATACTCCTGATATGATAGATATGCTTACGGAGAATGAATTGAGAGAGTCTTTAAGGCAAGCTTTATCTGAATTAGATCATCTTCATTCTTATGTTGGGAATGAAATGATTAAGAGTGATTTTCAAACAGCAGGGGATATGAGAATGGCATTGAATGAAATGACAGAATCTCAGAAAAGATGTTTTGCACAATGGACACTGGAAGCACAGAATGTTGACGAACTCGAAAATGAAAACAGGGAATTAAAAAACGAATTGTATATATTAAGAGATTCTTTCAATGAAAAACAAGAAATGAAACCATGAAAATTAAATTTCCTCGTAATTGCGGTAAAGGTTTAGTAGATGATGGTAAAGAGTTACAATCGGAAGATGCTGTATGTCCTAATTGTGGATCGTCCTCTTATTATGAAACGGTGTCTGTGGATGAGTGCAGAGAATGTGGATTATTGTGTGACTATTGGGGAAATGGCAGCAATAAAGTATATGACGATATGATGGAACAGCAGAAATCTGTTCAATACGATTGGGAACAATTATGAAATCTGAAGCAATATTTAATCACAAGGGAGAGCCTACTATAACAGTATATCCTGAAACAGAAGAAGAGAAATCTATATTATCTACAATGTTGGGTAAAGCCAAAGGGGAAGATGGGAATCACGCATTAGTTATGGGATGTTTCAAAGTGGATGATGATTTAGAGTCTTGCACATTCACTACTAATCCATTAGGGCATCCAACAACATTCAGGTATAAAATTTAAGTTATGTTTTCTGTGGGTTGAAACATTAACAGTTTTATAATAGCTTCTTGAGTTTTAATTTGTTTATTCTTAACTTCTTCTAATTCAGCCACATAACCATTCTTCATTTTCTCCAACTCTTGTTTATGTTCCTCTCTTAAATTGTATAGCTCTTGTTTATGTTCCTCTCTTGACTTATATAACTCTTCTTTGTGTTCTTCTCTCAAGGATTTAATAGTGTCCAAGTGTTTATCTATTTCTAAAGTTAAAGCGGAATTAGAATTGAATAACGCATCAAACTTTAAACTTTTTATAGCATCTAACTCTTTGAATTCTGCCAATCTATTTTCATAATTTGCTATACGCGAGTTGACTTCTGCTACTAATTGAGAGTGGGTATGTTCCTCGTCTCCAAGACCTAAATGATTTCTGATGGTGTTGAAAAGAAGTATTCGTGCTTCTCTTTCACTTCTTAATTCTGCAATAGCGTAAGCAAGGTCTTGTTTTATTCCCATGTTACTATTTAATATAATAGACTGTTTAAAATTGACATTGCAAGAATTAATGGTAATATAGGATGTGAACTTTTCTACTATATTTATATTCTTTTTAGTGGCTATGACAGGAGTATTAGGTGCAATGGCTCAAATTAAATCGTCACAGGGATACAGTGCTATTTGGCCATTTTTAGCTGGAATGATTTCTGTATCTTTGTGGGCAAATATTACCAAGATGCCTATGGTTCCTTGGGTTGCAGCTTTGGTGTATGATGTTGTTTACAGTTTAAGTTGGATGATAGCTTTATATTTTCTAGGCACTACTCCAACATGGACACAATTAATAGGGGGAATTTTGGCGATAACAGGGATAATAATAGCAGCTAAATGATAAACGAAAAACTATTAAATAAACTACAAGACATTATAAAGGCACTTCAATATGTCGTCCTTGCTGATAAAGACAGAACTCAAGGAGAATGGAGATATTCATATGAAGAGGATGAGATACTTGCTGAGATAATTCAATATCCTTCTGTGAATCCTGATCCTAAAGTGGCTTATGAACGTATTGCATGGGCTTATAAAGGTGTGGATGCGTCTTATATATCTTTGGTTAGTAAGATGAGTGGTAAAAGTGCAAAGGCTTTAATTCTTACTATAGAAACACTTATAAAGATAGTGAATTATAATGCTCTTTCGATTAATTTAACGAATTATGAAACGGCTGTGGTATCTTATGCAGAAGCTAATGAAACGTTAAAAGAGATAGCGGAGTATTGGAGTGTTGACAATAAATAAAAACTGTTTAAATACTCACATGGAAAAATACACAACAGATTTTAACAACACTGATATTGATAGCGGTTTACTAAATAAAATCATTTCGAGTAATGATGAAATACCAGAAACCAAACATGAAGATGTGACAGAACAATATTCGAAAAAAGCTTATATATTACCATACAAAACCCCTATAATTTTATATAAATCTAAAGTATATGAAGCACGTAAAACAGTTTTCACCTCTAAAAAAGAACTTGAAAAATATTTAAAATCTGAAAGGGGGATACTAGTTTTACAAATATTTGAAAGGGATGGTAAATATATGCTTAGGCATTTCGTAAGTGGAGAAGACAACCTGAAAATATCTCTTATAGGACATTTAAAAATGAAAATCATGTATAAAATTAAAAGTTTTATTCGTTCATTTAAAAGTTAATTTTTGACATTTTGAAAGGTGGTGATATGATCTTTTAAACATATGAACTACGAAGTGGTAATACAACTCGACGGGAACTTCACGACCCGAAAGCAAGAAGAAGCTGCGGACGCTCAAACTGCGGTAAAGCAAGCCCTGCACAAAGTGGTGGACGAGTGGGAGGTTGACACGCACGATAATACAGTCACGATTGAAGTGCTCAGAGTAGGCTATATTAGCAAAACACAAATCATATGAATAACGAAAACGTAAAAAATACATTCTGTCCCAATGGAAATAATCAGAGCAATGCAAGACGATATTCGAGGATCGAAAGGCCAAAGATTTGCAAATAGATTTTCGTCTTATATTAATGATGAATTGTATATCTCCATAGGGATAACTTTTTTATAGAAAACTGTCTTAATTATTTTCTCTGGCCCACCAATTATTTTAACATATTCAGGTGTAACTCCTCCAAACAAACCTTCATAAAATTCTCCGCTTGGTGTTTTTATGTATGTATAATATACTTCGTCATTATATATTTTTGTAATAGTTTTATAACCCCCACCAATATTAACCCACCCCAATTTTGAAATTTTATCTAAAATTGATTTTTTATTAATTTCCAACATTTCATCATCAATCGCTCCATATCTAATATTATTCACATCTATTCCATAATCCTCAAAAGTTTTAGCGATTGATTTGTTCAATTTTCCTTGTAAAACAACCTCCCCGTTATTATTGATATATTTCATAGATTTTTTATGATCTATATTTGATGGAATATTATCCCAAGCATCTGCATGATTAATATCGTTGAATATTTCTCCATTTGGGAAAACATATCCTTTACATAATTTGTTAATAGCTTCGTTCAAAAATGAAACGGTTATTCCGTTATGATCTCTCCATTTAAACTTACGTGCTTGTTTTAAAGTTAAAATATGAGCTTTAATCGTTTTCTTTTTTTCTTTATTAGCTTTCCAGATTCTGTGAACTCCATCCATAATAAAAAGTTTTCCTGTTTTCCCCCTGAACACTATTATTGGATATTTCAAATCTGCTTTATTTGCACGTTTTATAAATTCTTTTGTTCCGGGACGTTCTTCTCCTTTTTCCCATTTTGTAGGTTTTAATTCGTGTATAACCTTTTTTATGGGGATATTATACACACGTTTATCTTTAACGTAATCGTGTAATACTTTTATGGTCGGTAAGGCTTCTTTTTTCACCGATTCCATTATACTTACAACCAAGTCATCAAATTTCATATATTCCATATTTAACGTTAAATTGCCCAAATAGGAGGATGGTTTTTTACTGATGGTGGCGCAATCTCCAATCTATAATCATATGTTATTTCATCTCCAACATTTATTATCTGAGAAGCAACCAATTTATATTCTAGAGGAAACCATTTAGTATTTGGGTTACTACTGTGATTAGCTCTCATAAACACACTGTCTCTAGGAAACAAACAAGCTATATCTTCTGATAACCCAACCCACCAACACATATCTAAATGTTCTGGTGGAATGTCTTCAAATTTAACCCTTATACATTTTGGTATGGTAGATGAATAATTAGCTACTTCTTCCCCTATATCGAAAGATTTTAATGCGAATAAAGCTTGACCTCCTTTTTTATATTCTCCTACAGCACAGTATGGTGCTTCTGTAAAATTTATATGTTCCCTCATGTTATATTTATTTGACTTTGTATCTTAACGTGATAATATAAGACATGTTCGATTTATCAGGATTCTTTTCAATGCTTTTAATGCTTTTGTTTTTTATATTAGGTGTGTCATTTCTAATATTGAAAATAGTTCAACTTTTATTGGTTGGATGGACTTTTATTCTAATATGTTTTTTACTGGCTATAATATTTTTACTTCTTGGGGCGAATGGAGTAGGTTAACAATTTATGAATGAATATAACAAACAAACTGTTTATATATTGGGCCATTGGACGAAGAAGAATATTGGATTTTCAAGTGGACTATAGATGAAGAAGGAAAAGATGGTCACATCAGTATAAACCCCAATTACTTAAAATAGAACACTTTCAGGTTAAATATATAACAATGAAGAATAAGGATGTTATATTGTTAGAAAAGCTATATACTTTAATACAACCTACTAGGTTAGATGAAGTTAAATGGGAGGAGGATTTTCCAGACGCTAAAAGAGAATGTATTACACCAGATGCAGTAGCTAAACAACTTAATGATGAACTGAAAAGACTAGAAACTCCATCTCCTAAACGTTCTAAACCTAATATCAATTTCCCTTTAATAAGCAAAGGTAATATCCCTGATAATGCTAACGTGGAGAATTTTAAAAGGCAGTTGATGTTAATGCCTAAAACCATATTTGATGTGGGTTTGAAATCTGGTCACACAGTAGATGAAACTATTATGACTGTAAATACTGGAATACCTGCATTGAGAGCAGTTATATGGGATGAAGAAAATAAAGAATTTTACGTCATAAACACTTGTCCATCAGCAGGTTCGTGTATATCAAATTGTTATGCTAGACATGGTTTTTATATCATGAACGATGGGAAGAACATAAAACTTATAAACAGGTTGCAATTATTAATGAACCATCCTGATTTATATGAAAGTAAAGCATATTCAGAATTAGAGTTATTCGCATTTGATGCCAAGAGAAAGGGAAAAACTCTGGAAATAAGATGGAACGATGCAGGGGATTTTTTCAGTAATAAATATTTGGATATTGCAATAAGCATAACCAAAAAATTAACGATTAACGGATATAAAGTAGAGTCTTATGCTTACACTAAGGTTGCTGACATGTATAATAAAGGTGTAAGTGCAGGGATGATAATGAACTTCAGTGATGGTGCAAAAGAATCTGACCGAAGCAAATTACAAAACGAAAAAGACGTAAAAATGAGTTTCATAATACCAACAAGAGTTTTTAGCCAGTTCCTAAAAACTTTAAGAAATGGAAGATTTGAAAAGGATGTAGAAACAGGTAAAACAATTTTCAAAGATTCTGAAAGCAAAGAAAAAATTAGGAGAGCAGTATTCGATTACCTGAAAGAAACCCCCAAACTGACAGAACATCAAAAAAGTCAATTGAGTTTAGATACGATATTATACACGGACGAATTACCATCACAAATTGGAAATCCCTATCAATATAATGTTATAGTATTACCAGCAGGAGATAGTGATCGTCCTGCACAGAGGAAGGATGTTAGATTTACATTGTTGGGGCAACATTAATATTGACGTTTATTTGTTACATGGTATAGTGTAAGAATGTTAGGCTATTGCTGTATATCACTAGGAGGCGAGAGTAAGTTTAAAACCACTACTCTTACATCCATAAAAAAAGAAAACGAACCGAAACAAAAACTTTTCAGATTGTTTAAAAGCAATTTAGAAGAGTTGAGTAGGATTTTGTCATATAACACAACCAACAATTTACCGTTATATCGTATTTCCTCCTCTTTATTCCCTTTATGGGATCATCCAGAATATTCTAAATATTTTGAAGAATTTTGCGAAGATGTTACCAATTTCGCAACAGTTAAAAATGATATATTGAAGTATTTAGAACTTGGAGGCAGATTAAGCACTCATCCTAGTCAATTCTGTGTTATATCATCATCCAAAGAACAAACCAATATAAACGGTATTAAAAATTTGGAAGTTCATGCTAAAACGTTCGATTTGTTCGGTCTGCCTAGAAACCATTTCGCTCCTATTAACATACATATCAGTAATGGAACTAAAGCAGATGAGAATACTGCATCTATAGTAAAATCCAATATTGATAAACTTTCTGAAGGTGTTAAGAGCAGATTAGTTTTCGAGAATGAAGATGGTGGAGGTTGGAGAGTGGAAAACATTAAAAAGCACTTTGATATTCCTATTACATTCGATTATCATCATCATCGTTGTAACAATACTATAAGCCATGAAGACGCTATAAATATCGCAGTTGAGACTTGGAAAGATACCACTCCATTATTCCATATAAGTTCAGGTAAGAAATCTCCTACTGATCGTTCACATTCAGACTATTTGACCGATGAAGACGCTGATTATTTACGACAGCAGAAATATGATTGGGATGTTGAGGTTAAGGCCAAAGACTTAGCGGTATTAAAAATACTAAGTTGACTTACAGTTAAATTGTGATATTATGTTCAAATGGGAGTAAGACACGAAACATACATATTATTAGCTGTTCATTTAGATTTGGATAAATATTCAAATCTGTCTATGGATGAACAAGACAAACTTGCCGATTTAGATTTTCCTTGGTGTGGTGATGGGGCTGAAGGACAAATGGGGATATTATTAGATGGGATGAGTAGCAAATATTGGTTAGCTGGTTATTGTTGGAAATGCTCTGGCTCTGATGGAATTCCGTTGACATATATTAAAGACTGTTTAAATGTAGGAAGAGGACAAGAAGTTATCAAGTGGTTATATTCTAACGATTTAATAGAATATGTTAAAGGAGAACCTATTCCAGAAACTTTAATATTAACTCATTACCATTAAAATACTGTGTCGCCAGAACTTAGACTGAAATCTATAATAAACCAAACTATAACTGATATAGTAGGTGCTAACGAAAATTCGGATAGGGTAGAATTCACCTTGGAAAACGGTAAAAAAATATCCATGTATCATTGTCAGGATTGTTGTGAATCTGTAGGTGTTGAGTATATAGAAGGAGATATAAACTGTATAATAGGAACACCTGTTATAGAAGCATATGAGGACAACGAAGAACCTAAAAATTGGGACGATGCACCAGAATCATATACTTGGACAAGTTTCACTTTCATAACAGAAAAGGGAAAGGTTGTAATTCGATGGTTGGGGGTTTCTAACGGATACTATTCGGAAAGCGTTGAAGTATATGAAGGAAATTAAAATAACACGGCAAACTAAAAACGAAGAACGTGCAGAAAGATTCAAAGCGCAGAAAGAATCTACTTTGGAAAAGTTATATCCTAAATCCCATTACAGATTAGCAAATCTTAAAAATGGTGATGAACAAATAAACACTCTTCTTAATTTATTAGAATCTCAGGGTATGCCGTTAGGTTCAGATCAATGGGGGTTATATTGTGCAGCATATGTTAGAAGACTTATAGATTTAGAATATATTTTACATTCTTTAATTGGCGATCACGAAAACAATAAAGAAACGGATTACGAAATGGTAAAATTAAGTATGGATCATGTCCGTAAAATGTATATTAAGAGAAAACCGAAGTTCGGAGACTATGAATGTGATTATTGCGGACATCATGATGCAAAGTTGGTAACAGGCACAAATTCAGCAATATGCGACTCTTGCCAGAACGATTTAAATTCACAAAGTATTACATGAAAACACAAGAAAACCAGTTCGCACCTCCATATATTAAACCACCTTGGTATGTAAGATTTCTTCGACCTTTCAGAAGAAAACTCAATTTCTCTAAAATGGTTTTCCTACTATTGAGAATATCTCGCAAACTCTTTTAACATCTGAGCTTATTTCAGTTAAACCTTTAAAAGAAACCCCCTCTAAAGATTTTTCCTTCAAATTTAAATATATGCCACCAAAAATAAAATGGTATGAATTTTGGAAAAAGCGGTAAATTCATATAAATAATTATGTGAACAGGTTTTACAAATATGGGACTATATTACTAATATCAGTAATATTTTTAACTGTAGGTAAAATGGTGAATGAGTCTGTGAAATATCTTAAAACCTCCCAAGAAAATTATAGAAGTATTGTTCAACACACGAAATGATTTGACAATAGCGTTAAAAGCAGTATAATGGTTCCTATGAAAAAATATAACTTAACATACACAATAGACGGAATAGAACATACTGAAACGGTAAACAAATCCAATGTTTTGAAAAGCATGATGAAGATTGAAAAGAATCACAAAAAAACATTGAAGACCAACGAATATCTTTTCCCGTTTGTGGATTTCAACATAGAAGAGATTTAAAATGCCAACAAAAGATGATTACATAGCTTCATATGAGGCTTGTATTGGAGCAGATCGTATGTCTTTAGGGTTAAGCATAATACCTGACACGATTCTAGGGGATATGGAACAAGTCACAATATTGAAAAAACGTATTCTGGAATTAGAAGAATTGACTAGAGACACTGGAGACGATTCATTATTTAATGTAAGAAGATTGAGGAACGAAATCAGACTTAAAGACGAATATATCGAAACTTTAAAAAAGTGTTTAGAAATAGCTAATAACTCTGCTGATGATCAAATGTTTCAAAAGAGAGAAGCCCAAAAAGAATTATCCCCTATACAATATAAATATGATGCACAACAATAAAAACGATTTAACGGATAAAATGTTCTATGCTTTTCTCGTCATAGTGTTCATGTTTTTCGGTGTTGTAATAGTATCAAAAGTTGAAGAGTCTATCAAAATGCAAAAACGAACCCACATAAACTATGAAAAATAAAATAATTGATTTTATTACAGTGTGTTCTATGACAGTCCTTTTAGGTTTCTGTATATTCAGAAAAAATAAAAAACGTAATGATAGAACTAAGCACAATAGTAGATAAAGATTCTATATTAGAAGAAATTATACTACCATTTGATTATTCATTTGATGGAACTTCTAAATATATCCTTCCAGATTTCAAAGCACCTTTACGTGATGGAACTTGGAGTATAGGATTGATAGTAGGAAGTTCTGGTTCAGGTAAAACTCAGTTATTGTCTAGAAACTACGGAATCACACAAGAACCTACTTGGGAACATAATAAAGCAATATGCAGTCAATTAGGAGATTCTAAGGAGTCTATAGAAAAACTGACAGGTGTTGGATTGTCAGATGTCCCTTCTTGGGTTAAACCTTATCATGTATTATCTAACGGTCAACAATTCAGAGCTAGAATGGCAAAAAGTATAGGAGACAATACATCCTTTGATGAATTTACGAGTGTAGTAGATAGAAACGTAGCTAAGAGTTGTTCTAATGCTATTAACAGATATATACACAACAAAGGATTGAAAGGTGTGGTTTTTTCATCTTGTCACTATGATATAATAGAATATCTAAGACCCGATTGGATTTTTGACACTTTGACAGGGAATTTATCGTTTCCGAGGGGGTGTCTTCAGCGACCTCAAATTGAATTACAAATTAGCAGATGTGAAACTAATTGCTGGAGAATCTTCCGTGACCATCATTATTTAAGTGGTGATATAAACAAAGCATGTAGAAGTTGGGTGGCAATATGGGATGGAGCAATAGTTGGGTTTGTATCAGTGTTACCAATGCCCTCTGGAACGCTCAAAAACGCTTGGAGAGAGCATCGTTTGTGTGTTCTCCCAGATTATAGGGGTTTGGGGATAGGAGTCAAAATTTCGAATGCTGTTGGAGATATAATGTTAGGGAAGGGTTATAGGTATTATTCTAAAACTTCTCATCCTATTTTGGGGGAATATAGAAACTCACACCCTGAAATATGGAGAGCAACAGGCAAGAATGGGTGGAAAAGACCAGAAAAGTATAGCTCAAATAAAGGAATTAAAGGGATGAACGATAAAATGAGAATAAACACATTGAGCTATTCTCATGAATATATAAACAATTCTAAGGTTTAATGGATGCAGCTTTAATGATTTCTGGAACTGGTTTTTTGTTTTGAATTAAAAACTCTGCATATTTCCTAGAGCGTATACTATCCTTTGCAATACTGTTCAAGATAATTTCTGGAACTGGTTTATCGTTTTCAATTAAAAACTTTGCATATTCTAAAGAAATATAACTATCCTCTAAAATACTGTTCAAGATAATTTCTGGAACTGGTTTATCTTTTAGAATTAAAAATATTGCATATTCATAAGAGCTTTCACCATCCTCTGCAATACAGTTCATGATAATTTCTGGAACTGGTTTATTCTTCTGGATTATAAGTAATGCATACTGATAAGAGTATTCATAATTAGAGTATTGACATTCACCATTATTATCACTTACAATACGGTTCACGATAATTTCTGGAACTGGTTTATCGTTTTTAATTAAAAACTTTGCATATTCATAAGAGTGTTCACTATCTTTCGCAATACTGTTTACTACAATTTTTGGAACTGGTATATCGTTTCGGATTAGAATTGTCGCGTAACTAACAGACGCAACAAGATCATTTACAATACTGTTCAATATAACTTCTGGAACTGGTTTACCTTTTTCGACTAAAAGTCTTGCATAATGGGAATAGTAATTCCCATTACTTGCAAACCTGTTCACGATATTTTCTGGAACTGGTTTATTGCTGTGTAATAAAATTACTGCATAATAATGAGAAGTGGAACTATCTTTTATGATAACGTCTAAAACAACTTCTGGAACTGGTTCATTGGACAAAACGTATAATTCAGCAATATCTGAAATATAGCAAACCTGAATGCTGAATTTCAACCATCTATTTTTTTCATTAGCATTTAAAGATTTGAAGTCATCATTTGATAACATATGCCCCATACCAAGATATTCATTTCTTAAAACCTTGTCTAAAATTGATAGTGAAGAAACCTTAAATCCGCTTTTAATATACTCTTCTTTTTCGTTAGGATTTAAACTTTTAAAAACTTCTACATTAAAATCGTTGTTCAAGTTTTGAAATTTTTTCAATTTTTGTTTTTCTTCTTTAGTTGAAGGATCGTTTTCGAATATTTCATTATTAAAAGGAGTTTTTAATTCTGGAAAATCTTTTACGATTTCGTTTACGGTTACATCTTTAGTTGGATGTCCTTGACTTCCATTATCAGCCCAAGTCCATTGATACCTTCCACTAGATTGTGCGTCTATGACTATATAATGACTAGGATCAACAAACATATTGTCCCCATTTTTTTCATCGGATTTATTTTTAAATCTCACGAAATAAAATGTTGATTCTGCTCTTAAACGATATCCTGAATATAAATTTCCGCTTTTTCTTGAAATGCAAAAGGAGTAATATTGATTATTTCCCAATTTTATAGATTCTGTAGCATTTCTAGCTTTATAAACTATAATATTTTTATCTTCATAAACCTTTAAATTGTCTACGTTTACATTTTCTATATCTGCTTTTGATACTGTATTTTTCGTATTTGAATCTATAACGTTTTCAAACTCTTGAAATGTTTTATATTGAAAGGGGTCTTTTTTTGGCAGTTTGTCCTTTATTTTTTCAAATTTAGATATATAATCTCTTATAATAGCATCAGGTTGCTCTGACGTTTTCTTAAAGTGCATTATCATCTTTAAAGTTGCGTTTTCTTGATATTCCCTCAAAAACACATTATTCATGTAAATATTTTCTATTAATAATACGTCTTTGTTTCTCATTTATGTATTATTTATCGATTTAAGATAAATATAAACATGAAGTTCAATAATCTAGTAAAATCGTTAATGGAAAATTTTGGGGAACAATATGCTGATGGTGTTTATAGTGATAACAATTCTATAAGAAGCCATCATGTTTTAGAATTGTCTGAGATAGAATTCGAGTTTCAGGCTCCAATAAGAGGACAATTAGAAGATTTTACGGGAATTGCTGATGTGGACTATGGAATGTATTATGACCCCGGCCAAGATGGAAGATATGACAATCCTTTTTGGGATGCAGAAGAAGAGAATGTTACTCACATGGAAATTTATACCACTGATGAGCAAGGAAACAATACAACAGTCACTCCTTCAACTGTAGGTGGAGTAAAAGAATTTTTGGAACTGGTAAAAATAGCTCTGAAAGCCATGAATGAACGAACACGAGATCAAATAGAATCTTATGATGGTGATGGAAGCGACGAGCCAGATTACGATAATCCTAGGGGGGACATGGACAGAGATGAATATAGAGAGTGGGCAGGAATGGAATAATTAAAGCAGTTTATATATAAAACTGTTTACTACATGTAAAGATTTTATACAGAAAGATGTTATAGATATTAAAAATCTTCCTATCCTTCTTCTACCCTTTTCCACAAACTTCATCAAGTATTTATATTTGAAACTGTTCATATAAACATTTCTTTCTAATGCTTCTTCTTTCCAAAGCTTTTCATTTTCTTTACGAGTTGCATTCGAATCTTTTTCTAGTTTTTCTAGTGTTATCGAAGATATTACACCGTTTATTATAAGAGCCTTCCATTCAATCCAATAATCGTTTTCGTCTTGATTTTTGTTTATAGAAGAATAAAAACGTATTACATGATCATCCTTAACCGTAATATGTTGAAGATTTACACCTTTACTATACCCTCCTAAAAAAGCTGTATCGTCATCAACCCATTCATAAGATTCGTAAGTTTCATATGTAACAGTTCCGTCTTCATTAAATGTATAACTAATCATAGAAGAATCAAAATCTTTAGTTTGATAGTTTTCTTCTTGTAGTTCTTCTTTAGTGAGAGAAGTTCCTGAAAGGTCTATATCAGGTAGTTTATATTTGCAATTTACGTTGTCGAATAATCCCATATGTTTAAAAAGGTGTTATCCATTATTAATATGTTTTTTATTAGATGTCAACTTTTTATTAACGTTATAATCATTATTTGCGAACATCCCCACTTCATCTGCCCTTCTGTTCATCAATCCTATGTTTTCTTTTCCCTCGAAATTTTTAAACAGTTTCATGTAATTTGATATATTCGACTTTTTACCACGACAATTTAATATAGCCTTTCGTCCTGCTCCTGTATTGTAGTCGAAACTAGTTAATGCATCCAATTCATTGCTATTAAGATGGACATTCGTTTTTTTAGCTGCGCTCAAAACTCTATTTCTATGGGTTTTTAATTCCTCTATCAACCTATTAAAAGCTTCTTGTTCTGTTATTTTCACCTTGCCACCTTCTTCTTCTGGTCTAGCTAAAGTTCCATATCCTATACTCCATCTTTGTGAACCATCATCTTTCTTACCGTCCATATAAGCAAACTTGAAAAATCCGTTATCCGCTTCATATTTTTTAACGAAGTTTAGAAAATCTTGAGAGAATCCATGATTTTCTCTTTTTGTTGGAACACTTACTTCCTCTTTTTTGTCTTCTTTATTTACTGGTTTAATATCGGCATCTTTTATTCGAGATTGTATTTGAGGATGTTTACTCATATATTCATCTTTACTTTTCATGAATCCTCCTGTAAGTGCTCCCATTCCTACTAATCCAGCCAAAGCAGCTTTTCCCCAACCCTTTTCTAATATTATTTCTATCTCTTCGTCAGTTTTTCCAGATTTTTTCAACATTTCTTTTACGAATAATGTTTGATTTTTAAGAATCTCTTGGTATTTACTGTCAAATTTCATATGTTATTATTTAACGTTATTGATTAAATATAAATATGAAATACCTATGTTTGATTTCTGTGGTTTGGGCTATTGCATACTCCGTTCCAACACATCTGGCGAAACAAAGAGAATTAAACATAATGGAAGAGAAGAACAAGTCTGACTATAAACTTAAAGAATTGCAAATCAAATTAGACTCTAATTGTTTAAATTTTCTGAGAAAGTTGATGGAAATGAACAGTTCAGAGCCTAAAAAGTTTTCATGATTCGTTCATATTCTCTCCAGCCCCAAACCCATTTTGTATTTTAGGGAGTTTATATACTTGTTCTTGTATATCTATATTACTAGAAACATTGAAAAAATAATGAATATCATGACCCCTTTTATTCGTAGAGTATAATATGAAATTAGTGAAACCGTTTGGATGTCCTGATCCGTTGGATATAAAATAAAACTCTTTATCAGAACCGTTTTTCGCTTTAATTGGAACACTATCAGAATTTACAAAAACGTAAAAATCGTTTTCCGATAATCTATATACGTTTTCATCATCTCCTAAAACATTTTGCATCCATTCTGCTGCATCTCCATCGTCCCCAAACTGTGAACACAAATCTACACAGTTACCTAAATAATCTGTTCCGTGTTCTAATTCTTCTAATATTTTATGTATTGTTGATACTATATTCATTGTTTTAAATATCTTTAAATTTTTCCCTCGTTTCACTTAATGCTTTCAATACATCCTCTTCTTTTGCTTTTATGTTTACAGAAAAGGTGCTTCCAGTTTTTAAATCTGTGAATAAGTGCATAGGAGGTATATTTTTATAACCTTCTTGTATGCCGTTATATTTGATATCTAACTTAGTTGCAATATCTTCCATACTATCAGGTTTAACCTCTTTTATAATATTCTCACACAGTTCCAAAAAATTCATATAATTATTTATCAAACTATTGACATTTATCATTAAAAGTGTATAGTGCAATCATGAACATAGAAAAATCGGTTAAAAGATATACAAAATCTATACATACAAAGACAGTAGATGATTACATAAAACTTCCTAAGAACGAGAGGACTGTTAATGGCTGGTGGTATAGAAACATTGCATCATTTACTATGGATTCGGCTTTTGATAGAACAGAACCAGACAAATATTACAATTTCCTGAAAAAGGAGTTCCCCGTTCAATATTTTTTCAGAGAATATCTATACAGAAAATTGAGTTGGTATAAATTTTATTGGAATAATACATATTACGATAATATACGACCAATATTCGCCCCACAAAATACTAGACTAAGAAAAATCATACCTAGAACTTGGTCTGACATTACAGAATTAATACCGAATTTCCTATTTGAATGTCTGAAAAAATTTAAAGAAGAAGAATGTGATAATATTAATTGGGAAAGCGATGAACCACATAAAAAATTCTACAATGAATTACAATTTTGGTATTCTTATATAACCATAGAACGAGATATAATGGATGTTAAAATTTCAAATTCTTATCCGCCTAGAAACGCGAAAGGGACATATGAAGAGTTATATGGTGAATTGAACAGATTAGAAGAAGAGTTGAAAACCAAAGACACGGAATGTTTGACATGGATAATAAACAATCGTGAAGCTTTTTGGAGTTGATTTTCGAGAAACTGTGATAAATAAAACGAAGTCCAGTGTTGTGCTGGCTAGATAACAATAAAATAAATATATGTTTGACATCCTTTATAGAGGGAAGAGTGGGAACTGTGGAGGAACTGTGGAGGAACTAAAAATTTAGAGGTTCATCACGTAAAACCGTTCCATATAGACCCAACTTTAGAATTAGACCCAACTAATTTAATTACACTATGCGAAGAGATAAGTAAAGAATGTCATTTAAAAAAAGGACATTTGGGGAACTGGAAAAAGGTGAACGAAAACGTTTTAAGTGATTGTGTAGCAATAAAATCAACTTAGGTTTATTTTACTATAACCATTTTCGATAGCCCACTCGCACATCTTTTTAAGTTCTGATAATCTATGCTGTATTTCTTCTTTAGATAAACCAGTAATATGATGATTTCCTTCTTGAGAATATGGACGCTCGGATTTTTGTAATATGTAATCGTTGTCTTCCACAGACTCTATTTTTATTAACAAGTCCCTAACGTCTAAAGATTCATAGTCGTTTATAGTATCTTGAGAGTAATTTAAAACGTCTTTCAATATTAAATTTGTGTTCATGTTGCTCCAATTTATTTCTGGTGCTGACACATCGTTTTTATGTTCTATTGAAATTTTAAATCTTATCACTAAAGAATCATATATTTTAGATTTTTCTTCTATCGGTTCCCCGATTAATTTTGCATAATTCCCTATATGGTATTTCACACCAGATATTGCTTTCTGTTTCAATTCTTGTGGAATATCTGAAACGTAAAAATTAATAACCCCATCTGTCTTGTCGAAATCCCCACCATCACTTGTTAACATATCGTGAGCATAAACTTTTTTAGGTGATATATTGTTACCCTTTAAGAAATCATACAGGAAATCGTTTAAAACTGCAAAGGAAACGTCTAATATGGTTCTAGGTTCTCTATCAGATGAATCTTCAACAGAAAAGGAAACACTTTCAATTATCATAGATTGTTTATAACTGTTCCAAATTCTATCTGATTCTTTATCGTGCATATCATTTATATTTATTAAAAATGTGAAATCGGTTAAATAATCTCATGAGATTTCAAGAATTATTTAACGATACTATAGTAAAATTGACCACTGGCGGAAACATTTTAAGAGAGGATTTCCAAACCCCCAATGATGTTAGGTTTTCGGCTTCTGCACATGTAGAAATTTGGGTTCTATCAGAGGATTTAAGAGATAGAGAAGACGCAACAACGATTAGAAACTCAAAGGAATTGCAGCCTGAAGAAAAGGTTAAAATGTTAAAAGCTGTCATAATCAAGGTGGCACATGAAAAATTGCAAAAAAGAATAGGATTAGACGAAGATATTACAGTTCATGTGGAGTTGTCTTGGAATAACGTTAACACTGAAAGGTTGGATTGGGATGAATTGACAACACCTGAAGTAGAAGAAGAGTATTAACAGTTAAGTTTTCCAGCCTTTTCCATTTCTATTAGTTCTCTTATAGCATCTTCTACAGATACATTATGAACAATAGGAGTTTTAACATCGTTGTTCTGTTCTGTTGGGGTGGGAGGAGGTAAAGCATTGATAATCTGTTGAAACACATTATTTTCAAATCTCATTATATTAACATCCCTTTGGATTATAGGAATTCTGCCACCACAAGACAAGTTAGTGATAGGGGTATTAGGAACTGAATTGTATGCTTGTTCTAAACTCATTGAAATATTAACGCCTTATATGTTAAGTAATTATCAATATTATGAACATATTTCAAAATATAGCATCTTTATTTTCTAGCAAATCCGATAAAAACTCTACTCCAGAGCCAGTTAAACCCGCATCTCCTTCGCCAGAATCACCTATTAAAAAAGACGAAAAACCTTTTAAAGACACTATAATAAAAATTTTAAACTGTTTCGAAACTGGTAGTGCAAATACTGATTATAGTTCTGTTTTTAAATATAGAGATGGAGACAACGGTAAAAAGGTTCAAGTTACTTTAGGAAGGGGATTTACTGAATGTGGTGGAGCACTTTGGAAAGTGTTCGAACAGTATCAAAAGTTAGGAGGTGTAAATGCTTCTCAGTTATTATCATATAAAAAATACTCGTGCCAAGAAAATCTTCCATATAATACCACTTTTCTGAACTTAATAAAAGCTTCTAAAGATGACGAACTGTTCAAAAAAGCGCAAGACGAAGTATATGACGAAGTATATTGGGCTGGAGGTGCTAAATGGTTTAATGATAAGGGGTTTAAACTACCTTTATCGTTAGCAGTTATACAAGATTCTATACTTCATAGTGGTAGTATGTTACAATTTTTAATGGATAAGTTTCCTGAAGTCCCACCAGTAAAAGGCGGCGACGAAAAAAGTTGGATTATAGCATATGTAAATGCTAGACATAACTGGTTGCAAAATCATTCTAACAAAATTCTGAACAACACCATATATAGAACAAAGTTCTTAAAAGGTGAAATCGCTAAAAATAATTGGAACCTAGAAAACTTTCCAATTTATCCTAATGGCGTAAAAATAGCATAATCTTATAAATAATATATATGACTTTAACGCCTAATTTATCTGTTCAACCACCAAATCCTAATGTAGGATTCAACTATTCTTGGGTTTCTGTTGATAATCCATCTAGAACTCTTTATGCCCAAGCAGTATATTCAGTAAATTCTGATGGTATAAATCCTTCAAGTGGTAGTGTTTTTGTTGATACAAGTGCAACGCAAACAGGCAATTTCACCATGTTCAAGGTTGTATCAGCATGTAAATTTACTGGTTTAACAGGGACGAACGTGACAGTTGGAAATTTGTCGGCATATGAATTACCTCAACAGTTTGAGTTTAAGGGACAGTTTACACAATTTTCACTGAGATATGGTGCAATAATAGCATATAAAGAATAAATATGAACATAACAATAAGAGAACAGGAAATAATAACTTTAGATGAAATCGTAATCAATACCGTAAGGGATGAATTCTTGAGTAAATCTATCACTGCACGTATAAATGGATTGCCAAGGCCAATATTGTTATGGAGAGGTGCAGAGGAATATGAAGAAGCTGGCGTTTGGACTAATGAAAGTGTTATTGCCAGAGCCACAGAAATACTAAGTCTGTCTTCTGTCCGTTGGGCGTAATTTCATGATCAAGATTATACTGGAACCTGAAAAATACATAGAACTGGAAACGGTTAATGTATTGGCTGTAATAGATTCTAAACAGGGAAAAACCATAACAGCATATATTGAAGGATTGAATAAACAGATATTCTTATGGAATGGAGAGGAAGAATATGAACAAGCGGGAAATTGGACAGACGAGGATGCTTTAGAACGTGCCACAGAAATGTTATCACTTTCTACTATACCTTGGGTTTAACATATTGACATCCCAAAGTTCTATGTTATTATTCTTCTACTCAAATGGAAGAAATAGATTACATTAAAAAAATAGATGATTTGGCAGACAAACATTTAACTCGAATAGACGAGAAACGCCTAGTTAGGAGAGTAACCCGAAATGATAAATTTTGTATCTGGACTGGTTGTATTAACAATAAACACCATTACGGAAAATTCGGATTGGCGAAACATACATACGAAGTTTTACTACTCGCTTTTAACAGTAAAGAAACATTAGGAATATCCGACATAGACAATGCAGAATTATTCTTCTCATGTTTGTTTCATGATATCGGAAAGATTTATGATTACGAACCAGTAGATGGAACTGATTATTCAGAATGGACATCTACCGATCATAAAAGATTGATACATCATATCTCACGTTCTGGTATATATTGGAGTAATAACGTAAGTTTTTATCCAGAGATGTGTCTTAAATATCACGATTCAGTATTACATGCTATTTTGGCACATCACGGCAGAAGGGAATTGGGAAGTCCAGTATCACCCAAATCTAAAGTGTCTTGGTTGTTGCATTTATGTGATGGTATCAGTGCCAGAATGGATGATTGGGACAGAATAGATTTAAGGAATTGATATGAAAAACTGTAAAATATGTAATTTGGAAATATATACACCAGATCAAGATTTATATAATGAACTTTGTGATCTCGTTGATTATTACGGAATGGAATGTTTAAATGATGACCAGCAACTTTTAGTGGAACAAACTATATGTGAAACATGTTATACAAAAATATGAAAAAGAAAACAACCAATAAAAAGACAAAATCCAAAAAGAGCGAATTTCAAGAATTTGACTCTCATAAATTAGCCAAGAATTCACCTAAAAACTTAGAACATTTTGAAGCGGTGCAAACAACAGTTGACAGACTTAGAAAGGAACATATAGCTAAGTTACCAAAAGAAATACAAGATAAATACAAGGCTTTAGAAGAAGTCATTTTACCACTTTTAGATAAACATAAAATTAAATACGCTTTGACTGTTTGGCCTGAAGGAGAAATAGGCGCAATACAATATCAAGCATTTCATTATGGCCCACCTTATACACCAGAAGCCAGTAAAGATTTGATTACATATATCCCTCAATATTTGAACTCTGTTTTGAGAATGATCACACTTCAAATGAATTATAAAATTTTAGTGATGCAATACTCTAAAGAAGGTAAGGATATACCTCTGGATGTATATCATTTAGGGGAACCACATCCAATTAAACTTGATTTACCTCAATAGTCCTATTAAATAAGACATTATGCACTTACCTACTCCTGAGAGAAAAGCCGAGATTTATGACACAATTCGAACTGGATTGGTTAACAGTGGAATCGTTCATCCAGAAGCAAACCCTCATTATGTTCTAGAGGCTATTTCTACAGTGTTTAAATCTCATACACATTGGCAAGATAAATTTAAAACACTATCCAGTTTAATAGACGTATTTTTCAGTTTAGGTGAATGGGAATGTAAAAACATATCCCCTGAAAATAAACAAAGATTGTTTGATGATATAAAGAAAAACGCACAACTATAAAAATATGAATGAGGAAACATATGTAAAACAATGGAACGAAATTTGGAACAATTATCTACCAGATGTTCCATTTCAACAAGAATCGTGTTTATTCCACTTAGGTAAAACGTTTCTCTCTGATGAATACGAAAACTCTAGAAATTTGAGGTTCTGCATGGACGAAAATGTAGAGTCTTGTAACAAATTCGAGGCTGCTAAAGAGGGAGAAACCCAATACGATTTCTATATGCCAACTAAAGTAGGATATATAAAAGTGGGGTTTGATTACGGTTTGGTGTAATATATTGATATATCCAAGTTAAATACTTAAAGCATGAATATAAATGCTTTAATAAACACAGTCTTAAACGAAAGCACTATAAATTTCTCTGATTATGATCTAGGGAAAAAGTTCGATCATTATAACACTACACTTTTCAATGGAGAAATACCTAAAATACCTGTATATTGGGCAAAACTGAAAGGTGTTGGGGGAATAACGGTGGCTAAAGTGAAAAAACCTTCTAATGGTAGAGGTGGATATAATAGATATCATGGCGTAACATTAATAGAAGGTTCGCTAGAGATTAAAATTTCTAACATATTGAAAAGGTCTGAGGATGATTTAAATGGAATCATAATTCATGAAATGATTCATGCATACTTTATATCTAAACACATGTTTGATGTAAATCATGGATACAAATTTGTTGAAATGGTCAACAAACTATCTAAAATGGTAGGGTTCTCTATACCATTGACGGATGAAATGACAAACGTGGATTTGGTAGATGATAGTATTATAAAACCAGTAGGAGTGATAATACTATCTAAAACAAATGGGACTCAATCATTTGCATTAGTGTCTCATAAACTTCTACAGTCTGCGGAATTCCTAGAATCTTTGAAGATATATAGTTATAGATTGGATATGACTAAAATAGATGCATATACGATAAAATCTAAAAATTGGCACACTGTAAGCTTAATATTTCCAATACAAAGATTGACATCAGATTCCATAAGAAGAGGGAAGATGAAATTATATAAAATGGATGACTCTAACACTGTAGTATCAGTTTCAAACCTCTTCATAGATTTGAAAGAAAAGGGAGAACTATTAAAAACTCATAAACGACATGAAATTTGATGATCTATATAACAAAGTATCTAAGAATTACATATCGTTTTCTAGATATAATCTAAAAAGTAAATATAACACTTTCAACGCAAAATATTTTAAAAACATGTTGCCTAAAATTCCTGTTGTTTGGGCCAACTTAAAAGGCGTTGGAGGATTAGCCACATGTAAGATAATAACCCCAAAATTCAAAACTGGATTTGGGACATCTAAATATCAGTATTCTAGAATATCACCAAACTCTTTAAAAATACAGATATCCAACACTTTAAAGCGTTCAGAGAAATCAATAGATAAGATATTGATACATGAGATGATACATGTATATTTCATGGTCACTAAAAACTTCGATGAGGGACATGGAAGCAAATTTCAGAAAATGGCTCAAAAAATTAGTAAATCTTTCGGTCAAAAAATTCCTTTAGTGGATGTCATATATAAAACTAAACAAGGATATAATTTCACTGTTTGATCTGCTTGATATTTGTCTTTCATATGTTATAATTCGACAATGAAGCATATATATCTAGCTGGCCCAATGTCGGGATTACCGTTATACAACTTTGAAGAATTTAACAGGGTTACTAAAATATTAAGAGAGGCTGGTTATTCAGTGTTTAGTCCTGCTGAAAAGGATTTATCTGACGGTTTTAACCCTAGCACAGACCCCCAAAAACCGTTTTTGCATTACATGAAAATAGATTTACCAGAAGTGATGAATAGCGATTTTGTAGTTTTATTGAGAGGGTGGGAAAAATCTAAAGGTGCCAATTTAGAGGTAGTTGTAGCAAAAAATTGTGGAATACCAGTATGTGAATTTGTTGAAAATGACGATAGAACTTCTTGGGCTACAGTATATATTAACCCTCCGTCAGCAGAAGCGATTATTAAAACAGAACCAGATCAGAAACCGAAACAGGAGATTAGACAATATTCAACTGGTGCAATTAGAGATTCGGAAGAAGGTAAGGAAGATTATACTGAAACTATTAGCTGGACGGCATTTAAACGATATGCTGAATATATGACTAGCAAAAAGAAACAATACGGTTCAGGAAACTTCAAAAAGGGTATATCTATAGATTCTTATGAGAGGTCTTTAATGAGACATATATCAAAATATATGATTAATAAATACGAGGGTGGAGATTTAGAGAAAGATTCTGACCATTTGGCTGCAATAGTTTTCAATATTTTTGGAATTATGCACGAAGAAGCCAGAAACTTACCTATAACAGTCGAAAACAGTTAATATCAACCTTTCGGTTAAATAATATATTATGCCGAAAGATTTAAACCTGTTGATGAGTGCCTACAACTCTATATATTTTCTAGTAGAAGATGATGGTAAGATAGGAGGAGATGTTGTAAATGCATTAAAACACGAGTTGTCTGAAATGTATATTAAAGGTGCTCCTACAGAATGGAATGATCTAGGGTTTAATAAGAGCGATTGGGATTGGTATACGAGATTGATAGCAACTACTGAATATAATTCAGACGTAATTTCCGTTGTAACAGCAATAAAAATGCTTAACGTTTTAGGACATTATAGAAATACACAAGTGCCTAATTATGAACAATTAAACAACGATTTAGAAGATGCAATAGACAAGAGTAGAAACAAGGAACATGTAGGCGGAAAAGAAAGAACGAAAATAATTATAAATAGAAACAAAAAAGACCCTTATGGTAAGATTTCTGTTTATATACCCATTGGAACAAAACCTCGTCTAATAAAACTTAATAGAATATTAGACGCAGCACTAGCACAAGAGGGTGCAGTAAAATCACCAGATACTTACGGCAATTATCTATACCCTAGATATAAAAAATTATCAGCCGATAAAGCCAACACAAATACGTATTTTATAGACTCTATATTATTACCTAAAATTTTGTCTGAGATATTTCCAGATTTTGAAGTAGTGGATGATTCAGGGGCACAGGAAAACGCGAAAACACCACAAGAGAATGGAAAACCAATAATTAAAATAGTCAAAAAAGAACAAACGAACTTCGGGGAAAAATTGCGAATAACATTAGGAGAAGACAGTTATAAATCTAAAGGATTCTATTTCGGATTGAAAGCTATTCCCAATATAGTTCCTAAAATATTAGCATATGGCGGAAGCAGTGATTACCTGTTAAGCACCAGAAAAGAAGATTATGACATAATAAAACCACATCTGGAAAAAATGCTGGATGTTACAGCATTAGAAGATTTTTTCTCCTCATTACCTATAGTAGCTTCTAACGGAAAAGGAATTGAAAACAGCTTAATGTTTGAAGTTTACGGAAACGGGAAAACTTTAATAAGGATAGATTGGTCAAGATTCAACAATTTCCAAAAGGATAAAATAAATCTAAAAAAGCTAATAAAGTATACATTTCCCGATATGGATTGGGAAACCGTTCCAATGTCATATATAGTTTCTGGAGATTATGATCAATATCACATATTTGGAACTCTTCTTAAACGTGATGGATATAACACATCAAACTATAGAAAATTTTTCGATGATATGGTAAAATCTGATGTTATAGCACCTAGAAAACATATATTAAAAACGAAAGAAGATATTAAAACAGCAATAGACGAAGAATTTAAAAACAGCATATTTGAATTATACGGTTTACAATATGATGGAATAAAGTTTTTATACGACAGGAAATATGCAATTTTAGGTTCTGAAACTGGTGGAGGTAAAACAATGCAGTTAATATATGCCGCTGCATTAAAAATGAATGAAACCCATAACCCAACAATAATAGTAACTCTTAAATCGGTTCAGAAACAATTCGAAGATGAAATCATTAATGTCATGGGAGAAGACGAAAGAGATAATATATCCACTAATATCAACAATATTAAAAAATGGAACATTTTCTATTATGACAATTTCTCTAAGGGTGAAGTTCAAAAAACCATAGTGGAAAAACTTAAAAATTGTGGTGCGGGCATTTTAATATTAGATGAATTACATCAGGTTAAAGGTAGCAGTGATAAAACTAAAGAGACATCCCCGAAGAAGTGTATAAATATATCAGAAGTTGCTAAAACTATACCTATTAAATGGGGGGCAACTGCAACAATTTCAGCTAATAAGCCATTAGATGTTAAAAATCAGCTATTGATGTTGGATCACCCTTTGGGTAAAATAACCGTAGGAAAATTTAAGCAAGATTTTCAGGCAATGATTCCTTCTGGTTACGATAATTCATATGAAGAAAATCCGAACTTCGAAGAAAGATTGAAAGCTGCCGAAAGTTTGAACAAATGGCTTAATTTATTTGGGGTTTATATCAGACACACTAAGGATGCAATGAGAGCAGCTAGAGGAGAGAAAATGCCCGATTTGATAATTTCTAAATCGGTTGGCGATTTAATATCACCAAAAGCTGAAAATTTCAGGAATGAATATCTAGCTAAAATTAAAAAATTCAAAAACGAGAATTTGGCAGTATCTCAATTGATGGCAAAGAGAGAACTAATTGCGATATATAAGGTTGATGCCACAGTTAAAAATGCTATAGAAATAATAACAAAAAATCAGCATGATTCTGAAAATAATTACGCCGCCAGTAAAATATTAATATTTTCAGCGTTTAAAAAATCTGGACAGGATTTAGTTGAAAAGTTGCAAAACGAGTTGAGTAAGATCAACAAAGATTGGAAAGTTTTATCATATCTATCAAGCACATCCAAAAGTAAACGCTTGGCTGTTAAGTCTGAATCTATAAATCCTAATGTCAAAGTTTTAGTTATGAGTCTTGAAATGGGAGGAACTGGAATATCTTTCGCTAATACCTTCAAATCTATGATAGTAAATGACTATGATTGGACACCTGAATCTATAGAACAGAGTGAGGGGAGAATTTACCGTATTAACACAAATCACGATGTTAAAATAATATATACCTTAGATTCTGGATTTGATTCAGAATTATATGAAAAAGTGGAAAAAAAGATGAAACTTGCAAAGATTATACAGCAATATAGAGACATTTACAATAATGAAGTAAACGTCGATAATTCAGAGGCATTAAATAAAATAGTGGCTGCACAAAAGGAAATAATCAAGTTAAAACAAGAAACGGCAGAACGAATATCAACAGAAATAGGAACCAAGTTTGAAGTTGCTGACTTAGCCGAGAGTTTTAGTAGATATTTATATGTTTCTAATTTAAATGTTACAGAAGAGATTTTAAGCTGCATGAAAATGTAATAAAAAGGATAAATATAAGAAATATGAAATTCGACGATCTTTATAAAAGTATAATTAACGAAGCTGATGAATGGGGTGAACAGAGAGAAAGGGTAGAAGGAAGCGCACAAAATGATGCATGGAAAGAAGAAAAAGCCAAGGAAGTTAAGGAACCAGAGCCAGCAGAAGACACTGTTTCCAAATTTCCAGAGTTATCAGAAGAAAATAAAAACCTTTTGAACACTTTGAACAAAGCTTTAGCTAAAGGTGCTAAATTTACATCATTCATGTATAAAACCAATGGAACTGCTGATGTTAAAAAAGGAGCACCCGCAAATGGCCCAACTAAAATTTATAAGGTTAATTTAGGCATAAGCTATTCTAACATTAAGGCCCATAATAAAACAGTTATCGAGGGATATGAACCTAAAGACGATTGGCAAAGAAAAGCTAAAGAAGAAATGATAGTAAGTTTGTCAAAACCATTCGTTCCAGAAGATGGTGGAACCAATGTTTATGTGTCTTTGGGAAAAGGAATAAGATATAACACTGAAAAAAAATGTTTGAACATATTAGGTCAAGTAACAGGAAAAGCCGAAGTGGTTGCAGACGGACAAGAAAAACCTAAAGAATTACCTCCTTTTAAATTATCTGTAAATAATGATGGAAGTCCTAGAGGTGGTGATAAGGCATATCTAGCAAAAGCCAAAAAGGAAATCAATTTCGCTTTAAAGGATTCTCTTCGTGGAGGATTAACATCATACGATTTGGACTTGAACAAGATAGCAGGGATAAAAGTTAGCGGCGATATGATTGAATTTCACGCTGACGGAAAACAAGACATGAGAGCTTAAATATATGAATAAATTTGATTCTATACTTTTTGGAAGAGTATTCACAAATATCGAAGAGCTTCTAGGGGAAAATTTAATATTAAAAAAGAAAACTCTTAGTGATGATGAATTTGTTTTCGTAGTGACAAGTGACAATCCCGACATCACAAAGGGGCAAAATGAAACTTTCCGAAATCTAGACCTCATAAGAAATTCCGGCCTGTTTATTTTCGACAAAGCAAATATTAGAAAATGGATTTCTAAAAAGACATTTAACTTGAACGATTTTAATTTAAACGTTTCAAAATATAAACAGGCTATAAACACAATAAACGGTTTAGAAGACATAATAGATTCTGCTGAAGAGTTGGAAGAATATGGCGATATAGGGTTTAGTGACAGGATAAGCATGTTCATAGATGAATTGAAAAATAAAGTAACATCTACTGCACAATCTAAAGAAGTTTTAGATTTCTTAAATTTTAAGAAGAGATTCCACAAATATTCTTTATATAATTCTATTTTGATTTTCATACAAAATAAAAATGCGACCTTGGTTAAAGGTGCGAGAAAATGGGAAAAAGAATTGGGGAGAAAAATTAAAGCTGGCGAAAAAGGTATTTACATATATGTTCCTATTGGAAAGAAGAAAGATGAAGAAGAAGAACCAGAAGCATCATCTTCTCAGCCTCAAAATATTAAAGATTTAAGAACTACTAGATTTAAATTAAGGCCAATTTTCGACATAAGCCAAACTGAAGAGATTCCCGGAAAAGCTGTTAAAATACCAGACGAAATTAAATGGTATTCAGAGGAAGAAGCAGATGAAAAAACCAGAATAATTTATGATGCTTTGGTGGAATTGGCGAAAACTAAAGGCGTTACTGTATCTCTTGGGAATGTTGGTCATGAAGGTGCTAGAGGAGTTAGTAAAGGAGGAAGCATAAACCTTATAAACACTAACATAGCCACATTAATACACGAATTGGCCCATGAGATGTTGCACTGGAAAGACGATAGAAAGACCTTTTCTAAACAGGTTAAAGAGTTACAAGCAGAAGGTGTTGCACATGTAGTATTGGAAGAGTTCGGTCTACCTACAGGCACCACAGAAAACTATCTAGTATTATGGAAAATAGACGCAGAACATATCAACAAAAATGAAGACATAATCAAAAAAACCTCTGAAGAGATAATAGATTTCATAAACGATTTCGCAACAAAAGATGCAACTCCAGAAGTTCCTGTTACTGTTCCTGAAAGTTTAAACATGTTCCAAAAAGTCCTGAAAAAATATTCACTTTAACATTTGATTTCACTGGATTTCATGATAAAATACAATCTATGACTACCGATAAATATAAAGAATTCACCGAAATATTATTAGCAGCCTCAAAAGAACGTGTGGCTGAATGTGGTGGGGAAGAAAGAGATGAAGAAATTTTGGAATTGGCGGAACGATTGGAAATAGGAAACGTTAAAAGAGTTGAATATTCTATAGCAGAACATGGAGATTGTTTAGATGCAGAAGACGGTGATTTGGTATGGTTTTGGGGGAAGGATTCAAGACAGTTGGAGTTTCAGTTTTAATATGATGATAATTCAAATTAAAAAATTAAATGATAGTGGAATAATACCCACTCGCGGTTCGGATAATTCTGCTGGTTATGATTTATATTCCACAGAAGATTATGTTTTAGCTTACGGAGAAAGGAGATTGTTTAAAACAGGAATATCCATGAAAATTCCAAATGGATATTATGGTAGAATAGCACCACGTTCAGGTCTAGCTTTTAAAGAAGGGTTGGACACTATGGCAGGAGTAATAGATTCAGATTTTCTAGGGGATATTGGTGTCATATTAATAAACCTGAAAAAGGAGTATGTTAAATATGAAGGTGATAGACATGCCAAACTTGAGGGTGTTGATGTAGAAATCACTAAAGGTATGAGAATAGGACAGATAATCTTCGAAAAACATCACGAAGCATACTTTCATCGTGTCAATGAATTAGATAAAACATCTCGTGGAGAAAATGGTTTAGGTAGCACTGGAACCCATTAAGTTAGTAACAATTCATGCAAAAAATTCTCCCACTTTTCATGATTTTCTGAAATGTCTTCATGGTTATTTTTTATGAATATTTCTTTAGATATTCCTCTATAATATTCTGGACTTGGTGCCCCATATAAATCAGTTCTTCTATCCATAGCGGCTTTGAAGAGGGCTAAAGATATCAAAGTTTTTTCAGCAAATACTATTCCAGTATCTTCTGTGATATAAGGAAGAGGAGATTCGGATTTAAGTTGTCTATATACTATAACGGCAACAGTTTGACATTCCACTTCAGATTTGGCGAATGTGCTGCCCATACAAATAAAAGATAAAACGTCCAATGGTTTCGATTCTATGAATATATTTGACGAGGTTAATATTTTATCTGAAAATGCTTTATACAACAATCTATGAGTGGTGGGGTCATCCTTATACAACTTTTTAATAGCGTTGCACTCTTCAGTAGAGTATAAATTTTCTATCAAACTCTTCACATATAATACTTATTAAATTATGCTTTTAATATCGGACAATAAAGACTCAGAATCTAAACATTTTAATTTAGATTCCATCCAAGGTGTGAGCGTTTTTATTTTTTCTCCCAACTGTTTATTTTCATAGCCTAGCCCTCTAACTATTCCTACTACTTTGTTTTTGATTAATTGTCTAAGGCGTTTATCGTATATGAAATTTTCATATCTTTCCACTAGAGGTGTAGGATCAGAATCATTTTCCAATCCTCCCCAAACCTCCTGCACCATTTTTAACGTTTCTACAGAATTGAATTCTATTATAGGTTTCTTGGGTATATCTTTTATATAATCTAAGAAACTGTTATAGAAATCCCTCTTGCGATTTCTGACTCTATTTATATGATTCAAGTTTTCAAAATCAAATATTGCAGAGTTGAAAAACGGAGAGTTTATAACATATTCAAAAACTTCTTCTTTAGTATCAAATCCTTTTTGAAATTTTTCCCAACTAAGCCCAATATTTTTAAATATTCTTTCAGGTGTTCTAGAAACAATCCAATCTTCGTATGATTGATTATTCGTGTCGTCTTTAACTGTGAACGATACTCCTTTGTGACCATACTTTAAATTGTATCTGAAATTATATAGCCTTCCTACTAAATTTCCTAAATCACCATACAGTAAATACACCTTTTGAGTTTCCCAATCTTCAACAGACGACTTTATGAAATCGATCTGAAATTCCTTATAGTCGAAAGATATACAATCTCCATTTTTAAATATTTCAGAAGGATTAAAAGTGTTTTTTATGAAAGCAGTCAAATCTTCTCCTGAATTGGTTTCTGACAATACTAAAACGTCCATATCTCCAAAATCTGTTTTGTTTTTCCATCCTGTGAATATATGAAATTTTTTAAGACCGTTAGACAATAGAGACTCCATTTCATCCTTTAAAGTATGAAACTCCTCAGAAGAATACCGTCTAGTATATGTGTTTTTTAATGCTTTTCCTCCCATAATAGTTACAATGTTAACATATTCCCCACTTAAAATCAATAAATATGTTTGTGAATATTTCCCAAGTCGATTATTTATTAGATATGTGCAGAGGTTGTTTGGAAAAATACCCTGAAGAGAAGATTCGAATTTTTCAAGATATTGACGAATTGTTGGATATCAGACTTTCATTGGAGAAACCTAAAACAAAATCAGTAAAATTGAAGTTAAAAAAGACAAACATCGATAAATAATTAAAATATATGAAATTTGAACTATTATGCAACCAACTTTTAGCTGAAGCCAAAAAACCTAAATTTTGGGAAAAATTTAAAAAAGGTAAAGGTAAAGGTAAAGGTAAAGACAAAGACGAGGACAAAGACGACAAAAAAGATAAGAAAGATAAACCAGAAGATAAAAAGGACTCTAAGAAGGACTCTAAAAAATCTTCTAAGAAGCCCCCTTTCTGGTTAAAATTTAAAAAGAAAAAATAAAAATGAAACCCCTTTTATTGGCCATAATGCTATTGTTAACATCTTCATGTGTTAATACTAAGTATGTGGAAAAACAATCCAAGGCTTTGTCAGTTTCAGTATATGCTGCAAAGGATTCATTTGATGTAGGGAGATTCGAGTATACTGAATCGTATTTAAATGAGGTTTGCAGAATTGTCATACCTCCAAGTCTCAAAGACAGAATAAAAATAGAATCTATAACTGTAAATAAACAGAGACGTTTAATAATACCAGAAAAATTCAAAGATCAAAAAATTGTAATAACTGGTTCAGATGAATATAATGCACTTCTCGAAACTAAAGAGGTTGCAGAACAATTGAAAAAGGATAAACTAACTTTAGAACATCAGGTAGTAGAAGTAAACGTTCAATTAGACAATCAAAAGAAAGTCACCAACGAAATGATTCTACGAATTGAGAGTGATAAGAAAATAATCGATGCACAAAAACATACAATATTCATTCTGAGAATGGCGATTGGCGGGTTGATTTTTTTAGCGGGTGTGCTAAAATTCTTCAAAATATTGTAATATGGAAGAAGAATCTGAAAAATTGAACAAAATTAAACAGGCTTTGAGTAAAATAGAAAATGATGTAATGGCTCAATCCACTGATTATATGGATGGAACTTTAACACCAGATGATTATAAGAAATCCTCGGAAAGTATTTCTGAAGGAGTAATCAACCTTTCTAATCTTTATAAAGCAATTGACAATTCTAGTAAAAAGACTGGTTATAATATGCCTACACCACAAGATGTAAGGAACATGGTGGATGCGTATGCCATAAGTTACAACGAATTAACAGGTAAGAATGTCCTAGTAATAGGGAAGTTGAATGGGGATAAAATGGATATAAATCTTTTCGAAACAGCTTGATATTCAAAAACTCTAGGATAAATTAGAATATATTATGGCAGGAAAAGGATCAAAACAAAGACCGACCAACATTAGAAAATTCAATTCTAATTTTGATGACATTAATTGGAACACCAAAAAAGGAAAAAACGTTAAAAATAAGAAGCGTGATATAGCTCTACCAGATTAAATTCTCAAAGAAGATAGTTCCTTTTCGGTTATAAGCATGAATTTAACATCCCCCTTTTTATCACACCATTCTACCGCAGCTTTCCATTTTGCTATGTTTTTAATATATGTAGCTTGTTGTCTAGGAGTGGATTTAGTATGCCTTTTAACCTGTGGCGGTATAGTTTGACAATAAGGCTTAATCTCTATTAGATATTTTTTATGTTCGCCTTTATCGTTTCTAATGGTTACGCTGTTATCTACAAAGTATCTCCTAAGCTTTTTAACTGGTGATAAAGGGTCTTGATACGGTATTATCACAGATTCACTACCCCAACATACAACTCTAGGATTACTATCTAACCACCTAAAAAATATCAGTTCGTAAGAAGAACGATATATAATAGGTAAACTTCCATTATATTTAGCGGGATTATTTGGCTTGAATATTCCCTGTTTAAACCCTCTTCCCTTTTTCATATAGAAATACTTATCGAAAACGTTAAATAATAATATGATGAATTTCACGAAAATGGTAGAATCAGAGCTTTTGGTTTTAAATGAGGCTAAAGGGAAGAAAAAAACTAAAATTAAAACTAAAATTAAAACCAGCCTCGAAATGACAGATACATTTTATAAAGAGTTAATAGCTATAGCAACAGCTAATAATATGACTCTCAAAGCGGATCAACTTAAATCTTTATTACAAACCGGGTCTTCTTTAGGTAGAGGAGGACAAAAATATGCAAGTAAACTTGAATTATTAAGAGAAAGACAGAATTTTCCGTTCCTAGATTTAGGATATTCCCTTTGGACTTTAGCGGAAAGAAATGGTAATACAAGTATATCTGCATTGTTGGATGAAAATTCAAAGGGCAGCCACATTTTGAACTTTGTTAATAATACTTCAAAAGGTTCAAAAGGTGCAAAATATAAAGCTTATGGATTAGCAGAATTAAATAAAGAATTAAAATGGCAAATGTTAACAACTGTAAAGTTTACAGATTATGATGAAGCCGATTTTAAATCTCCTAGACTTAGACAATTATTTAATCAAACAGGAAGCGGAATTGCAATAAATGAATATAGTAACAAAACAATATTACAAACACTTTTAGAAATAACTAAAATAAAAAGTAAAACCCAAAAATTTAATTATAATGAGAAAAGTGTATTGGATATAATATATTATCCTCTAGATTATGCCAGAGGTAAAAAATCAATGGATGTTTCTTTATCTCGTGGTTTATTAACTTGTGTAGAAAGTATAATATCTTGGTATATTGATAACATAGAAAAAAATAAACTGATAGATAAAAATGTCGGAGAAGATGCTACTGTTGTTGGGAGCGAGTTAGCAAGAAAAAAAGATTTCCAGTTGCAAAAAGGTTATATCCAATTATTAAATGGTGTTACGAATATTGAACTTAAAAGTGTTGAAATACCTGATGTTACTGAAACTGGTAAAACACCTGACGCAAATTACGACCAAAGAAAATTGAATTCTATACAAAAAGTCGAAGATTGTAAATCTATAGCACCAGAAATCTATAATGCGATATCTATTTATGCCCAAGAAATTAAAGAAAAATCAGATTTCTCAGAAAGATTTAAAACTGCTGGACAAGCCTTCGGAGCAATGTTCTAAACTAAACAATAAAAATATGACTGATAAATTCACAGAGCTTTTTGAAAGCACATACCCAACATCATTAAAATTAATAAAAAGAACTATATACCCAAGAGAAATGAAATTCTCCAAAGAGTTCTTAGAATCTCTCAAATCCGAATATAATCGCCTTAAAGTCATAGAAGAGAATGGAGAGATGCGTCCAATTAAAAATCTCCGTGAGAAATTCACGAAAGCTGTAGATTTTCGATTAAATGGCTTTGATGGGGATTTACGCTCCACTGACATTCCAGAAGCTATATTACCCTCAGAAGAGGCTGTAGAAGACTCAGAAGAGGGCAAATAACACCTTATCCTGACTTCAATAAGGCTCTAGCACCCTCATACGAGTTTTCTACTATAAACTTCCAAGGGAATTCGTCTATCTTTAAACTGGTGCAAATTTCGTTTATGTCTTTATATTTGTCGAATTTATCTGGCATCACGAAAATTCTTTTACCTGACTTAATAGCTTTACGGATTTTATCTGCTACCTCTTTATTGTCTTTATCGTTGTCGAACACATAGATTACCTCCATTCCTAAGAATCTCGAAAGTTCCTTGGATTGTTCTAATGTTAATTCTAATCCTGACATTGCTAATCCATTCTTCACGAACATTGCATCAATAGCACCTTCAAATAAAAACAAATACGGAATATCTACATCTACATTGTAAATTCCGTATAATGTTTTACATCCACCTTTACTCAAATATTTCGGATATTCATCAGAATTTAATGTTCTACTTTGATAATAAGACACCTTACCGTCCATAGAATAAAACGGTATTATTATTCTGTTCTTATGTATAAAATCATTAAACGAGAAATATATAGACTTGGGTTTGTTAATAGCAGTAAACAATCTTCGTTTATTACAATATTCTATAGCCTTTTTTATAGCTGAATATTTTCCTCCTTTGTTGATATAAAACTCACAAGATTCATTATCTGTTAAATTAACACTGTCAAAAGGTATTGGAGGTATCTGTCTTTCTTCAGTTTTACTCGTGTCTATATGAGTAGTTGGTGTATTTTCGTAACTTGCCGACTCCTTTTTGATATCTAAAAAGCTTTTACGACTAACCAATTTCAACCAATTTATTTCAGTCCAAGATTTAGAACAATTGAAACATTGAAATCTATGTTCTTTAGGGTAATAAAACAACCTTCTTTTTTTACCACTGCTAGTGCCTTCATTGCAAATACAACACTCTGCATTGTATATCCCATTAGATTTTTTATATAATGGTCTTCTACAATAGGTGTAGATTTGTTGTATTATATAACTATATGGGAGTTCCATATGAACATGTTAACACATGTTTGTAGAAAATCAAGATATAAGCATCCTCTCAGGACTCAGCCGCCAGCAATCGGTAGCAGCAAGAGAATCAGCGTTATTGTTCTATTGGTTGTTCTGGAGCAGGAGCAGGAGCAGCAGCCGTTTCTGGTGCGTAAAGGTTAATATAACCCTTTAGCATTGTGGTGACACCAACAATTGATTCAGCAGCGCGGTTTATTTCGTGCCATAGTTCATCGGATATGCCCTCAAAAGCTGTTCCTTGTTTGTCCAAAACCTTCAGTAAACGCTGTAAAGAATCGGTTTCTGTTCCGTTTAGGGCATCTATTGCATTGTCTAGCAATGTAACGTAATCAATAAGGGTTTTTGCGCCAGCAGCACCGTTTGCATCAGCACTAGGAGGAATTTCTCCGTTTACTGGTTGAACTGACGTTGGAACTGGTGCAGGTTCAACCTTAATATCATTAGGATTAGGAACCCCACCTTCCTGTTCGTATATTTTCTTGTAAAGAGCGTCAAATTTCATATGTAGTAAGATTATTTATCTCAGATACACCAATTTTCTTGAAATTAAGTGATATTTCGATATATATGATAGTGGAATACATTTTTAAAGATGCTTGTATAGTTTCAACCATATTGTTTTTATGGTTTAATACGGATTCCTTAGTGGAATATCTGAAATTGTTTAAATTAGATTTTCTGATAAAAGATTTTCTAGAAAACGGTGAAAACAAACCGATACATCAATATATTTTCTCTAAACGTTTAGTGGTGGAAAACAGAGTATGCAAATTTTTCATTAAATTGATATCTTGTCCTGTATGTTTAGGTATGATATTGTCAATTCTATTGGAGAGAGACATTAACGCCTTTCCAGTATATATAACAACATTGATTATATATTTCACTGTTTTGAAATTGAAATAGTGGATTTTACATGTTGAAGCAATAGACCAGCTTCTTTTCTTCTATCTTCCATTTTAAAGATTTTATAATTATCATTCTTGGAATAAAACCAAACGGCATAATTACCTGCAATCTTTATGGTTGTATACTTTTCCAAAAGCAATTGATACAAGGACATTTGCAGAGCATATATATCATTTTCACAGACATCCAAATGCGATACTGGTTCTAGAAATTTATTATTGTATTCGCTTTTCATTTTAAACTCTCTATTGGTTTTGAAATCATATATTTCATATTCCCCTATTCGAGTGTTATAAACTAAAAGGTCTAACGTTCCACAAATATTAGTGTCGTCTATGTCTCCCAACACGAATTCGTTTTTAATCGGTAAAAGGTGTTTATGATCGTTATAGAAATTATCGAAATATCCTATCAGGATTTTTAAATTGTTTCTCAGTTTACTTTTCGTTTCTGCGTCAAAAGAGTCGTGATTTTTATCAATGTCTTCAAAGGAAGATATTCTATTCCTGAAATAATTATCTATGTAATAGTGTAGTATTGTTCCCTGTTGTGTGGAAAACAGGTTTTTTATTCTCCATATTTCAAGTATCTCTTCTTGTGATACGCCCAATTGATGTGCCTTTCTTTTTGATATCTCGTCTGTGGCGAATTCTGGTTCGTAACATCCAATCAATTTAGAAACTGACATTGGAGCAAGTTTCCCATCTACTGTGTATTTGTGACCCTTTTCAAAAAATGTAATCTTATTAAAAACTTGTAAACTTAATAAATCTTTGAACATATTATTTTTTGGGCATCTTTTTTATTCTACATTCACAATCTTTAAAGAGTGGACACACTACGCAAGTTCTATCATTATCAAGATAGTAATCGGGTCGCCAACATGCACCCCTTGTCAAAATAGCAACATGCTCTGCTTTATTAAGATCGTATGAATCTCTTTTAACATCACGATTGATAGAGTAGTTTTCTATGGTTCTGCTATTACTTTCTATTATATCTTTAATCAGTGCTTTCTTCTGTTTACGTTCAATTTTCTCTCTGTTTTTGAATTTTTTAACGTAACATTTCAATATGTTTAAAGGTATATATTTAGATATTTCGCAACTATATTTCTTTCTTATGTCTCCCTCTTTGAATCCCTCTTTTAAAAGTTTTCTAGCGTCTTTGCATATGTAATATTCAACATATTCTTCGACTGTGGAAAATTTTAATTTCTTCGCTTCCTTTTCTAATTTGGCTTTACTGTAATTGAATACTTTACCAGTTAAAATGCATGTTATGGAATTTTTCCTAGGATTTAAACGTGTTGTATCATCTTCATTTTTCTTCGGTTTTTCGGGTTTCGCCATACCTTTAATTATACAAACGTCTTTTAAAAAAGGAGAAGGCGTCATATAAAATCTTTATTATTATGGTTTTACACCTGTTTATCGAGCAATTTTAACTTTGGCAAATCGACCACCGAAATCTCTAACATTATGATATCTAGCAACGAGAATAGCGTCACAAGTTCTATCTACACACCCCAAAAAGGTGTATTTCGAATGGTTTATATAATTCTCCACTAGAAAACTTTTAACTTCTCTGGATGCATTTGCGAGAGATGTTTTAACTCCTGCAATATCTTGGATTGATTTGATTACGATTGTATTGTTTATTTTCATATTGGACAGGTATTCTACCTCTTCCAACCATAAAGTCAATAACAATCTAGTCTTTTTCTACACCAGAATCAATCATGGCAGTCATAGCTTCCTCACGAATATACTCCAACAACTCTTCTATTTTATCTGTAGGTTTATCTATCATCGTTATAATGTTTTTCATTGAAGTAGATAAAACATCTCTAGATTTTGTCAGATCGGAATCTTCCAATTTGGAGGTTTTGACACCCTCTTCTTTTAATAAAACCTGTTTAGTGTAAATATTTTTTAATGAATTAGACATATTATATATTTATTGTTTTTAGTGATATTATGGCGCGGTGATTAAACTTCCATCTTCTTCCCCGAAACATTTGCCATTATTTTTAATGTATAAATGTAGTTGTTCCACCCTCAAATCTGGTGGGCCTTCAAGTCTAATCACTGCTGGACAGTCATTTATGGGGAAATATATGCCCTTATTTTTATCGTATGTGCTGACCATAGCATCTAATATATAATTTATTTCTTTTCTGTATGAAAGATTCTCGTCACATACCTTTCTACCCAATTTAATTTCTTCTCTTAATGGAGAGAAGAAAATCAAATCAAATTGTTTAATGGTTTGATTTATTATCACGCGAGAATCATTTATGAAATCATCATCTACTTTACCAAGACCTTGAGAGTTCAGCCAAAGAGAATATGCCACATTTTCCACTATACATCCATCAAAAACCATGAATTCATCGTTGGATGCTGATGCTGATTGAATTTCGTCAATCATCGCATCCAGTATAATCTTCTGACTTTTTTTATCGCCTTTTTGGTTCAGTTTTAATTTTTTATCCTTTATGGCGTCTCTATATTGGAACTCTGTTCTTTTATACATTGGCCATCTTTGAAGAAAGTCTTCAACTAATTTAGTTTTCCCGTTGCTATGAGTGCTGACAAAGGCTATTTTCATATTTTATATTTAAACGTTATCTCTGAGAATTTCAATACAGATTTTCTAATCTTTTTAAGCCGTGATGGGATACAAATTGTTCTATGTATGAAATTATGTTTTCCTTACCTATTGGATTCATGGAATTAACTACATACCATTTTCTATAATCTTTTGGTAACTCCACCCATTTAACATTTTTTAAATCTCGTTCATCATCTAAGAACAAGTAATACGCTTCACTCATGTTAGATGTGTTCTTCTCTTATAAAGCCTGATAGTTCTTTAACTATATCTTCTGTTATAGTATCATGATACTCTTCGTTTTTAAACAGATATATATTTTCGAGATTTATATCGTTTTTTAATTGTTTGTTTATATCTTTAACTGTATTGATTGCTAATTTTGATTGCTTTTCCTTCCAATCACTACATATATCAACCGATGAAGAGAATAGCAAAGCTTCTAAAATGGCATTGCATTGTTTTTTAGTTAAAGATAATTCTATTATTTCATTAGATGATGTGTTATTCATATTGAACATATTATAACACGTATAACTCCTATTTCAACTATTATTTAGGCGGTAAGGCAATTTTCAAATCTTGAAACATCTTCAATATCTTATTAGGGTCTGTCTCTTTAGCTATGTTTTGAATAGCTGGATGAGTAGAATCGTATGTAGTTGTAGGAGGCTTTGTTCCTGCTACTGGAGGAGTAGTTGGTGTTGCTGGTGTTGTCGGAGCACCAGTGGTTGGCGCAGGAGTTGGCGCAGGAGATGTATACCCCTCTTCTAGTTCTGCGTTTACACGTTCAAAGATTTGTTCAAATTTACTCATATAACACTATTTATCCTTTTGTATTGTTTTTTTCTATAGGCAATTCAGGGGGTTGAAGTTCAAGTTCTTCATTATCTATAAACCCATGACTAAATTGTTTCTGCTGTTTAAATTTTTTCAATATGCTAGTAAGTTTTTTAACGTTTGCGAATTTGGTTATCTTGTTATAGTCTATTCTATGTTTTTCAATAGTAGATATAGCAGCAGATTCCATCTCCTTGTCGTTGTATGTGGAGCATTTACAATAAGGGAAGGGAATAACCTTTAAAAGCTTTTCGAAAATTTTACTGTTTGCGAAAAAGTTAGCTATTTTATGGTTTTTCTGATAGTTCATGAATGGGTATAACAACAGAACCTTTGGATACTTGGACTTGCAGTTTTTATGAGCATAGAAAATATTCTCTATGCAAAAATGATAGAATAAATTATGCACATCCCCTGAACCCCTCCCTATGAAATTGAAAGGGATATTGTTTGTTTCACACGTATAAATAACATCTTGAATGGATTTATACAGTATTGGGAAAGAGTCAATTACACAAACTCTAGATTTATCAAATTCTTTATAATTTAATTTCATTTTATCAGAGCTTCCAATATTTCAAATGATATGTTATCTTGTTCCGCTTCATGTATCAACGAATGAAAATCTTCAAAAATCTTGTTTATTTTTGTTTCATATTCTAAAATCTTCTCATACTTCTCAACAGAGAAATTTAAAAGCTTTTGATTTTCTAATATTTCCATGTTTTCTATCAACTCTATTTTGGAACCTAAAAATCTCTTAATTTGGAAAAGGGTTCTATTGGCTGGTGACATTGCCATGTTCTCCTCTTCTGTTATGGGTTCTTTCAGTTTATTTCCCTTTTCGTTTATTAACCCCAATCTATATGCATCAAACTCTGTGAACGGTTTTTTAAGCTCTGTTAACAATAGTTTGTTTGTTAGCACTTCTTCCATCCTCTCTTTCAACATGCTGTTATAGTTTATACCATGAATATGCACTCCATTAGTAGAATACCTACATCCCTTTCCATAAGAGGTTGAACCACAATAAGAGCATTTTTTTGAATCGTCTGGATGAAAATGCACTCCGTTTGTGGAATACCTACATCCCCTACCATAGGAGGTTGAACTGCAAAATACACATCGACTTAAATGATTCATAACTTATTATATTTAACAATTATAACAGGTTTAAATACTTTGTCCACGATTTAAATGTTCGTAGTGTTTTTTTAAATCTTTGGGCACACAGCCTATACGTGCATTTACGATCCCGTTGTATGCGTCATCTCTAAAAAGGACATTATTATCTATCTGTATTTTAAGTTCCTCGTATTTTATTTGCCATTTACAAGTGCATAGTTTCAATATAATACGTCTAAAGTTTTCCTTTCCGTGTTTCTCTACATCCTTTTTCAACTCTTCACTACTACCATAATAGTCTCTCCAATCTGATTCGGACACCTTTTTACGCTTCCTCTTCTTGCCTTTTAGTGGAGGCATCTTAGTTCTCTTAATGAACTGCTTACAACCCCAATAAAAGCGTTTCTCTCCCTGTTCTGCATTCAACCTTTCAATGCAGTAAACGAAGCCAAACCAATTTTCTATATCTGCTGGTATATTTTCCCATTCCATATGTAATTTGTTTATATTTAACTACTTACAACTATTTTAACTTTTTTCAACTTTTTTCGTTTGAGTCGCTTGACAAATCAAAAATCGACGTTAAATGTTCTTTAAGAACTTCGGGGAGTTTGAAGATCACAGATTATGGACTTTTACGTTTTTTGTTCTTTTTTGACTTCTTTTTTGACTTCTTTTTTGACTTCTTTTTCCCTTTTTGTCCAATTATAATATTTTCAGGGAACTTTCTTTTGATTACTTTTCCCATACCAAATGGTTTCCTACTATCCCCTTTTGCATATGTATCCCCTGAAAATTGATCTGGCACCCCACCTATTATAGAAGGTGTTCCGAAAGCGACACCTGATGTAATATTCTCTTCTATCACATCATTAACTAGTTGTGTAAAATTTTTAATCATAATTACTAATATTTAGTGGATTTTATTATAAACTGTGGTATAATTCTTATATACTTATGGAAGATTCTAATCAAAAAGAAAAAACCTTGAAAGAGCGTTTAGAGGAATATCACGAAAAAATAGGTAAAGCTGTTAAGATAGATGAATTTAACATGAAAGACATTCAAATGGATTTACCCAACCAAAGACATTATTGGGTTGGTCGATTGATGTTGCATAAAAGCGAAATAATAAACCTTCAGAAACAAAGAAAAAAGGCTATTAAGATAATAACAGACAAATTGAAAAAAGATTTGCCAATAGGAACGCATCAAAAAACCATGAAAGATGCTGCTGAAGAAAATGAAATAGTTAAAAAGATAGACGAAAAGGTAATAGAAGAAGAACTTCTAATTGATTATCTTTCTAAAATAGAAGCTAATTTTAGATCGACAAGTTATGATTTAAAAAATTTGATAGAAATAGTTAAAATGGAGACGACATAATATGATTAATGTTAAAATTGATTATGATACTGGAAGACGAAAAGGAATGATCGAATCGGATTATTTCTCGAATATTCGTGAGTATTTTTCAGTTGAAGATAAAAATCAGAAATATAAAAAGAAATACAGTGTAGGATATTCTATACATTCTAGGAATTATGTAATAACACCACAAGGCAGGTTTGAGCCACGAATGTATAATGAACTGATAGACTATCTAAACACTTTAGATACACCTATAAATATTGAACTATCAGAGGAGTTTAAAAACATAGTTAATCCTCCATCATTAAAGGGTGAAATAATAAAATTAAACAACTTGGATAAATTGGGGATATCTTTAAGGGATTACCAAAAGGAATCTGTGCTTGTTGCTTTGCAGAAAGGATATGGAGTAATAATCTTACCAACTTCTGCTGGTAAAACTTTAGTGTTGTCAACTCTAATAGAATCAATTAGAAATCAAATAAAGGATGTAATAACATTAGTGATAGTTCCAAACATACAACTGTTGAAACAAACATACGATGAATGTTTACAATACGGAATAAGCGAGAAAGATATAAGTTGTTGGGAAGGAGGAGCATCCCCTAATACTAAAATTGTAATAACGAACACTCAAATACTTCAATCTGAAACTCAGGACATTTCTTGGTTGAGTAGGATTGATGTATTGATTTGCGATGAGTGTCATAAGTTCCGCCACGGCAACGAGATAAATAAGATAGTATCTAAAATACCTGCTAAATATCGTTATGGATTGACAGGGACTTTACCAGAATCTAAACTGGACAAGTGGTGCATCAACGGAATATTCGGGTCTGTCATATACACCAAAACATCCGAAGAATTGAGAAACAATAAACAGATTTCCAAGGTTGTTATTTCCACTATTAAAGTTCATTATGATCCTAGCAGAAAATTTAAGAAACCTAATCATTTAAATCCTACTGAAGCATATGAAGAAGAAATAGATTTTCTCCACCATAATGAATTCAGAAACAATACTATTGTAAAATTAGTGAACAAGGTAGAAAAAAACGTTTTGATTATGGTAGATAGAATAGTTCACGGTGAGTTGTTATATGATTTACTATCGAAGGGAACTAATAAAAGAGTTTATTTCATACACGGTAAAATCGAAATTGAAGATCGTGAGAACATAAGAAAGTTGATGGAATCAGAAAATGATATTGTGTGTGTGGCAATATCCAACATATTCAGCACAGGTATTAATATCAAAAACTTGCATTATATTATTTTTGCTGCAATCGGAAAAGCTAAAATAAAATTAATACAATCTATTGGTAGAAGCTTGAGACTGCACCAATCTAAGGAGATGGCATATATTTTTGATATAGCTGATATGTTAAGGTATGGATGGGAACATTATACTGAACGATTAAAGATATACATAAAAGAGAAAATACCAGTCAAAGAAACCCCAATAAGTGAAATTTGATTTATTTTTAAACTAGTGTATAATACAATACTCGATATATGAAAGATATAGAAAAACCTTACTATATGACACATTCAACACTTTGTCAAGAATTACATGAATGTGGGTGCGGTGGAGGGGCAGAAACCATACATGAAATTGGAACCACTGGATGTTATAACTTTATAACAACAACGAGGATAACAACAACACAAGTGCGGTTGTTGGTCTAGACATGAAGGAAGCTATAACAGTTTAGATGTAATTTAAATATATGAAAAAAACTAAAATAAAAGACGATGACTTCTTCGAAGAATCTGGATTAGATCACGACGATGAACTAAAACAAAAGATGCCTAAAAAGAGAGTTAGAAGAACTAAAGAGCAACTGAAAACTAATTATGTCGATCCTATTTACATGGAAGAAATGATTAAACAATTCTATGAAACAGATGTATTCTCTAGTGAATTAGCGGATATGATTCAGAAGATAGCTACGAGATTGGGGTTCGCACAAAATTTTATAAATTATTCATATAAAGAAGAGATGATTGGAGATGCTGTCATAAAAATGGTTACAGCTTTAAAACGTAGAAGATTCCTAGTAGGTTCAGGATATAACCCGTTTTCTTATTTTACTAAAGTTGCATTTAGAGCATTTCAAAACAGAATTAAAAAGGAAAAGAAAGATCATGATACAATAAAAAGATATCAAGCAAGTGTTTATGGGTTATTAACTGAATCGGGCCAAATACCATACCAGAAAAAAGGCAATGATGATGACGAAAACGAAAACTCTTGGTATGACGCTGATTGTGAATCGTCGAATGAAGATGAATAACATTTTAGAAGGTAGAAAAATAGGATTGTTTTCAGACTCCCATATAGGAGTTCATGGAAACAATGATAAATGGCACAAGATAAGTTTGGATTTTGCTGATTGGGCCATATCAGAATTCACTAAAAGAGGAGTGACAGACATAGTTTTTTGTGGTGATTTCTTCCATTATAGAGAAGAAGTAAATCAAACCACCTTAGATTGTGGAACGACTTTCCTCAAAAAATTTAAGGATTTTAATGTTGTGATGACAACAGGAAATCATTGTTGTTACTTCAAGAACAATTCTACTATACACTCCTTGAAACCGTTTAGTGAATGGCCAAATGTAAAAGTTCTGGACACTTTAGTATCAGTTAAACAATTCAACAAAAATATATCATTTTGTCCTTGGGGTGTAGAAACTAAGGATATTCCTGATAGCGATATAATATTTGGACATTTTGAAATAGGTAACTTTAAGATAAACTCTGTAAAAATATGCGATCACGGTATAGATTCATCCAAATTTTTAGAGAAAGGGAAGACTATTATTAGCGGACATTTTCACAACAGAGAACATAGAATATACGACGACAAGAAAGAGATTTTATATCTAGGTTCCCCTTATGAGCAAAATTGGGGAGAAGCAGGGCAGGAAAAAGGGATTACAGTATTAGACCTAGAAACAATGAAATACGAGTTCATTGTTAACAAAATATCTCCTAGACATTTGAAAATAAGTTTAGGAGAGATGTTAGAAGGCAAATCAGAATGGAAAGAACTGATAAAGGATAACATCATAGAATTGACGGTAGATGAAAAAATACCGGATGAAAAACTCAATATGGTATTGTTGAAATTGAACAATATGAATCCCATTCAATTAAAAACGAACTTTGTATTAGAGATGGACGATTTGACACCAACAAAACAAATGGAAAACGGTGGATATATTGATATAGATTCATCATTGAAAGAATTTATAAAGCTATTAAATACAGAATTAGACAAGGACGAAATATATGAAAAATGCATTGATATCTACAGAAACAGCCAAACAGATTCGAACTAAGGTTAAATTTGTAATATTCGACAGGTTTGAATCCACTTTAAACACGGATTTTGACGAGGAGGGAAACATCTCATTAGATTCTTCCGTTGTTAAATATACCAAAGAAGATAATACCACACAATTGAAAAACGCTGCATTGAGAAATTTTTTCAATTCAGAAAATGAATATTGCGTATTGTGGAAATCGGATATTAGATTATCGCAACAAAGCTTAGAAAGGGTTAAGGATACGATAGGTAAATATATTAAAGCCATTGAAGACACTAACATTCCTTATTTCACAGGAGCATTAAAAATATCTTTAAAGGTTGATTACGGTGGACAAAACATCAGTATAGGGACAGGTTTAGGACAAAGAATAACAATAGAAGTCATTAGGAAAGATGCGATTGAGACTGTTGGTTATTTTGATGTTCGAATGACAGATTATTCGTGTATGATTGATTATGTTAATAGATTGTCCAACAAAGGAAAAATGCCAAGAATTGAATATAAACAAACTCCTTGGTTCTTCGATGTTGAAAGCGATAACAAAGTATTAGAACAACCCGAAATGGATGAATATTCTAGTCAGTGGTATCTATATAAATACGAAGATTTGCCTTGGGAGCAGAGTGCTGGAAATTTGGAACATCTTAAAGAAGATTTGAAAAAAATTAGACTTAGTAAATAAATGAACGATAAAATTGGAATAGGCATCATAACTTGTAACAGACACGAATATTTGGCTAAATGTTTAGGGTCTTTATTTAATCCTGCATATTATTCTGAATTAGTAGTTGTAAACGATGGAGAACCACATGAAGATTTTGAAAAACTTGAAAAATTAAATCTTGCTACGAAATATATACAAAACGAAAAAAATTTAGGAATCGGTAAATCTAAAAATAGAGCAATTAAATATCTTATGGATGCAGGATGTGAACATATTTTCATTCTGGAAGATGATATAACAATAAAAAACATGATTGTTTTCCAAAAATATATTGAAGCATCTAAAGAGACTGGAATTTTACATTTAAATTATGCATTGGGAACACCATTTAACAAAAAGCAATCCATCCAATTCGATTTACATAATAGACATGAATTAGACAATGACGGAGAACCTAATCCTAGAATAATAGTAGAATATGAAAATATTAAAATGGCTTTCTATCCCCACATATGCGGAATGTTTTCATATTACAATAGAAAGGTGATAGAATCCATTGGGTATATTGATGAACAGTTTTACAATGCTTGGGAACATGTTGATCATACATATCAAGCAATTAAAAAAGGGTTCCATCCTCCTTTCTGGTGGTTTGCGGACATATACAATAGTGACGAGTATATATCACCACAGAAAGATGCCATAAAAAATAGTGTCACTGCTAAAAATACAGACGCATGGATGGAAAACGTGCAAAAAAACGCAGATAAATACAGGATCAAAAACGGGACATATCCTGCACAAACACCACAGGTAAGTCAAAACGATTTTCTTAAAACTCTTAAAGACATAAAAAATGGATGACTTGACTTTGATAACATGTTCCTATAATACTCCAGATATAACACTGACAATGTTAAAATCTTGGGTATCAGTTCATGGGGAGAGACAGCAACGACTGATATTAAGTGACAACTCTACTGATAACAATACTAGCGATGTGTTAAAACTATACAACGTTCCACATCTTTCAAATTTCGGAAAGACACATGGAGAAGGTGTAGATATATTAATCGAATCATGTAAAACCAAGTATGCACTTTTAGTAGACACTGATGTAATTTTTTTAAAAAATCATAGTGACATATTTGAAAGATTTAAAGACATGAATATCACTATTATGGGTAAGGTTGAAGGAGATAGAGGAGGAAAACATATATATAACAGAGTAAATCCTTGGCACTGTTTCATAAATGTAGAGGATGTGAAATCCCATAACATAAAATTCCACGATGAAAAAAGAATGAGAGACAGTTTTAAGACGAGTTGTATATATGATATAGGTTCTACTTTTTTAGAAGATATTAAGAGAGAAAATTTAAAAATAGGTGATGTCGATCTAGCAGGGATATATTATAATCATTTAGAGGGTATGAGTTGGTATAAAAATAAGTATGACCCATCTAAAGAAGATACTGGAATAGATTTTGGAGGAACACATAACAACTATGGGTATGTTCAAGCTTACAATACAAAACATTTAAAATTTGAAAAAATCAAATCAATATTTGAAAATATTAACTTATATGATAAATTCATATATTAAATGGTTACATTCATAGCACATATAAGAAAAGATACAGAAGAAAGAGTCGCAAACCTTTCTATTGTCATGTCGCACTATAGAAAGATTGCACCAAATTGTAAATTCATAATCGTCGAAGATGATGTATTGAAAAATTTCGAATATCTATCTAACGACAAAGACGTTGAATATTATCACTTATTCAATGATGGGGCATATAATAAATGCAGCGGATACAATTTCGGGTTGTCTAAATGTAAGGATGATATTGTATGTTTTATAGATATTGATTGTATTATCAGTGATAGTAACCTAATACAATCAATACAAACAGTTATTGACACTAACAGTATATGTATAGGATATAATGGAACATGTATATATTTTAATTATAATGTTAAAGATGAACTGATGCACATTCATAATGAAAATGTTGAAGTGTATGACTGGCTGAGAAAATTTGTAGACTGCGATAAACTTACACTTCTATATACTAATGAACATTATCATGTAGCGAATTTAAAAGCTGTCGGAGGATCGTTATTTGGTAAAAGGGAAACATTTATAAAAATAGGGGGATTCAACCCTAATTTTATAGGTTGGGGGTATGAAGATAACGAAATAATACACAGAGCTAACAAATTAGGGATATCAATTTGTTATGTAAATACTAAAAAACCTTATTTGTTTCATCTACCTCATATAAAAGAAGAGAATAAGAACAAAGAAAACACTCACGCCTTCTTCGGAAACAACGAAAAGGAATTTTCTAAAATATTGAATATGACGAAATACGAATTGGAAGAATATATACATAAATGGTAAAAATTAACATACGAGACACAAACTTTAAGGGTGAACCATCATCATGTCATAAATCTGTGAATAGACATGTTGAATGGATTACTGATAATGTATTGGTGAGTAAAACATGCTTTATAACTGACAATTGTTTGTTAGATGTATATAAATCTGTTGGGGTTAAACGTAAAATTGCTTGGCTGTTAGAACCAAAGGCCATAAGCCCAAATACATACGACTGGATAGAGAAAAACAATAAACTTTTTGATTTTGTGTTGACATATGATTTGAACCTTGTAGATAAGGGTGAAAACTATCTATATTATCCACATGGTATGTGTTGGGTAGACAATCATATACCATCATACAACAAAACTGAACTTTGCTCTATAATAGCATCCAATAAAAATTTTACAGAGGGGCACAGTTTAAGGCATCGAATAATTTCCGAAAAATATGATAATGTAGCTGTGTTTGGAAAAGGATACGCGCCCATAGAAAGCAAACGACAGGCACTTGATGACTATATGTTCTCTATATCAATAGAGAATTCTATACAGAGAGGATATTTCACAGAAAAGATAATAGATTGCTTTGCGACAAAAACTGTTCCTATATATTGGGGGGATTGTGATGTAAACAATCACTTCGATGGAAATGGAATATTGAGATTTAATACCTTGAAGGAACTTGAAAACATATTAAATAATATACGAATCAATGGAATAGAAATGTATAAAACCCTTAAATCTTCTATAGACAAAAATTTCTCTGTCTATGAATCATATAGAACACCTGAAGATTGGATGTTCGAGAAATATCAGTTTTTGTTTAATTAGGACATGACAACCATACAAACAGTTATAATAAGTATAGAAAATTCTAGTAGAAGACCTATTATAGGGAAATATTTACATGAACAAGGCATAAATTTCGAATTTTTAAATGCCGCAAATAAAAATAATGTTATTAGAGATGATTACATGTTTAAATTTGAAAATTATAAAATCGGTGTAAATTCTGATAACCCATTTCCCGATTCTTTCAGAGGACGGAAATGGGCAAATGTTGGCGAAATTGGTGTGTTATTGAGCCATTTTATCGCTTGGAAAAAATTGTTGAATAGCGAATACGAGTATTTTTTAATTTTAGAAGATGATGCACTACCTTTATTTACTGGAAACGAACTATTGAAGTTTGTGGAACGCTTAGACTTGTCTAATTTAGACCTTATAAGTTGCCAATGTATAAAACCTAGCTATGAGCAGAAAGAATCGTTTAAAGGACTGTCTGACGCTCTTAAAGTCCCTTGCAATGATTTAGAGTTCGATGAACTAGTTGAAGGCGCAGCGGGATACATTGTTACTAGATCGGGTGCTAAAAAACTGTCATATGCTATAGAACAAAACGGAATGGTATTTCCTGCTGACAATCATATATGGAGATGCGCTAAACATTCTGGAAATATGGGAAATATTAAATTCCACGAGGAAAAATTTAATTGGCGAGTGACAACGAAAAATATACAAGTGTCTCTATATAAACAACTTTCAGATTCTACGCAAATACACAATACTGACGCGAAACATCTTCATGAAATACCAGAGACACACAAAACACAAATACTAGTGGAACAAATGAGTAACGGGATATCATATATTAGCAACAATATACCATTAGACAACATATGAACACGTTAGCAGGATTACATGAAGGACTGCCGTTCCCTTGTGAGATACATTGTCCAAGATTCGATCATGACATACATATCAAATACAAAGATATAGACAGGTATAAAGTGTTTATAAATTCAACGGAACCAAATTCGTCGTGTCAACCGATACAAGACATAATAGATAGGCATAAATACTTCGATTTAATTTTAACGAAAACGCCAGAAATACTCCATAATTGTGACAATGCTGAACTTTTCCTATTTGGTGATACATGGGTTAAACCGAATAGTTCAATAGATATTAAAAATTTCTCAGTATCTTTTTTGTGTTCAGCGCACGTAAATCCTAATTTGAAATATGGAATCAGGAAAGAATTATGGGATAGACAAAACGAGATAAACACACCTAAAATGTTTTTCAGTTCTAACATAACAGTAATAGACGAAAACAGAAAACTTCCGTTTACGATGGATAAACTAGAAGAAAAACTGCCACTTTTCAAGTCTATGTTCTCGATAAGTATGGAGAATTCTGTGGAGATTAATTATTTTTCAGAGAAGATTATAGATTGCTTTCATTGTAAAACTGTTCCTATATACTATGGATGTCCTAATATAGGTGATTATTTCAATATGGATGGGATAATAACGGTGAATACCATTGATGAATTGATTAGCACATGTAATACACTAACACCTGAACTATTCAACTCTAAACGTGAAGCTATAATGGATAATTACAGCAGAGCTTTTTCATACTTTCCCATTAAGGAAAGAATACACAATAAAATAATAGCAAATTATAACAAAAAATAAAATGGGGGGACATAGTTACATACAAGACGGAAAATTAATTGTTACACACAATGCAGGATTTTTTTCATGCTGTTCTGTAAAACTGTCTGAGATTATTTCATATTTCAATGAACATGGAAAAATTCCAGTTTCCGTGGACAGTTCTAATCAACTTAATTCTTATAAATCCAGTGATATATACAATATAGAGAACTATTTATACACTATTCGTGATGACGTTAATATAGAGTATGTAGAAGCAGTTAAATATCATCACGACGATCAATTTTCAGAATATAGAAACATAGATTATAAATCATTGGCACCATTCATAGAAAAATATTTCACTACTAGTGAAAGAGTTGAAGAATATGTTAAACATTTAGAGACTAAATACAGCATAGATTACGAAAACACAGTTGCGGTATATTATAGGGGCAATGATAAGTGTAAAGAGACGACAATAGCATCTTACGATGAATTTTTCGATAAATGTAAAGAGATACGAGAAATAAACAAAAACTGTAAATTTTTCGTGCAAACAGATGAATTGGAATTTAGAGAGGAGTTCTGTAAAAACTTCAATAATTGTTTTTTCATGGATGAACTGCCCGTCATCTCAAAGAATTGTGAATTGGTCATGCATAAATTAATCGATGTCAATCATAGACCAGAATTTGCAGTTAGAATATTAAGCGTCACTAAAATAATATCTAAATGTAAGTTCATAATAACACATACTGGAAACTGTGGAATTTGGACAGTTTTATATAGAAATAATTCTGATGGTGTGCATCAATATCGTAATAATATATGGACATAGTTAAAAAATTACACGAAGTAAAGGAACACTATAATTTGTATCCTATGGATTGTAATGGTAGGAGTATCAATATATATACTGTGAAAGATGCTGTTTTTTTAAAGGAGTTCTATTATTATCCAGATGTTATAGTATATTCACACGAAACATTGGAATCGTATAGACTGATAAACGAGATTGTCATGTCCTTAAAAAACGTAGAGCACAAACCTTTAAAGGGGGTAGAAGTTCCGAAATATACAAAGACAGAAAGAAATCCAGTATTCTTCTTTATGTATAACATTGACAATTATTTTCATTTTATATATGATACATTACCTTATCTAATTTCTTATTTTAAGGTTAAAAAAGACATACCCGAACTAAAACTCCTGATAAATCATTCAGATTCCAGTAAATCATCTTTATATAAATTCGTGACAGAATTTTTGGCAATGTTAGGGATAGCTGAAAACGATATGTTATTCGTAGATAGTGATACAAAATATTCTAATGTTTACGTTTCTAACTCTTATACCCATGATATAGATTCAAATCTTCCACCAAGAGAAGAAGTATATGAATTATTCAGAGATATAACAAATAAAATATCCCCTATCCAGTCTACCCCCAATAAGATTTATGTGTCCAGAAGAAGTTGGATACATGCAGATTATTCAAACATTGGAACGAATTATACAACAAGACGCAAAATGCAGAACGAAAACGAGTTAGTAGAATATTTAAAAACTCGTGGTTTCGTTGAAATATTCACGGAAAATATGAGCACGATGGAAAAACTTTCATACTTTATGAATGCTGAAACTGTTGTTGGTGCAATAGGTGGGGGGTTGTGCAATGTTCTGTTTTCAAATGAAAAGTGCAAGCTTGTATCTATAAATTCACCAGAATTTTTAAATGTGAATAAAAGATTTGAACACACCTTTAAAAACGTAAAACATGTCCCGTTTGATTTCACATATCATACTGAAAACGCCAAATTTAAACTTTATATGCGAGTCAAAGTAGGCGATACGATAGGAGAAATAATAGAACTCGATAGAAATATTGCAGTTATTGCATATAGTGACACTGCAATAGCAGGATGGAAAAATGATCACTCTTACAAAACTAAAAGAGTTGATATAAACAACTGCGAACCCCTTGACAATGGATTAAATTCTGAATGGAAAATAGACATTGAAAAATTTCGTGATATAATATGATATGACAAATTACGTTATTTATAGCAACACGGACTATTTAGACATTTTAAAAATACAAACAGATCATATCACAGGAATAAATAATGCCACTTTATTTATTGATGAGAATGATATGGATTTGAAAGCATTATATGAAAAATATAATAAAGTAATATTTTACGACAATACTGATAGTTATGCTACTAGGATACTTAAATGTCTTAAACATATAGATGACGATTACATAGTTTTCATTCATGATATAGATATAATAATAAACGTAGACTTATTATTCATAGATAAGTTGATTGAATTCTCTCGGAAAAATACTGTGGATAAAATAGATTTAAAGCTTTCTAATGTTCCTCAAAACGAAAAAAGATTGATAGATGTTGTATCGGAGAAAGTCACGCAAGTTGATTGTGTTGAACCCGATGTTATATATTTATCACGACATAATAATCCAAATAATGTAATTTATAATGTTAATCCCTCTATTTGGAAGCGTTCATCGTTATTGGAAATAATGGAATCCTTCAAAGATGAAACTTATAGAACTATTGAACGTATGGAAGTGCAAAATTATTGTGCAAAATTCGCCATATTGGGAATTTATTCTAAAAATAAGAAATTTTGCGGTTATTATAATTGTATGAACCAATTCAAATTTTTACATATAAGCCACAGTGGTAATTTTCTAACGTTAAATGACGAGTCTACGACAGACTATGGGCAATCATACAACGATGTTAAAGTTGAATATAGAAATATCGTCGATAAATATAATTTAACACAATCGAAAAAATGGAAAAAATAGACCCAACATTATGTTTTATAATATGTCATAGGCACGTTAAAGGATATGAATCATATCTAAAATACTATATTGATAATATTACATCCTTTTATGGGAACTCTAAGGTGATTATAGTAGACAACAACTCAACGGATTTAAGTGTTGCTTTAGGCATATCAGCAGAATATCCAAACATCACACTTATCACAAACGAATCCGATGGAAAATTTGAAATCGGTGGATATAATTTTGGATTGAAACATTTAAACGACAATCTTTTACTGGAAGCGTATGATTATGTAATATTAGTTCAAGACACGTTTATATTAAAAAACAGGTTTGATTTTAACATTTTAAAAGACGGTAACGTTTTAGCTGGATCGATAGCTAACATTCCAAATGACGAACATTTCATATATGAAAGAATGGCAATGCTTGAAGCACTTAACATTGCAAACACTCCAGATGCTAAAATGTGTTGGTGTAATTCTCTGTTCGTGTCTAAAAAGGCAGTAAACATATTATATGAAATCCTTAAAAATATAAAAATTACTACACGTAGAGAAAGTGAAGCATCTGAGAGGTATTTGGGTAATATATTATACTATCTGAACAATAATTCCAGTGTATCCATAGATAAAGACAACATGTATACTGTAGATGGAGTAAACTTTTTCACATGTCACGAAACACATCAATGTTACAAGGACGTTAAATCATTTTTTTGTAAAATATCACAGTGCAAAAACGAAAGGACTACAGAATGAAACATAAAAAAATAAACGATAAAGCTTGTGTGTATTTTCACCAAGGATGGACAGATATAATAATGTGTCTTGGTCTGATTAATTATTATAATTCTATATATAAAGAAATTGTAGTCATAATAAGATCAGACGCTAGTGGAATAGTTGATTATTACATTAAAAATTTAGTCGGTGTTAGTATTTTATACATACCTACAGATAATGGCAGGTTTTACGGGCAAATCAACACTGCATACCAAGGTGAAGAAGTAACACTACACGACAACACTATATTGATTCCATCGACATATGACATATGCTTTCATGGTGAACACGACAAATACAGAAGAGATATATATAAAGATTATTGGTCTAGAACTGATATCGTAAAACAGCAAACAGTTCATTTCTCAGAAGCATTCTATGAATATTATGATATAGAATTCAATAATAGAATAGATAAATTCGAACTTGTTAGAAACAATGAATTAGAGCAAAGTCTTTACCATGACTTTACTGCTAAACACGGAAAAAATTACGTATTGTATCATGATGATAATAACAATAGTGTTAGGGGAAATCATCATGTCGATACAAAGATAGATTTTGAATATGTTCCAGAACATACATACGTCAATTTAAATTTATTGTCTGATAAGATATTAGATTATGTCTTAATATTACAAAATGCCAAAGAGGTTCATTTCGTAGACTCTATTTGGGGTTGCGCGTATTACCAGCTTGATGCTAAATGTAATATATTTGACGGTAAAGAGGTTAGGGTTTATTGCAAACGTGGACATGATAATATGTTCTTATACCCTAAAACTCTTAAAAACTGGAAGCTGATGAAATAAACATGAAGGTAGCATTATTAATTGCAGGGTATTTACGTAGTTATGATATAAACCTGACACGGTTAAACGAACAATTGCGAACTGTATTCGACAATGTTGATACATATCTTCACATTACCACAGATGAAAACTCAGAAGATAGATATTTAAACCTCATAAAAGAAAATGAGGTTATAGACAACGTTAAATCGTGTTTAAACCCTGTTTCTATTGTGATAGAATCCAATATAAAAGCACATGAGAATAAGAAAACGAATGGTTTGATAAACCACTGGTTGAAGTTGTTTAAGCTGAACGAGATTAAAAAATTGAATGAATCAGCATCAAAAGAAAAATACGATTTAGTAATTAGATATAGACCAGATATTTATCTGAAAGACAATATTTTTCATGGCACAGATTTCAGTGTAATAACAATACCAAAAGACAGTAAAATAGACCATGTTAAACTATCTGATAAATCAGATTCATACCTTTGTGACGCATTAGCGTTTGGAACATCAGAGTCAATGGATAGATATTTCAGTATTTATAACAATTTAGAAAACTTGATTAGACAATATGGCAATATACCAGAAATTATTATGTTCCATCATATGAACAATTCTGATATAAAGTTTAAATTGGTTGATATCGATTATAGTTTTATATTATCAAAGTGTAATACGTTTGCTATTTGTGGGGATTCTAGCTCTGGTAAGAGCACTTTAAGTAATATATTAAAATCTGCGTTTGATGACTCTTTTGTTTTAGAATGTGACAGATATCATAAATGGGAGAGGAATGATACAAATTGGGAGAACACCACACACTTAAATCCAAATGCGAATTGTATCACTAAAATGCAAGAAGACGTATTCAATTTAAAAATTGGAAATCATATTTACCAAGTAGACTACGATCATTCTAATGGTAAGTTTACAGATAAAAAACAAATAACGCCTTCAGACAATCTAATTGTGTGTGGGTTGCATAGTTTATATGGACAACAAAATTCAGTGTATGACCTTAAAATATTTATGGATACTGATAGAAAGTTGCGAAGTAAGTGGAAAATTAATAGAGATGTGAAAGAGAGAGGACATACCATAGGCAACGTTTTAGATTCTATAAAAAAAAGAGAAAGTGATTACGATTTGTATGTAGCACCACAAAAAAACTATGCTGATGTGATAGTCAGGTTTTTCTCTTGTGAGGAAATAGACTTAAACAATCCACAAAAAATTGAAGATTTGAGTTTGGAAATTTCGATAGACGATAAATACAATATCGATAAAATAATTAGATTTTTCGTGCAGTTAAACGTTCCTATTACAATAGAAAAACAGGAGAAAAACACTAAATTGTGTTTTTCTGAATATAAAAAGGTGAAATTGTTCGACATGAAAAAAGATATCAACACATACACGTTTTACGATTATATTGCTTTTACTATTATTAACATGTTGAAAAAATGATGCCAACGTTATAATTAGGACAGTATTACAATAATATGAATAACGAAGACCATTTAAACAAGATAAGCAACGAGAATAAGCTGAACGATATAGGACAAAACATTTACGATAAATTCAACAGTTTTATTTTTTCTGATGATCTTAAATTGTTGGGAAAAATGTTGCACAGGTTCGAATTTTTTATGAAGACTAAACATCTTCCGGGAGATATCGTAGAGGTTGGAGTGTTTAAAGGTTCTGGTGTAGCTAGTTTCTCTAAATTTATAGAGGTTTATTGTGGAAACTCGAATAAAAAGGTTATAGGTTTTGATATTTTCAATACTGTAGAAGCAGAAAATATTTTGGATAGAGATGCAGTTAAAGACAAAGAAAACATGAAAGTAGTGTATGACAGAGTGGATGCTAACGATCTCACTTTGGAATCTGTTAAAGATAGGTTGTCTAAAGCTGGAATTCCAGAAGATAAATACAAGTTAGTGAAAGGAGATGTAGAGGCAAGTCTTCCTATGTTTCTACATGATAATCCCGGATTTAGAATATCTTTGTTATATATAGACGTAGACTTGGATAGACCGACATATAACACGTTGACTCACTTATGGGATAGGGTTTTGCCGGGTGGAGCAATATTGTTCGACGAATATGAGTATCATAAATTCAGTGAAAGTGTTGGCGTTGAAAGGTTTTTAAAAGAGAGACAAATTGAATACAGTTTAATATCTACAGATTGGATAGCACCAACTGCATATATTATCAAAAAAGGATTTTAACATGAAAGTTATATATGTAGATATAGACGAGACTATTTGCAATACTCCACAACCAAGAGATTATAGTAAAGCAGTTCCCATAAAAGAAAACATAGAAAAAATAAACAAATTATATGACGAAGGACATACTATTGTATATTGGACTGCTCGCGGAAGTAAAACACAAATAAACTGGTATGATTTAACGAAAAAACAGTTGATAGAATGGGGAGCGAAACACAATGAACTCAATGTCACAAAGCCATTTTACGATATGTTTATAGACGATAAAACAAAAAGAATAGAAGAGATATGAAAATAATATCACATAGAGGTAATATCACAGGGAGAAAAATAGATCGAGAAAACGCTCCATCATATATAGATTCTGCTATATCGTCTGGTTATGAGGTTGAAGTTGATATAAGATATATCAAAGGTTCTTTTTGGTTGGGCCACGACTTTGCGACTTTTGAAGTGTCTGATACTTGGATTAAAAAAAGAAAGAACTTGCTATGGTTTCATTGCAAGGATTTAGAATCTGCGATAGCGTTAAGCAACGTGGACGAAAAAATAACCTACTTTTGTCATGCTAATGATCCTTATACTGTAATAAGCAATGGGTTTATTTGGGTTCATGAATTGTCATATGCAGTAAATAATAAATGTATAATACCTTTATTAACAGAATCTTCTATTCACGATGGTAATCTGTATGAAGCTGGAGGAATATGCACAGATTTCGTTAACATTGCAAATACTATATGGACGAATTAATAAATTTTTCAAAAAGGCTTTCTCCGTTTGTTGTTGGTGTAGAGGGAAATATTTCAGCCAGCATAGGAGATAAGATAATAATAAAAGCTAGTGGGACAGACCTTAGAAATCTATCTTTAAAAGACTTGACAGAATGTGATCTAGACGGAATCCCCACCAGAAAAGATAGTAAAAAGCCTAGTATCGAATTAGGCTTTCATAAGTGGCTTTTGAGTCAAAATAATATTAATTATGTAGCTCATACACATCCTGTTAATACGTTAAAAATTTTGTGTAGTTCTTGCGTAGAAAACTTTTCACAGATTAGGTTATTTCCAGATCAAATAGTTTTTAATGGGAAAACATCTTGTGTTGTGAATTATGCCAATCCGGGAATAGAACTGCTTGAGGAGATTATATCAAGTGTTGACCAATATACTAGAATTGAAGGCGTTTTTCCAAAACTGATTCTATTGAAGAATCATGGTATAATTTGTGCAGCCTCTACTATTAATGAATGTGTTATAGCGACAGAGATATGTGAAAAATCTGCTGAAATATATATAGGGGCCAAATCACTAGGAAACGTTAATAGAATTGTAATTAACAATATTGAAAGATTGACCAACGATAAAAATGAAACATATAGACAAGAGCTAATCAGAAATTCTTGATGTTAATTGTTTTGGAGTTTGTTGACTTTCATGGTATATGTGATAAAATATAAAATATAAAAGATGAAAGATAAAATTTTAATTTGGCCCGATGAAGTGTCTTCTAATACCTGTTTAGGTGATAGGTTGTTAGATACTATGCTGCTTTCAGCCTTGGCCAAACATCTAAATGCTGATTTATATTTTAATTGGAAGGATTGTCCATTTACAATAGGTTCTATTGGAGAACCTATGTATCATCAAAGAGATGGAGTTTTTAAAAAATGGGACAGAGTTAGATATGAAGACTATAGATTTGAAAATTTCACGCAATACTTCAATCTGCCGAAAAACGTGAAAATAAACGAGCCTATAATACCTATAGCCTCGTTATCAACGAGATACCATTTTTGGGCTGGTCTTGGGGGAATGTCTTCACCTAAAGAATTTCAAATGACTCATTTGACAAATATGTGCAGTTTCGAAGAATTTGAAAATATTTTTATTGAAACTATGAGGGAGTTTACCCCAACAGACAGAATGTTGAATTTGGTTAGAGATGTTCCGAAACCTTATGCATCAGTGCATTTAAGGCGAACTGATAAAATAAGTGCTCTAGCGGACAATAAAACCAATATAAAATATGAAAATCTTTTAGATTTAAATACGAGAACGCAAGAGGCGATAGATAAATTGTGCAAACATGAAGAGTATATATATTTTTCTTCGGATGATCAAGAAGAAATAGATTTGTATCATAACAAATACAAAAACCACATTCCACATATAAAGGATTGCACTCCGATGGAAAAAACCTATGTTGACCTATATATTCTTGCTAATAGCCAAAATATAATACTTTCACAAGTTCATTCCAATTTTTCTATATTTGCATCTTATATCAATAATGCCAATTTGATATATTTATATGATGATTGTAGGATAGTAGAAGGCAAATTTAAAGACTCTAAAAACTTTATATATTATAAAGACTTGGTATAATATGATATACAATAAATCAAAATTGTCAGAATTTGAGAGTGAAGTGGCTGAAAAATATAATGCCTCCCTTATTAAGGCACCAGTTCATTTATATGACGGCAATGAAGAACAAATAATCAAGGTTTTTGAAAACATTGATGTTGAAAACGATTGGGTTTTCTGCACATGGAGATCACATTATCAATGTTTACTGAAAGGGGTTTCTAGAGAGAAGCTTATGACTGACATAGTAAATGGTGCATCTATATCACTATGTTATCCTGAAAACAAGATATACTCATCTGCTATAGTCACAGGAAACCTACCAATAGCAACTGGCGTAGCCTTAGATATAAAGCTAAAAAAGCAGAAGAATAAAGTATGGTGTTTTATTGGTGATATGACATCAGAAACTGGTGCCTTCTTCGAAAACTGGAAATATGCAGTCAATTTCGATCTACCGATTACATACATAATAGAAGATAACAGAAAATCAGTTTGCACGGATACATTAAAAACTTGGGGGTCAAGCGAGTTATTTTTCAGACATGAAACGCGAAAAATAATATACTACGAATATAAAACTAAATATCCACATGCTGGAGCGGGTAAGAGAATACAATTTTAAACATGAAATATTTTGAAGAATTGAAAAGATCGATGGAATGGTTGGGAAACAAGCCAGATACTTTATTTATCGGACAAGCTGTTGCATATGATGGCACGGCTATTACGAATACGTTAAAGGGTGTAAACAGTGACAAATTAATTGAAATGCCAGTAAATGAGGATATGCAGATGGGCATCACATTAGGTTTAGCATTGAACGGCACAGTTCCGATTTCAATATTTCCAAGATGGAATTTTCTACTCTTGGGTGCAAACCAATTAGTCAATCATATAGACAAAATAAATATAATGTCAAAGGGTGGGTATACACCTAAAATAATTATAAGAGTTTCAATCGGATCACAAAGACCTATACACCCACAACATCAACATATATCAGATTTTACCGCTAGTTTTAAGGGGATGTGTGATTTTGTGGATATAATAAGGCTGGATGAAGCACATCAAATTTTTAGTGCATATGAACATGCATACACCAGAACAGATAATCGACCAACGGTTTTAGTTGAATGGGGGGACTACTATAACGAAAAATGAAATTAAATGTCACATATCCAAAAATAGATTTTAGCAAGCTTAAAAATAAAACAGTTCTTATTACTGGAGCCTCTGGATTAATAGGGATAAACATGTTAAATTCTATTAAGTCTGTTAAAGATGAATACAACATAACAATTCACACGAAAACTAAAAACTCGTGTTCTATGTTTGATGATATTTTTTCAGGGTGTAATAATACTATAGTAGACGAATCCTATGATGAAGGCGAAGAAGACATAAAATTTGACTGTATTATACATGCATGTGGATATGGACAACCTTTGAAATTCTTAACTAGAAAAATAGAAACGTTATATATAAATACTTTTCATACTGTAAAGTTGATAGAAATGCTGAAACCAGATGGAATATTCTTGTTTATAAGTTCTAGTGAAGTTTACAATGGACTCATAAAGAATGAAGTAACCGAAGAAGATATTGGGATAAGTAGTATAGATCATCCTAGAGCAGCATATATAGAGGGGAAAAGATTGGGGGAAGTGATATGTAACATATATCGTGAAAAATTTCCAAATATTAGAGTGGCACGTTTGAGTCTATCATATGGGCCGGGAACAAAAATTGGGGACACTAGAGTTGTGAACACATTAATCAATAACGGACTGACTAGAGACACTATAGAATTGCTAGATGATGGAACAGCTTCAAGAACATTTTGCTACATTTCAGACGCTGTGGAAATGCTATGGAATGTTGCACTCAACAGTAAAGACTTCATTTATAATGTCGGAGGTATATATACATGCAGCATACTAGATTTGGCAGAAACAATAGGACAGTGTTTAAATAAGCCTATCGTATTACCCGAAGTAGATAGGGGTCTTGAAGGTAGTCCTAAAAACGTTAGATTATCAATTGATAAATATGTTAAAGAATTCAACAAATACGACTTTGTTGAAATAGAAAAAGGGGTGATTGAAACGATAAAATGGCAAAGACACTTAAACGAAAATGAAAAAAATTAATCTCATAAATGATACTATTGACGAGTCAGATATAGCGTCTTTAACAAAATGGTTGTCTACAAACCCGCGACTAACCAAGGGAAGTATGACCATAGAGTTTGAAAGGGAATGGTCTAAATGGTTAGGGAGAAAATATTCAGTGTTTGTAAACTCTGGTTCTTCGGCAAATCTAGCAATGGTATATACATTGATGTTATCCAAACGATTGAAGAATGATAAGATAATCGTTCCAGCCGTGTCTTGGGCTACAACGGTAGCACCAATAATACAACTAGGATTGAAGCCTATACTATGTGAATGCGATAAAGAAACATTAGGGTTAGATATTGAATGTTTTAAATCGCTGATTGAGAAACATAAACCAGCGGCAGTAATGATAGTTCACGTTTTAGCTTTTCCATCTAAGATGGCAGAAATAATTAAAATATGTGAAGAAAATGATGTAATTTTAATAGAAGATTCGTGTGAATCTATTGGTTCAACATATAACAATATTAAAACTGGAAATTTTGGGGTCATGAGCACGTTTTCGTTTTATTACGGTCATCACATATCAACAATAGAAGGTGGAATGATTTCCACAGATGATAAAACTCTTTATAATCTTCTATTGTCGGTTAGATCGCATGGATGGGATAGAGATTATGACGAACAATCACAGAACACTATAAGAAAAAACTATAATATAGACCCCTTCAGTTCTTTGTTTACGTTTTATGTTCCGGGGTTCAATATAAGATCAACAGATTTACAAGCATTTATAGGAATAAACCAGATTGGAAAAATAGACGCATTATCAGAAAAAAGATGTCAAAATTTTCAGTTGTATGATAGCCTTATACAAAACACCTTCTGGAAAGTGAAGAATTTAGATTGTTGCTTTTATTCCAATTTTGCATATCCAGTAATATCGCCAAATAAAGCAGATATAATAAAAGAACTTAGGATGAATAATGTAGAATGCCGCCCCTTAGTATGCGGCAACATAGGACTTCAACCATTTTGGAAAGATATTTACGGAGAAACTAATTTTGAATTTGCAAACATAATTCATAATTTAGGGCTTTATGTCCCAAATCACAACAATATAACAAGAGATGATATCATCTTAATAAGTAAGATAATAAACAAACATACACATGAATAAACTATTAGTTACTGGATCGAATGGATTAGTGGGGTCTAAAATTGTCGCAGACGTTAATATAGGGCGAGAATATGATCTTAAAAGTATAAAAGATACTAATGATATGTTCTCCAAACATAAACCCACACATGTCATTCATTGTGCTGGAAAGGTAGGAGGATTAGGAGGAAATATGAATTTTATGGGGGAATATTTTTACGATAATATCAACATAAATACTAACGTTATAGAATCTGCTAGAACACATAATGTCAAGCGACTTATAGCTTTTCTATCCACTTGTATATTCCCTGAGATTGTAGAATATCCATTAACGGAAAAGAAAATACACTTGGGAGAACCGAGTAATACTAATTATGGGTATGCATATGCAAAAAGAATGGCAGATATACAAATTAGAGCATATAGAGAACAGTATGGGGTAGAATATAGCTCTGTAATACCTACTAACATATACGGCCCAAATGACAGGTTTTCCTTAAAAACTGGCCACGTTATTCCGATGCTAATACACAAACTATATCTCGCACAGAAAAATAAAACCGATTTCACGATTTGGGGCGACGGTAAATCTATGAGAGAATTTATATACTCTAAGGACGTTGCTGAATTATCAGAATGGGCAGTATATAATTATAATGATAGCGAGCCTTTAATTTTGAGCACATCACAAGAGATTTCTATTATGGATTTAGTAGATTTGCTAGTTAAAGAGTTCAACTTTAAAGGTGAAGTAGTATTTGACACTAGTAAACCCAACGGTCAAAAAAGGAAACCCTCTGATAACAGTAAACTGATGAGCTATTTACCAAATCTTAAATTCACTAGGATAGAAGACGGCATTAAAGAAACAGTTGAATGGTTCATTAAAAACTATGAAACAGCTAAAAAATAACATACAATTAATAATTCCAATGTCTGGTATCGGAAAGAGATTTGTAGATGCTGGATATACAAACCCTAAGCCACTTATAGAAGTAGATGGTAAACCTATAATACAACATGTTATAGAAATGTTTGATGGTATTACAGATGTAACGTTTATATGTAATGAGAAACATTTATCAGAAACCAATATCAGGGATGTATTATATAAAATATGCCCAAACGGTAGAATCTTTTCTGTTCCGAATGAAAACAGAAAAGGCCCGGTAGACGCAGTAAATCAAATTTCCGATTCTATAGACGATTCTAAAGAGGTTATTGTGAGTTATTGTGATTATGGCACGGTTTGGGATTTTAACAGTTTTCTAGACGTTGCATCAACTGGTTATTATGATGGCATTATACCATGTTATACAGGATTTCACCCACACATGCTAGGATCAGACAATTACGCTTTTTGTAGAGAAGAAAATAAAACATTGTTAGAAATTAAAGAGAAGGAGTCTTTTACTGATAATAAAATGAATGAATATGCTTCAAATGGCGCATATTATTTCAAATCTGGCGCATTAATGAAAAAATATTTCAAAGAATTGGTAGATTTAGATATCAATTTGAAGGGCGAGTATTATGTTAGTTTAGTATATAATTTGTTATTGCGAGATAACTTAAATGTTGGCATCTTCGAAATTGAAAAAATGCTACAATGGGGAACACCACACGATTTAACAATGTATAATTTCTGGATGAGTAATACCAAACAGGAGCTATCAAAACAGATCAACGCAAAAAACCCCCCAAACACTACTTTGATACTGCCTCTTGCTGGCAAAGGCTCTAGATTTTCGGAGCAAGGTTATTATGACACCCCTAAACCTTTAATACCAGTAGATGGGGAACCTATGATATTAAAAGCTGTTGGGTGCTTGCCTGTATGTGAAAAATCTGTTTTCATATGCCTGAATGAACATCTTGAGAATTATCCCGTTGAACTAGAACTTAAAAACCGTTTCGGTAATGTTTCTATTGTAGGAATCGAAGACACTACTGAGGGACAAGCTTGCACCTGTGAAATCGGAATACAAAAAATGCACGTAAATCTGGACGATCCGATTCAAATATCTGCGTGCGATAATGGTGTGATATATGACGAAAAAGAATATCAATGTCTCGTTGATGACGAAAGCATAGATGTTATAGTTTGGTCATTTAGAGACAATCCAACCAGTAAAATATCCCCTAATATGTATTCTTGGTTGGAAGTAGACGATGAAAATAACATAACAAAGGTGAACTGTAAAAAATTCGTTGGAGACGATCCTTTACGAAATCATGCTATTATAGGAACAATGTTCTTCAGAAAGGCTAAATACTTCATGGATGGATTGAAAGAAAACCGTGATTTAAACATTCGCACCAATAATGAATTTTATGTTGATGAGATTATAAATAGAAATATAAAGGCGGGGTTGAAAGTTAAAGTTTTTCAGTCTAAATCGTATATATGTTGGGGAACCCCAAATGATCTAAAAACGTATAATTATTGGAACGAATACGCATTTTACAAATAATGAAACATTTTCATGACTATATAGACGGATGGTTTGATTTTGGAGACTTCTACTTAGAAGTTGTAGAAAACTATATTGGAGAAAACGGCATTTTCGTGGAAGTTGGTGCTTGGCTAGGTAAAAGTCTTTCTTGTTTAGGGGTAGAAGTTATAAACAGTAAGAAAAACATTAAGATATATAGTGTAGATACTTGGAAAGGAAGTGAAGAGCACAAAACTGTTGATGGTTGTCGAAGTTACGAAGTTTTCAATGCTGTAAAAAACGATACACTGTTTGACATGTTCTGGAAAAATATTGACCCTATAAAAGATGTTGTCACACCAATAAAGCTTTCATCTGTTGAAGCCGCTAAAACATTTGAAGACAATTCTATCGATTTCATATTTTTAGATGCTTCTCATAAATATTCTGATGTTAGGAACGATTTAAATGCTTGGTATCCTAAAATTAAAAAAGGTGGTATATTTGCAGGTCACGATTATGGGTGGGACGAAGTTAAAGCAGCACTTGAAGAGTTTGGTAGTATTAATAATATAACAATTTATCCTAAATCTACTTCTAGTTGGATGTTTACAGTCTAGATTTTTTGAAAATCCTTGATATAATAGTCACATGCGTAAAGTAACATTCAAATCCTTGTCAATAAGGAATTTCTTATCTGTTGGTGATTCTCCTGTGGTCATAGACTTCAAAGACGGTATAAATCTTATAACAGGGAGAAACCTAGATAAACCAGATGCTAAAAATGGCGCAGGTAAATCTACAATAATTGATGCTTTATACTTTGCATTGTTCGGCACAACTATAAGGGAGTTGAAAAAGGATTTGATTGTCAATTCTATAAATAAAAAGAATTGCGAAGTAGAACTTTCAATCGCAATAGAAAACGGAACGGAAACGGATGAATACCTGATTAAAAGGAAGATAAATCCTTCTAAATGTGAATTGTATTTAAATGGTGTAGATGCGACAAAATCCACAATTGCTAACACAACCGATTTTATTCAGAAACTTGTGAAATCATCTGGAGAAGTATTTAAAAATTCTGTTATTATGACTATTAATAACACAACACCGTTTTTAGCACAAGATAAAATAGAAAAGAGGAAATTCGTTGAAAATGTGGTGAATTTGGAAGTGTTTTCATCCATGCTTAAATCTGCTAGAGATGAATATAACGAATTGCGAAGAACTTATGAAACTATCTATACTAGAAGAGATACATTATCACAATCACATGAGTTGAATAAACAACAATTGTCTTTATTTGAGGGGAATAAACAAAGGAGAGTTAAAGACTTACAAGAAAAAATAGATTCTGGATTGGCTAATATAGAAACCCTTAAAAAACAACTAGTGTCGATTCCTGACGATTTTGAGTCTTTAATAGGAGATAAAAAGAAAACCTTGAAAGAATCTTTGGCTAGTATAGATTTAGATTATAAAAATATATTGGAAGAGTCTTCTAACATCAAAGCTGAAATAAAGCAAGTAAACACCCAAATAAACGCTATAAACCAAAAAAGTTCTAGTTGTCCTACCTGTAAGAGAATGTATGAAAACGATGATAGCGAGCATCGTGAAGCCATTAAAAAGGATTTGAAGGAAAATCTAGACGGTCTATCAGTAAAAGAATCGGAAATAAAGAAAAAATTCGAACCTTTTGTTGAAAAAAGAGAGGATATTAATAAAAAATTGGAAAAATTAGATTCCGCCATTTCAGACATAAAAAGTAAAATATCCAACAATGAAAAAATAGAGGATAAAATAGGATATACAAAAGACACAATAGAGTCTTATCGGAAAGATATATCCAAGATAGAAAAGGAATCTAATGAAGTGTTGGAGAAAACGGTTAAGGATACTGAAATAAAACTGTCGGAATATAAAACAGAACTTGAGACAATGGATAAAAACCTTAACATTTTAGATTGTATCAAATTTGTTGTTTCAGAAGAAGGGGTTAAATCATATATAGTTAAAAAGATACTTGCAGTTTTAAACCAGAAAATGTTTTACTATCTTCAAAAGTTTGAAGCTAATTGTATATGTAAATTTAACGAGTTATTTGAAGAAGAAATAGTGGATGACAGAAAAGAATCTAAATCCTATTTCAATTTCTCTGGTGGAGAAAGAAAGAGAATTGATTTAGCGTGTCTATTTGCCTTTTTGGATATTAGAAGAATGCAAGGGGATGTTTCCTTCAGCACAACTTTTTATGACGAACTTTTAGATTCTTCTTTGGATGATAGAGGTGTTGAATTAGTGTTAGAGGTTTTGCGAGATAGAGTAGACCAATTTAAAGAAAATGCTTACATTGTAACTCATAGAGGATCAGCTATTACTAGCAAAGTTGACAACACTATATGCATCGAGAAGAAGAACGGTTTTAGTAATTTAATAGAAATATAAAAATATGTGGTAGCAATTTAATATGTAGTTGTATAAATAACACAACTTATGAATTACATGTCGGCAAAGTCGGGGATAAATAACATATTGGGATCGCCTATAGGAATTCCTACTGTAGGAATGGGACTAGGAAGTTCCATGTATCACGCTATTAAACAAACCCCCAACGTAGAAATGCCAAGTATTCCAGTTCCGGGAGATGGCTTGCCTAGGGCGATAAACTTCCTAGCTGATTACGGAGGATGCTCGTGGTATCGCTGTATGGCACCAAATTTGATGTTGAATCTGTATAACAAGGCAGTAATCATGGAATCCACTACGATGATTTTAGATGAAAGATTTTACAGCGGAGTGAAAGCAGTTAAAATTCAAAGACAAGCTACTCCGATACAAAAAGAGTTTGTTAAACTATTGAAAAATTATTCTAACAAGTATGGTTTTAAACTGATTTACGAAATTGATGATATAGTTTTCAGAGAGGATATTCCAGATTATAACAGAAACAAAGATGCATTCGTTCCAGATGAAATTAGAAATAGTATAGTGGACATTTTAGAAATGACGGATGAAATAACAGTGACATGTGATTTCATGGCAGATTATTTTAAGAGTAAAACCAGAAACAAAAATGTCACAGTAATACCTAATTATTTGCTGAAGTGGTGGTTTGATAGATATTACAATCTTGGAGATATGGTTAAGAATTTTGAAAAGAATAAGAAAAAGCCGATTGTTTCTATTTTTGCATCAGGGACACATGTTGATGTAGCAAATCGCGTAAACCAGAAAGACGACTTCGAAGCGGTTGTTCAGGCGATAATAAGAACCAGAAAAGAATACCAGTGGCAATTCTACGGTTCTTATCCATTACCTTTAAAACCTTTTATAGATAATGGAGACATAAAGTATGTTCCTTGGGTTGACCTAGCTGAATTCCCTGAAGCGATGGCTAAGTCTGGAACACAATTAGCATTTGCCGCTTTACAGAAGAACAATTTTAATTTTGCTAAGTCAAACATTAAGCTCATCGAAGGAGGAGCTTTAGGAATTCCAGTGGTTTGCCCTGATATGGTAACATATAAAGATGCTATTTTAAAATATAACACTGGTGACGAATTCATCGATCAGGTGAAATATGCATTGAAGGATCAAACACGTTATGCAGATTTAGTTAAAAAATCAAGAGCCATAGCGGATAATTATTGGTTGGAGGATTCTCAGAATCTGATGAAGCACCACGAAGCATACTTTACTCCATATAAATCTCAAAATAGAAAGTATTTGAGTGAAATACCATACAATTTATAACGATTTGACTTCCTATACTACTTTGATATAATCGCTGAAGCATATGTATAGAAACGCCTATTATAATTATAAATCTAAAAGTATATTCCTCAGAACTTGGAATACTGAAGGTGACAGGATTGACTTAGAGATTCCATATCAGCCATATCTATACGTAGAAAGTGATGCAATTAAAGACGGTGTTTCCATTTTCAATACATCTTTACGTAAAATTGATTTCGAGGACTCTTATAAACGAAAGGAGTTTATGGAAAAAAGTGGTCATAAACACAGATTTTTCTACAGTCTTCCTCCAGATCAACAATTCTTAATTGATTCGTATTTTCATAAAATTGACGATAAAAGTTTCAGTCAATTCCCCCTGAAAATATTTAATATTGATATAGAAACTAAATGCAACAAATATTCAAATAAACATATAGTTCAACTGAAAAGTAATGGTGAAAGAACCTTCACTTCAACTGTGGAAAATCTTTTGAGTTATGATAACGCAGAACATCTTGTATATGATGAAGAATGTAAGGAATGGATTAAAATAAATGGCAGTTGTTATTTGAAGCAGACATTCCCAAATCCTGACATAGCACAATATCCAATATTGTTAATAACCGTTCACGATTCTATCTCTGATACATATCATACATGGGGAGAAGGAGAATATACACCAAAATTGAAAAATAGCGTATATCATAAATGTGATTCAGAAGTTGATTTGTTGAGTGGGTTTCTGGATTTTATGCGAGATGATTACCCTGATATCATCACTGGATGGAACATTGTAGGATTCGATATTCCATATTTAGTAAACAGGATTAAAAGTGTGATTAGTGAAGGTGCTATGCTGAAGATTTCTCCAGTTGGTAGAATATATTCCACAAGAACCAACAACGGATTTGGAAAATTTTTCGAGAAGTGGACTATTCTAGGTTTGTGCGTGTTAGATTATATGATGTTATATAAAACCTTTTCTAGAGAAAAGCGTGAATCATACAACTTGAATTATATAGGAGAAGTTGAATTGGGTAAAGGGAAATTGGAAATAAACGCTACTAACTTGTCATTGTTAGCTTATAGTGATTGGGAAAATTTTGTAGATTATAACATTCAAGACGTTAATCTGGTAGTAGAACTGGAAGATAAATTGAAATATCTTCAGATTGCGAGATTGATGTCTTATCAAGGATGTTCTAATTTTGAACAAGCTTTGGGCAAGGTTAAATTGGTCGAAGGCGCAATAGCAATCCAAGCTAAAAAACAAGGATTTATAATACCAACGTTTGAGCCTAATATTGACGGTGCTTTACTGGGTGGATATGTTAGAGAAGCGGTAACGGGTCTTCAGGAGGCGATAGTATCGTTTGATGCTAACAGTCTATATCCTAACACCATAATAACATTAAACATATCACCTGAAACAAAAGTCGGTAAGATCATAAACCATCCAGATTTTAATAATCCAGAAGATGTAGTAGAACTGGTTTTAGTAAACAGAAAAGTTCATAAGATACCAGTTAAAAAGCTGAAGCAGTTTTTAACGTTGGAAAAAATGTCATTATCCAAAGCGAATATTTTATATTCACAGAAGAATAAAGGGGTGATACCACAATTAGTAGATGACATGTATGCCAAACGTGTTGATGCTAAGAACAGGGGAAAAGTATTGAGTAAAATAAAGAAGAAGAACGCTGAAGAAAAGGCTGAAGAGTTTTATTTGGATATTTTGCAATACACTATAAAGATTTTTTTGAATTCTATATATGGTGTGTTTGCAAATAATTATTGTATATTTGCTGACATAGATGCTGCTAGATCGATCACTGAAACTGGTCAGTGGGTAGTGCAAGAAGCGGGAAACTTGGGGGATAAATTTGCAAAAGAAAATTACGATATAGAAAAGAGTATAATCGTATATGGGGACACGGATTCGGGATATTTTACGATTGCACCCATCCTGAAAAAATTGGGTGTTAATTTGCTTGATTCAGAGTCGAATATAACTAATGAAGCAATGAAAGTTGTTAATGATTTAGACGAATATCTGAACAGAAACATAAACGAGTTAGCTAAAGAGCAACTATATACATTAGATTCTAGATATGTATTTAAAAGGGAAGTAATTGCCGATTCTGGAACTTTCTTGATGAAGAAAAATTACATTTTACATATCAACGATGAAGAAGGTAAAAAGGTAGACAAATTTAAATATGTTGGTGTTAAGGTAGCAAAATCGACAATATCTAAAACCATTAAAACAGGAATTAAAAAGGTGGTTGAAGTAGCATTGACCACTAAAGACGAGAAAAAAACTAATGATGCTTATAAACAAGTATATGAAGAGTTTAAAAATTTGAATATTGATGAAATGGCTTTTAGAACAGCAGTTCACAATTTAGATAAGTTCGCTAAAACTTCATCGCTTCAAAAATTTGAATCTGGTAGTCCAGTTCATGTTAAAGCCAGTATAGCGTATAATATATTACTGAAACAGCTTAAAATAGATGATAAATATGAAGGTATTGCATCGGAACAGAAAATTAAATGGTTCTACGTGAAGAAAAACCCATATAATTTAAACGGCATTGCTTATACAGGAAAATACCCAACAGAATTCAAATTGCAGGTTGATATAGATACAATGTTCGTCAAATTAATGGCACAAGAACTAGAACGTGTGTATGAATGTATTGGTTGGAGAATACCAGATTTGAAAAACGAAGTTGAGACGAATTTAATGGATTTATTTTCACTCTAAGACTTGAAAAATGATAATTTTATGGTAAGATACAATCTGAACATATGGAACCAACATTAACAACATTACTAGACAGTCTACAAAGAACAATCATCGGAATTGAGAATACTTCTTTATCAACCGATAAAACATTAGCAATAACCAATCCTGCTGTGATTCACATCATGCCAGATGAAAGAACTGGACAAATAAGACTTCAGATTCTGCCACTCTTCTTCAAGGAGTTTCAGGCTGATAAAGAAGCAGATACCATTGTTCATTATAACAGAAATATAATCTCGCTGTATGCACCTATTGTATATGACTTTAAGGTTGCTGCACAATACAAGCAGATGTTTAATCCATCTCCTATAATCACACCCAAACAAACAGGAAATGATACACCGATAATAAAATTGTTCGACGATAACAATTAATAAACTTAAAGAAGACGGAAAATAAAAGGGTGGTGGATAATAACCCCACCACCCTTTTTCAATATTAGGTTATTACAAAATTATATATTATGGCAAAAAAAGAAAAAGACGACTTATCAGGGTTCAACAGCATCTTTGGTGATGTTGACAAGATGAATCCTGACGCAGAAACATTAGATTCTACTACATTATCTACGCCTGATGGGTTTATATCTACTGGATGTTATGCATTGAATGCGATCATATCAGGTTCTCTATATGGTGGAATTCCTACAGGAAGAATAACAGGATTTTCGGGGCCAAGTCAAACTGGTAAGACATTTATCATGAATAAAGTCATAGCCAACGCTCAAAAAGATGGATATGTAGGAGTTATTTGGGATTCTGAGGTTGCAGTAGATAAAAAAGGGGCAGTAGCAGTCGGTGTTAATCCCAAGAGAGTGAAGTATTACCCAATAGAAACCATCGAAGAGTGTCGAAACCAGATTAGTAAATTTTTAGATAATATCATAAAATCTAATGATGAAAATCCAGAAAACAGAAAGAGGAATAAATTTATTATATCTATAGATTCTTTGGGTAATTTGGCGTCTGCTAAGGAAATTAAAGATGCTGAAAACGATAAAAGTGCATCTGATATGGGACAACGAGCAAAAGCTATTAAGTCTATGATGAGAGCATTGACTTATAAAGCGGCTAAAGCAAGAGTTCCTATAATGTTTAGTAACCACATATACGATGGAATGGAAATGTATCCAACTCTAGTAAAGACTCAGAGTGGAGGTAAGGGGCCAGTTTATTTGGCTTCTGTGTTGGTTCAGTTGAGCACTAAACAAGAAAAAACCTCGGAGAATCCAGACGAGAACTCTATAGCTATATCTCATAATGTTTCAGGTGTTACATTAGGAGCGTTAACAGTGAAAAATAGATTCATACCATCGTTTTTAAAGACTGAATTATATTTAAATTTTCAAACTGGATTAGACCCATATGCTGGATTGTTTGATATAGCTGAAGCGTTTGAAGTAATTAAAAAGGAAGGAAGATCATATTCTTATAATGGTGAATCGTTAGGATTTAGAAAGAATATCGAGAAGAACGCTGAAATATGGGAGAAAATAATGCCAGAATTGGAAAAGGTTCTAAACGATAAATTGAGATATGGTGGAGAGAAAGCGTTAGTATCGACCACAATTAAAGACGAGTTGGATGAATTGGACGAAGATGGAGACGGTGTTGAAGATGAGGCATAAATATGATTCCTAAAAAAGAAGAGCCTAAGAAATTAGATTATGAATACTATGAATTAGTTATAATAGTTAATGCCCTTAAAAATAAGGAATACTTATCTGCTATAATAGATCACGTAGATTTAGAATATTTTAAGGATGCTAATAATAGAGAATTCATAAAAAACATTTTCCGTTTTTTTGTGGAGAGAGGAGAATGTCCAGCATTGGAAGAGTTAAAGTCGAGGTTATCTACAACAGAAGATAAAAATTCTTATAAAAACGTAATAACTAAAATATTAACACAGAAACTTCTCAGTGTAGAATTTAATAAAGAAGAACTTTTTGCTAATACTGAAAAGTTTCTGAAAGATAGAGGTTTATACAAAACCATTGATACTGCCGCTGAACAACACACATTAGGCGTGATAGATTTAGATGAAACTCTAAAATCCATTGAAAAAATTTATGCTATTTCTCTCCAAGAAAGTTTAGGTCATTGGTATTTTGAAGACGTTGAAAAACACATCACAGATTTAACAACGACATATCATCCTATCCCTACAGGATGGAATAGTTTAGATTCAAGGCTAGAAGGTGGTGTGTTTCCAAAAACTTTAACCTGTTTTATAGGACAAGTTAACGTAGGTAAAAGTATAGTTCTAGGAAATCTGGCAGCTAATATGACACTTAAAGGTAAAAACGTGTTGTTAATATCTTTAGAAATGTCTGAGTTCATGTATTCGAAAAGAATAAGTTCTCAAATATCCCAAATTCCTCATAGCAATCTCAAATTATATTCTGAAGAGTTGAAAAACTCTATTCAGGAAGTGGGGGCCAAACTGAACAGCAAATTAGTTGTTAAGGAATTTCCACCTAAAGCTGTAACAGTAAGGCAAATAGATGCTTACATAAATAAATTAAGACATAATGGATTCAAACCAGATGTTGTAATTATAGATTATTTGAACCTGATAAATCCTTCAACGAAGGGACTCAATTCGTATGAATCCGTTAAGGAAATAGCGGAACAATTGAGAGCACTAGCGTTCAAGTATAATATTCCATTCATTTCAGCCAGTCAATTGAATCGTGCAGGTTTTAATAAAGATAATCCGGGAATGGAAAACATATCTGAAAGTATAGGATTAGCAGCAACATGCGATATTCTATGTTCTATATGGCAATCTGACGAAGATAAAGAGTTGGGGATTTTGAATATGGGTATGCAGAAAAATAGATTCGGTTCTAATTTTGGAAATTGGGCATTTAAGGTTAAGTATGAAACATTGACCATGATCGAAACAAACAAAGATTGTTTTGCGGAGAATTCTACTGATTCTGTTGTTTCAGGTGCTAATGACACTTTAACAAACCTAGAAAACCTAATGGAAGATATAGAATAATTATAAAATATGTCAAATTCTAAAGATATTATATTCACTCACAAAGATTTAGACGGAGTAGCCTCGTATTTAACGTTAAGTTGGATATTGGGATATAAACCGTCTATATACCCCACAACACCAGCAACAATGAGAGAGAATGTTTCGGGTTGGTTGAAGAATAATAAATTCGAGGATTATAGAAAGGTGTTTTTCCTAGATTTAGATACTTCCGATTTAGGTGAAATTATAGATGTTGAGAATGTTGTTATCATAGATCATCATGCCACTAACACATTTGAATATAAGAAGGCTAAAACTAAAATAGAGAATTATACTTCTTGTGCAAAGCTTTTGAAGGATACATTAGGCAAAGAATTTCAATTTACGGATGCTCAAAAAATATTAATAATGTTAGCAGACGATTACGATTCAGCATCTAAAAAAACCCCGTTATCCTATGAATTGAATGTGGTGTTTCATGGCACTAATGACAAGATAAACTCTTTCATAGAGAATTACAGTAAAGGGTTTAAACCTTTCGACAAATTTCAAAAGAATATGATCAATCTTTATATTAATACTAAAGACGAGTTTTTGAATACTAAGAGAGAGGTTTATTCTGGCTTATTGGAAACCAAAGAAGAGAAATATAAAGTGGTTTCCGCTATTTCAAATGATTATATACAGGAATTATCCGAACATCTTTTAAATAAATATGAGTCTGATATAGTATTTATCATAATGCCTAGAGGTGGAAAGGTTTCCATGAGGAAAAAAGACGGTTGCAAGTTAGACTTGTCCAAATTGGCTGAAAAACTGTGTGATGGTGGTGGACATGCTTGTGCTTCTGGTGGTTCAGCAACGACAGAAGCATTCAAAACATTTTCTAAAACTTTGAATTTGATTTAATATTTATATGTGGTTAATTACTACCAACATATGTTAAATGATAAAATATTGGAGAATTTCATAAGCAATAGTGATCCGCTTGATAATATATGTGGCAAAGAATTTATTATCAATGTTTTAAAATTTGGTTCTTATTTATCGATGATAAATAATAAAAGAGTGAATTCGTCCGTTTTGTTTCTAACAATACTTGAAAATTATAGATTACGTGATATATTTGTCGAGATGACAGGTGCAGAATCCGAAAGGGATGCTTTTTTAGGGGTTTTGAAATTATATCCGATTTTGATAAAATCTAAAAACACTAAAAAGTTATTCGAGAAATCTAAGAAACAAAAGAAAACATGACAGAATTAGAAAAAAGAATTTACAATAAGCATATGGCTATTTCCAGATCGATTAGGAAAAAGGCTTATAGACTTAGAGAAAACTTTAAAGATTTTGAAGAGGATTCCAAATATCCATATGTCAAAAAATTAGCAATATTCTTTTCTAGATATCCTGAAGTTAATATGGACATGTATTTTAGCGCACCATATAAACTTTATTTGGATGTTGATTATTTCGATTTACAATACTTTGCATCCCCAAGAGCCATCAAAACATATACTATATATAAACAAGAATTGAGTAAGTTATCTCCTGAACAACATTCTGAAGATGTGAAAAAATCTTTGAGTTTTATCGGTAAATATTGCATATCTAATAAAATACAATTCGATGATTATATTGGATATACTAAAACAGGTATTCATCCAGTTTGGGTATATCATATCAAGAATGGTGATATTAATATATACTCTTTGATGGAGTTTCCGAATATATTAGAGCATCTAAACGAGATTCCAGAAGAAGAACAGCAATTATTTTTCGGTAAAACAAATCAAGATTTTTTCACGTTGAAGACTAATTATATACATTCTAAATTAAAACCTTTTTTGAGGACTGCCTACGAAAAAATTAGAAGTTTTGTAGAAAAAGTTCTTAAAAGCACTTGAAAAACCTAAAAACTAATATACAATACTAACTCAACAATAAATTAAAAATATGACAAACATTAAAACACTACTCGACGCATTTGACGACATTAAAAACTCTGAAGGTGAAAAACAAGAATCTTCATTTAAGGATATCATGAAGTTTCAAGCGGGAAATACATATCTAGTTAGATTGATTCCTAACCTAGCAGAAGGAAGAAAGACAAGATATCACTACTTTCACCACTCATGGACTAGCAACTCCACAGGACAGTTTGTGACGGCTTTATGTCCTACTACATACGGAGAGAGTTGCCCTATAGATAATTACGTATTGAAAATATACAGGAATGGCGACGAGGCAGAGAAATTGGCCAATAAAGCCATTTCAAGAAAGGAAAACTGGATGGTAAACGCATATATTGTTTCTGATCCTGTAAACCCTGAAAATAACGGAAAAATCAAAGTGGTTCGTTATGGTAAAGAGTTAGCTAAGATCATAGACTCTGCTATTAGTGGTGAAGACGCTGAAGAGTTCGGTATTAAAGTTTTTGATGTGCAGAATGGTTGCACTTTAAAGATTAAATGTGAAGCAAAGTCTGCTGTTGCTGGTAAATCTAAATACACCACATATGTTTCTTCTAAGTTCATGTCACCCTCTACACTTGAGGAAATCACAGATGAAAAACTTGCTGAGATTCATGCAGGAGTTATTGACATGACAAAATTCAACAAGAAAAAGTCTTCAGCAGAACTACAAAGAATGTTAGACGAACATTTCTTCTGCACAAAGGATGTTGAAAACACTGAAACGGAAGAAGCTGAAAAAACTGAAGTTAAAGCATCATCCAAGAAAACGAAAACCGAAGAGGCAACTGAATCAGTAGAAACCTCAGAAACAACAGATGTAGATGACGATACTGATGCTAAATTGAAAGCTTTACTTGCAGATTTAACGTAAGCAGTTAAATAAGATATTATGAACGAAGACGATATTGCAGCAGTAATGATGGCAGGATTAGCTAGTGCTAACCTGCGTGAGATAGATAAAAACACCACACAGCAAGCATCTACTGGCCCTGCCAATAAATTAAACCCTCAATCGTTTATAAAAGGGCATCAACCCAAAGTAGACCAACAGAGGCAAATTATACAAGATCAAATAAACAAGGAGGCATTGGAGAGATATCCAATGCCTCCTCCTTCTGTTCCTGTTGAAACACAACAAACAGCACATGCCCCTTTTGTGAATGCAGCACCAATAAATTTAGACCCTAAAACAATGGCTAAAATAGCTGATGCTGCTTTGATTTTTGCTAAAGCTGTAGATAGAGTAAGTAAATCCTTGTGTAATAAACTTGATAAACAAACTGATTCTGTTATACTGTAACGATGAGCGAACATATTATCGTAGAAAAAGAATCTTTCATCGAAAAATTGCTGAATCCTGTTAGTAGACTAGCAGATAATATATGTCTGAATTTAGAATCAGATAATGTTAATACTATATGCAATTCCCAAAATGGTGATGTTGTAGTATATGCAAAAATGGAAATGCAATCGAAAATTGCAGAACCATTGAAATTGAATATACCAGACCTTAAAAAGTTTGTTAGACTTTTAGATTTTGTAGAAAAGGATGTTTTCGAGGTGACTATAAACGATAACAATATATCGTATAAAGACGATGGCAGTTTCAATTTCGTTTATTATCTTTTAGAAGATGGTTATATACCTAAAAACACTTTAAACATAAACAAAATAAATTCTTTAGATTATCAAACCAGTTTCGATTTGACAATATCTAAATTTAATGATGTCATGAAGGGATGTGCAATAACTTCAGATTCTAACAAGTTATATCTTTTCACTAAAGAAGGTAAAGTTTATGCTGAACTTAACGACAGAGAAACACCTAACATAAACAATATAACGTATCAAATATCTACAGAGTTTGAGGGGGATGATATAACAACGCCGATACCGCTTAAATTAGATTCTGTTAGGATGATAAGCGGACTTAAAACATCGAAGATAAAGGTTTCATTTAACAGTAAATTCAAAATAACCATTTTCGAAATCAAAGAAGGTGATGTTTTGATAAAATTCATAATCTCTGCTCTGACTAAATAATATAGTTGAAATAGACATAGAAATTGATAAGTTAATATATTATGGCTAACAAGTTAACAACGTTGGGATACTTTCTTAAAAGATTAAGAGATAGTGGATATTATGCGTTTAAGGTGTTTGATGAGTATGGCGAAAGTGATTCTAGACTTTGGACGATAATAATCGATCCTCAAGTGAGCACTTTATTTTGCACAGCATATTCTGGTGATCCTATTTTCGGAGACAGAGAACCATTTTTAGAGTTAACTGATGGTGGGCAATTTTTACCGCATAAACTAAAGATTAAAACTTTATCTTTTGAAGTTCTGGCGGAATTATTAATGAAATACGGGATCAACAATAAAACCTCAGAATATAATAAAAGGAGAAAGAAATAAACCACCGTTATAGATAAGTAATTATATGCCTAAAGATTCTGAAAATTCTCCAAAGGGTAAAAAAAATAATTCCCTCAAAAAAATATTGAAACCAGAAAAAAAGGTGACTGATAAACTTAGTAAGGTTGAGCCAGAACCTAAAATAATAGACCCTGAGATTCAAAAGCTGATTCAGCAAGCATTCAATCAATTTTACGAGACTGTATCTGTCGAAAACGTAAAAAAAGCGGATATAGCACATTTACACAATATAAACAGGGAGTATTTGAAATGTTATATCACGGTTGGTTACGATTTAACTGACAACAGAGTATTTTTAATGCACGCTGAAAATACAAAGGATAAAGATGCATTAATGGAAAATTTCAGATTCGCTTTTTTCAATATTATGAACAATCAAGCTGGTGATATGAATGATATGAGCGGCGACTGTGATGAAATGTAATTTATGAGTGAGAAAATTGATATAATAACATTCGCGGAAAACTATTTCACGAATGTAAATCTAGATAGAGGTGCAGGAATTATTAAACTTTATCCAGCACAAAAAAGGATATTGAAAAGAATTTCTAATAATCGTTTAAACGCTATTAGATTCCCAAGACAATGCGGAAAGACTACACTGTTGAATATATACGCATTATGGAATTGTATTACGAAAAACGGATGTAATGTTGCAATCACAACAAATACCTATGAACATGCATCACGTTCGTTAAAAGATATTAAGCTTGCATATGATAATTTGCCACATTTTTTAAAGTGTGGTGTATTTAGATATGGTAAAAATGGGATAGTTTTTGATAATCTCTCTTCTATAAAATTTATTTCTAAAACTTCATTGGATTCTAATATCAGAGGATTGCGACCAGATGTATTATTGGTTGACGAAGGATCATTCTATACTGATGATGAATTGGAATCTTTATACCCTCTTTTTACATGCTCTAACGTTTCTATATTCTCAACTGGTAAAATATCGAAATCAAGGTTTCTAAATAAAATTCATAAAAATAAACGCAAAACGGTGTGGAGAAAGGCTAAAATGCGTTGGCAAGATGTTCCTCACAGAGACGAAAAATGGAAAAATGATATGATTAAATGTGTAGGAGGGGAGTCACATTTCGAAGAAGAATTTGAAGTGTGATGTTAAATAAGGTTGTATGTCAGAAGATGACGCAACTAAATTAGAATTGGTAAATGCGGACGATGTTATCAATAACGTTCCGATAAACGAGAGGGATTTTTATAGGGGTGACAAAAAACTCCCGAAGGAAAATGCTCAATTTAATTTTACACCAGCAATGGTTAAAGAATTGAAAAAATGTAGAGATAACATAGTCCACTTCGCAGAAAATCATTTCACGATTGTAAATCTAGATAGAGGTAAAGAAACCATCGAACTTTATCCAGCCCAAAAAAGGGTTTTAAAGAGCTTGCAGAACAATAGGTTCGTCGTTTTATTGAGTTCTAGACAAGCCGGAAAATGTTTGAGAAGTGATTCAGAGATTAAAATAAGGAATAAGAAAACTGGTGAAATCGAATGTGTGAAACTGAAAAGTTTTGTTGATCTACTAAGTCTTAGGCAACCCTGATAGAGTTTGACAATTTCTGCTAACATGCTTAAATATAAGCATATGAAAACACGACTATGTAAAGTAACAGGGAAGCAATTGACTGAACATCAACATAAAACGTATGGCCTTTTCGCGGGTTCACTAGTTAAAAATTTATACCGAAAAAATAATAATGTAATAGAATATACTTTGAGAGAATTGATGAGATATCCATTTGTGGAAGAGTTGAATGCTTATTTTGAGTCTTGGAAAGCTGTATCGGTGGCTTTGTATAGATGTGGTAAAAACGCCGATAAAGAAACCATTTATAATAAATATTTTAAGCCCTTTTCTGAATGTTGCATAACAGAATGTAAAAACGATATACCCTTTGAATTTGTGCGATATAATGCATGTTGCATGACACATTATAATCAAAGTTGGAAAATAAGATCAGGGGGAACTAAGACAATCGATTACATATATAGATGCTTTGAATGCGATATGAAATATGCCAGTAAAGCTCACTTGACAATACATATTAACGAATCTCATGATAGTGATGAAAAATATTATTTGAAACACATAAACTCAGAAGCGGTAGGAAAATGCTTATGGTGTGAAGAAAATGTCAAATTTAATAATATATGGGAAGGATATGACAAATTTTGTTATAATAAAGATTGTAATGTGAGATATTACAATGAGAAAAATGGAAGACATTTATGTGGTAAAAAAATATCAGAGGGTCAAATAAAAAACCAAAATATGCCAAATCAAATAGGATATTGGACTAGACTAGGGGTTTCTTTCGACGAAGCGAAAAAGAAAGTTAGTGAGCGACAAAACACAAATTCAATTCCTAGTATCATGAAACAGACAGGATGCTCAGAAATAGAGGCCATAGAAAAAAGGAAAACAATCACTGAAAAATGGTTGAATTCTTTCCCAAAATTGAACTATTCATTAATTTCACAGGAACTTTTTTGGTATATTTATGAGGAAATAAAAGATGAATATAAAGAAGTATATTTCGCCACAATATTAAATGGAGAAAAGTCGAATAATGGTAAAAACAATGAATATAAAATAAGAACCAATCTCACAACACGATCATTGGATTTCTACATTAAAGAATTGAATAAAGTTATAGAATTTAATGGTGAATACTGGCACTCTCCGAGAAATATTAGAGGTAAATATACAATCGAAAGAGATGTGAAGAGAGATAAAGATTTAATTGATAGTATAGGATGTAAAATATATACTGTTAATGAATTCGATTATAAATTAAACAAGCAGAAAGTTTTAGAAGACTGCATTAATTTCATAAGGAATGGATAAGTTATACCTATATGGAAGCAGAAAAGTTTATATACTCTAAAAAAGTTGAAGATTATGAAGTATGGACAGATGAAGGGTGGGTGGACATTCAAGAAGTGCATAAAACAGTGCCGTTTGATGTTTGGAGGGTCGAGACTACAAATTTCTTTTTAGAGTGCGCTGATGAACATATAGTGATTGGAGAGGGTGGCATTGAGATATATGTCAAAGACTTAAAAGTAGGGGATGGTATAATAACGGAAAATGGAATTGAAAAAGTCAAGAGCGTGATTAAATTGGATTGTCCTCCTGAGAATATGTATGATTTGTCTATAGATTCAGAAAATCATACTTTTTATACGAATGGAATATTAAGTCATAATTCCACATTGGCTACTATTTTCGCATTATGGATTTGCTGTTTCTCTTCAGATCAAAGCATGTTGATAGTTGCGAACAAAGAAGACACAGCAATATCAATTTTTAGTAGAATAAGACTAGCATATGAATTACTTCCGAATTACCTAAAACCCGGAGTAAAAGAGTGGGGAAAAACAGGAATGGCGTTAGCTAATGGAAGTTCTATCAAAGTTAGCACTACATCATCCACAGCGGCTCGTGGTCAATCTATAAATTGTTTGTTCATAGATGAGGCTGCACATATAGAACCTCATTTGCTTGAAGATTTCTGGAAGTCTGTTATTCCTACTATATCATCTGGTAAAAAGTCTAAAATCTTCATGGTTAGCACACCTAATGGAATAGGAAACAAGTTCTACGAGATGTATAATGGTGCTGAAAAGGGAGATAATGGATGGAATAATGAAAGAATTGATTGGTGGGATGTTCCGGGAAGAAACGAGAAGTGGAAGAATGACATGGTTAACACTTTAGGATCGGAAGAGTCTTTTTCTCAAGAGTTTGGTAATGTATTTTTGGATTCCGCAACAGCCGCAGTAGGTTATGATGTTTTAGAGGCTTTTAAGGTTAATAAAAAAGCACCTATATGGAAGTCTGATGATGGTTCTTACAGAGTTTATGAAATGCCTAAGAAGGATAATTTATATGTTGTGGGTTGCGATGTTGGCGAAGGTGTAGGGAGGGCTTCATCTACAGCGCAGGTTTTGGATGTGACAGACTTATCTAATATAACTCAAGTTGCTGTTTATGGTTCAAACACGATAGAACCATATCATTTCGCAAATCGCTTAATCCATCTTTGCTCTTCTTGGGGTAATCCTCCATTGTTGATTGAAAGAAATAACTGTGGTGCTCAAACGCTGGATGCACTATCACATGAACTGAGTTACGAGAAATTGGTAAGTTATAGTAAATTGACTCAGACTGGAGAATATAAATCCACCAAAAATTTGGGTATTTTTAGCCATAACAATCTTAGGTTTAATGCTGTTAGCAATTTGAGATATTGGATCAATTTCTTACAAGTGGTTAAAATATACGATTCTCAAACAATATCTGAATTAGAGACTTTTATTAGATATCCAAATGGAACATATAGGAAAAAAGGGGAAAAATTTTTTGATGATTATGTCATGGGATTAGTTTGGGGATTGTTTACATTAGACCCTGATGTTTGTCAGCAATATTTTAACATAGAAGAGACAGACGAGCAACAGAAGCCTTTGAAGATAACTAGAGGTGAATATTTCCCTAATGATGAGAGTTTATATGAATTGAAAGATTTAATAGGTGGAAATGTGGTAATACCATCCAACGAAAAAGTTCAAAAGAAGCATGAACCTTTACTCGGTAATTTGGACATATACGGAGAAGACGATCTTAACATAGAGGATTTAATAGATTTAGGATATAATATATTCCGCCCATAAGGTTAAATATCATTAATGTCTAACCCTACTCAACAATCAGTTTTAAATAAAGCCAGTAAAGACAAGTTTATATTGGTTCTAGATTTGCCTAATGCTTTGAGAGGAGGGGTTTACACTCCCACTGTAACCCAAGGAACTTCACCAATCGAATTCGCAGTTTTCGGTTCTATCGTTCCAGATGTTATAATTCCTACAATAGCTGTTCCTTTTGCTGGACAAACATTAAATGTAACTAGTTATACTAGACCCAATTATGCTCCTTTAACGTTAAATTTTGTAGTGGATAACACGTTTCTCAATTATTGGATACTTTGGAATTGGTTAAATGTGTTGAATACTACTCATGGTAGCATATATGGCGGTGATAGTCCTACCTCTAAGATGGGATTGCCTGAATATCAAACAATATTTTCAATTTTTGCAGTTAATGAGTATAATCAAAGAGTCGCATCATGGACTTATTATAATGCCACAATAACAGGACTAGGAGGGATAACATATAACTACAGAGATAGCACATGGATTGAATCTAATGCGACTTTCCAATTCAATAAATTAGATTTTAAACTGATAAATCCAGCCATAACATAAAAAATTTACTGTTTTTGATAAATAATAATATAATATGAGAACAATTAATTCTCCCGGAGTTCAAATTACTGAAGTTGACTTATCACAAACGACTACACAAGTTGTCGGAACGAATATTTTCATCACAGGATTTGCTTCTCAGGGGCCAACAGACGAGGTAATATCAGTATCAACTTTATCAGAATTTGAGCAGATTTATGGAGTGCCTTCAACACCAGCAGAAAGATATTTTTACCATTCCGCTAAACAAGTTTTAAATTCAGCAGGTAATCTATACGTTACTAGAATGCCATATGGTTCTGCCGCCGGTGCCGATTTCTCTGACAAATATAGCGCACTATTTTACCCTGTAGCTTCATCTGCAAGCGGTTTCACTATTGGAAAACCTTCTCATTATTCACTAAACGAGAGTGAATTTGCTCAATTACAGCAGAATGATTTCACTTGGAGCGTAATTTCTTCGTCTGCACCTACACCAACTTGGGCTGGTAGCGTAATAAATGCAGGTATTGTTGTAATAAACGAAAGTCAGACCATCATAAATGAAAGATTTGAAGGATACTATGTCGGATTAGTAGACAACTCACAATTCGGCGCAAATTCAGATTTTAATTCTATTGTAACGGTTAATTCTATAACATCAAACTCGTATGGTGTGAATTGGTATAATCTGCCTACAACTAAATTAACAGTAAGTCTTTCTGGAACTGCAAATCAAAACAATAACAGTATTTCAGAAAACATAGAAAAAATACCACAATTTAATTTCGGTGATGTTTATTATTCTGACAGTTTAGTATTCACTTTATTCAAAATCCGCGCATCTATATATCAACCAGAATTGCTATCTGTAGGTCTTGCTGAATCATATATAGGGTCTTTAGATGCTTCTAAAAAGGCTGCATCTAATAGTGGTGGTGTTCAGACTTCGTTCTTCATTGAAGACGTTGTAAATGATAAATCTCCAAACGTTAAAATATTGGTAAATCCAAATATTTCTAAGAAAACATCTTGGGTGACTGCAAGTTCTGTAAATCCTTCGTATTACGTTAAGGTTGATTCGTCAACACATGGATTATTCGCTGGTGGGGTATTCAATAGCAACATCACCGAACAGACATCTAAAGTTATAGGTTCTGTTCCATCCAAACTTGAAAGAGCATTGTCATTAGTTGAAAATCCTGAAATTTATCCTTTGGATATTATAGCTGATTCTGGTCTTACAACAGTTTATGCTAACTGTTTATCAGGATCATACGACGATACAACATATTACAATCTTTCAACGCTTCAAAATCCTGAAGGAGACTATTCAGTATATTACAATAGATGGAGTTCTATCTATAACTTGTTCGAAAACTTTGCAGGAGTTCAGAGAAAAGACTGTATGGCTATTGTTGATCCTTTGAGACAGAATTTCATCAACGGAAAAAACACTAAAGTTACATCTGTTAACGCATACAATTTTTCTCAATACGTTTACACGCCGCTTAAAAACACATTTGGCAGTGCAAATAGCAATTATTGCGCTACTTATGCTAATTGGGTAAAAGCATACGACAAAACTAGCGATACGCAAGTTTGGTTGCCATTCTCTGGATTCGCCGCAGGAATATATGCAAATAGTGATAGAGCCACATATCCTTGGTTTGCTCCTGCTGGACTTACTAGAGGTGTTGTGACAGGAATCACAGACTTGGCATTCAATCCAACTCAAAAACAGAGAGATTTCCTATATACTATATCCATAAACCCTGTTGTGTTCTTCCCAAGTGATGGATACATAGTATATGGTCAGAAAACTCTACAAAAGAAACCATCTGCTTTCGACAGAGTGAACGTTAGAAGACTGTTCTTAACATTAGAAAAAGCTACAATGCAGAATTTGAAATATTTTGTGTTCGAACCTAACACAGTGTTTACCAGAGCTAGGTTGGTGAATTCATTAACACCTATTTTCGAGAGAGCTAAAAACACTGAAGGTGTTTATGATTACTTGATTGTGTGTGATGAAAGAAACAACACACCTGACACTATTGATGCCAACGAATTGAACGTAGATATTTACATTAAAGCAGTTCGTTCAGCAGAATTCATATTGGTGAACTTCATAGCAACAAGAACATCAGCTAATTTTGCAGAATTAATAGGATAATCTAAAAATTAACAATAAATAATAATATGCCAGATCAACCACCAATTACAAGTTTTTATGATAAAGTTCAAAGATTAGACTTTGCGAGACTGTTTCAATTTAGATTGATTCAATTCTTCGACGATAGATTTTCAGACGACCTAATATATGTAGAAGCTGCAACACTTCCCGGACGTGCTATAAATAATGTTCAAGTTCCTTTTATGGGATTACAATTCAATGTTCCCGGAACTGCAAATTATCCCGGCTCTGCTTCATATCCAGTTACATTTAGATGCGATGCTAGTTATAATTTGAGAGATAGACTGGAAAGTAAACTGTTTGACACATTTAATGATGATGATAGCACAGGAAACTATTCGATTGGCTTTGGCGAGCGCACTAGTGCTATGGCTGATGAAAACCAGAACACGATACATCTACAATTAGTAAATTCCAAAATGGAAGGCATAAGGAATTATAAATTGATTGGAGCGTATTTACAATCTCTTCAAGATTTTGCTTATGACATTAAAGATGGTGGCTCTATTGTTACTATTGGAGCAACTATAGCATATCAATATTGGAGATGCCCCGAATTAGGTAATTCTATAGGATAACAATTAAAATCACGGATTGATGCTATAAATAATAATATGGCATTAGAAACAACAGATAAATCATTTATAGGGCAAATACCCTTTTTCCTATCTGAGATTTTAGGAAATCCAGCAAGTTCATTACCTAAAGGTGCTCAATGGGTTGTTGAATTTGAAAAATTTCCTGCTGTTATAAAAAAGATAGCGGAATTTGAAAACGCAAGATGGAATAATACTGCTGCATTTGACGCTATAACAACAGCCCCCATACAAAAAACAAAAGGGTGTTTGTTAGCACACGCAGTATCAGTTCCGGGAGATTCTTTTGCAACTACTAATGAAGGAACACAATATGGAGGATTGTTAAGACCCACAATTAACAGCGGAGGAAGAAATTCGGAGAATCTGAGAATTAGTTTTATCGACACTAATGTTAGTTTCGTGGAAAACGTTATAAGACCGTGGGTTATCGTCACTGCACATTTGGGAATGATAGCTTATCCTGAAGATTCTGAAAATCAATATAGAACTAATGTAACATTTTACCAAATTGGTGTCACCGATCCCTACGAACCTCCATACGTAAGACATAAAATTACATACTATGGCGTTTGTCCAATAAATGTTGGAAGCGAAGAATACAACTATGGTGCTACTACAGCCCCACAAATAAGACAAGTCGAGTTTGCGTATAATTATTATACTATAGATTCTAACCGAGGAAATACAATTAACGTAATTGAAGCGGGTAAGAATTTAGTAATAAAAGTGGGAACTATTGCTAATGAAGTAGGAAATGCTGCTGGTAAACTGTTAAATGGCTTATTTGGCAAAAAATAACCTAGACAATAAAAATGAATAGTTTTTTTAATGTTTTAGATGTATTTGGAAAGGAAGTTCGGATAAAAGAACTTCTATTAAAAGATTATAGAACCATCTTAAAGTGTTTGTTGGGTGACACACCAAACGTGAAAAACCTATTTGAGAATATTGATATAATAATGGAGAAATACAGCAGTTTGCATTTATATGAGATAGAAGAATTAGATTTCATAGATTATTTGATTATATTAGCCAAAATTAGAAATATAAGTTTGAGTGGTGTTTTGAAATTACGAATGGACGATGAAGGAAAAATAGCAACTTTACATCTATCATTGTCTGATGTGATACAAACGTTCTATGACATAAAAAAAGATTTTCTAAAAAGTGAAAAAAACAATTTCGGAAAATATGAAATAGTATACAGATTGCCTACATTATCAGAGTTGGAGTCATGTCAATATGATGATCGTTTCGAGTTAGATGCTACAATATTCATAGACAAAATATATCACAATTCTGAAAATATTTGTGTAATACAAAAGAATCTTCCGATCAATGATAGAAATGAATTGTTTAACAGATTGCCAGCAAAATATTCCTTAAAGGTTGTAAAGGATATAAAAGCATTGGATGACAAATTGAAGAAAATAAACCTGATAAACCTTTTAAATCATCCTGATATTGGAGAAAAATGTATTCTTCCATTCGACTTTAATATACGTAACATTACATTTTTAATTAAAATGTTGTTTTCTGATGATTTGATGTCTATGTATGAGAGTTTTTACACAATGTCTGAAAAAATGTCTCCAGAATATTTAGATAATTGCACTCCCGGCGAATTTGGGATGTTTATAAAAATATACGAATCCAAGCTTAAACAGCAGAATAGTAATCCACAAAATGTTAATAATATAGAACCTTCCCCTATGAATAATTTTGAACAAACAGTTGAAAATAGTGAATTCACACCTTAATTAATACCATGACACAGAAAAACCCTACATATCTTAATACAGTATTAAAAACACTGGACGATATCAACAAAGATATTACATTCTCCTTTTCAGTCCCATCTTCGGACAAAGAATACTCGTCTAAAATTTTAAATACTGATCAATTGAAGAGACTTTTCAAGAGCATTATAGAATCTCCATCACAAACCTCTCTTTTTACTCAAACATTTAACTCTATAATGGAGGAAAATATTTTGAATGAGGATGTTAGCAACTTTACAATCTTAGATAAATTGGTGTATTTTATAAAGTTGAGAATTAACAGCATATCAAATATTTATACTATTGATCTATCGGAGAATTCCAAGGTTATCGATGATTCTTATGGTTATGATTTGAATTATCATGTAGAAAATGTTTTGAACAAGGTAGAATCTCCTAAAGAACTGGAAATATCTGAAATATCTCCGTATAAAGTGATTTGTTGCTTGCCTAATATAAAAGTGGAGAACACTTTAGAGAATGAACTTCATAAAAACTTAGATGTGGAGATTAAAACACCAGAAGAACTTAGACAGCTTGTAGGTGATACTTTCATAAATGAGATTACTAAATATGTTAAGAGTATATCATTAAGTGCTGAAAACATAGACTTTAACGCTTTAGATTTTAAATCTAGAATTACGATAGTATCTAAACTTCCATCTACTATAATAAACAAAATCTTGAAGTATATGGAAGCATATAAGACAATATCAGAAAAGATAACAACTTGCAATTTTACGTGTTACGATTCAGAAGGTAAGGTTGTTAAACTAGAAGAAAAGATACCATTCGATACGACATTCTTTAACGAATAGCTATTAAACTAGGTTTCTACCATAAATAATACATAATACTATTATATGGCTGATTCTGTTCCACTTGATGTGTCAAAATATCTACCTCCTTCATTTTTTGAAGGGTTGGCTGATAGTTTCATGCAAAATTTGTCTAATTCCATAGGGAAGAAGATATTAGCTATAAAAGCATCTACTGGTTCTAAAGATAAATCTGAAACATTGGCAGATGGTATTAAGGGTTTATCCAAAGATTCCACAGCTAAAGGAATGTTAAAAACTCTTTTAGAGGATATAGGATTAACATCTAAAGATAAAGGCGAAAAAGAAGATAAGAAAGAACCAGATAACAAGGAGTTATTGTCATATGTCGGACAATTTTTTGCGTCTAATAAGACTAAAGACGGGGAGAAAAAAACTCTAGAGGAAGAAAATAAACCAGCATTGACTATAATTGATGGGTTATCTCCAAATGCTCAAAAGGTGTTGCATAAAATAATAGGGGAAAGCGTAACAAAAAGAAAAGATAAAACGGAAAAGGACGAAGAACCTAAAAAGGGGTCTTCAATTTTCGGTAAGATGTTCGGAGGATTGGCTTTATTGGCAGGAGGTTTATTTGCATTGTATGAGGGTCTGAAGGATGATGGCCCGTTTAAGGGATTATTGAAACTTGTTGGGAGAGTTGGACTTAGGGGTGCAGAAATGTTGTTTAAAAGTATTGGCAAAGTTGTAACAAAGGGGCTAAAGATGTTTTCTAGTGGTATACTTTCAGGAATTAAAAGTTTTTTCGGTTTTTCTGCGAAGGCTGGCGCAGAAGTATTAGGTAAGGAAGGAGGTGGAAGATTATTGAAAATGTTTTCTGGTATTAAATCATGGTTGGGTAAAATGTTTGCTAAAATAGGGCTGAAAATTCCCGGTATTGGAGCCATTATAGGCATTGGATTTGCAGTGAGCAGATTCATGAAAGGAGATATTGTTGGTGGGGTAATAGACTTGTTATCGGGGATGGCTTCGTGTATTAACTTTGTATTACCCGGAATGGGATTTGCTATAAGTTTGGGATTAGATGCACTTAATGCATTTTTAGATTATAAAGCTGGAGGAACACCCGATGCAGGAGGGCAAAGCAAAGGCTCCATGATTTGGGGATGGATTAAAGATGCTGGAAAATGGATGGGTAAAAAGTTCGGTGATGTGATAGTCGCATTGCCAGTGATAGGCCCACTGATTAGATCAATTGGAGAGTTCTCACAAGGAAACTTTTTAAAAGGTTTAAAGCAGATGGCTTATATATTCCCACCTTTTGAGCTTGTAGGTGCTTTATTGGGCGATGAAGACGTTCCTGCTACTAAAGGTGTTCAAGGTGCTCTTGGAAGCGTTTGGGGACTAATTAAATCTCTAGGTGAATGGGCAAGTGAAAGGTTCGGTGATACTATTGTCCAATTGCCAGTTATTGGGCCATTGGTTAGATCGATTGGAGAATTCTCTCAGGGAAACTTTTTAAAGGGGTTGAAGCAGATGGCTTATATATTCCCACCTTTTGAGCTTGTAGGTGCTTTATTGGGCGATGAAGACGTTCCTGCTACTAAAGGTGTTCAAGGTGCTCTTGGAAGCGTTTGGGGACTAATTAAATC